CAGCAACAACTTCAGCCCCAACAAGGCTACCAACAGCAACAACTTCAGCCCCAACAAGGCTACCAACAGCAACAACTTCAGCCCCAACAAGCGTATGCACCAACGCCCAACGCACCGGCACCGAGCCCATACGGGGCATCCCCCCTGACAGCCCCGGTGGGACAGACCCCAGGTCAGCCGGTCGCTCCCCTGCAACCGGCCCCTGGGGGCGCCTACCAACAGCAACCACAGCCCACGTACACACCTGGGCAGCTGCAGCAGTTACAGGACCAGATGCGGGGCTGACCCCTCTGACTACTCATGCCCGCGAAGAAAACACGAAAAAAAGCCGTAACGGCGGACCCAAAATCCTCCCCGCCAAAAGCCAAGCCTAAGGCCGTTCCCAAAACGACCAAGGCGAAAAAGCCGGTGCAGGGTGTTTATTCCTTCGACGACTTCAAGACGGCGATTGTAGGGCAGAGCGAGAAGAAGCTGGAGAAGCGTGATTTCAACCCAGTGGAGGTGCTCACCTTCTCCGACGAGAATGTGATCGGGCACAGCGCCGGTACGATCTCGTCCCGTTCTCTTGCCCTCGACAAGGCTACAGGCATAGGCGGTTGGCCTCGGGGACGTATCGTTGAGATCAGTGGTGAGGAGTCCGTAGGCAAAACCACCGTGGTTGCCCACGCGGTTGCGCAGGTACAAGCGATGGGGGGCGTTGCCCAGGTCGTGGACGTCGAGCACAAGTGGGACCTTCCATACATCAAACGTATTGGCGTGGATCCCGAAAAGCTCGTCGTCATTCAGCCTGAGAGGCACACCTTTGAGGCTGTCATCGACGCTATGGAGCGCGGACTAGATCATTGGATCTCTCGGGGGCTGAATAACATTCCCCTCGTTGTGGTCTGGGACAGCGTGGGGCAGACCCCGACACAGAGCGAGTTCGACAAGGGCACCGACGAGGCCCAGGCCCCAGGGAAGGCCGCCAAGCTGATCAAAGGGGCAATGCGCACGCTCCCTGAGAGGCTCGCTAGGGCCAATGCTTTGCTTCTGGCAGTGAACCAAGTCTACACGAAAATAGTCACGGGGTTCGCTGCTAAGTTCCAGAAGGGTGAAAAGAAGATCACCTACGGCGGCCTAGCGTTGAGGTTTGCCTCCACCCTTCGTATCGAGCTCGTGCGCACCGGCTCGATCAAGCTTTCTGATGGCACCTTTGTTGGCATTGAAGTCTTGGCGAAGTTCAACAAGAACAACGTGGGCACCCCGTGGCTCAACGAGAAATTCGCGATTACGTGGGGCACGGGCATCGACAATGTTGTTTCTCTGTTTTGGAAACTGTCGGAACACAGTTACATCACTTCGGGCGGTGGTTGGTACACGTTCGCCACGACGGAAGGGCACAAAGTGCGCTTTCAACAAGGCTTCATCGGTTTCGGTCAAAAACTGCATGAAGATCCCGCTCTAAATGACCTCGCTATCCGCATCTACAACGCTTTACCCTAAAGGACACTCCACCATGACCCGCCACCGACTTCTGCGTTATTTTGCGTACAAACAATTGCCCGACCACCTGCAACCGCGCAGCAAGCCGTTTGCTGATCTCGCTGAGCACATTGCTGGTTCAGAATCGGTTGACCGCGCGGAACAAACCGTTGCGCTGCGCAAACTTCTGGAGGCGAAAGACTGCTTTGTGCGGTCCCATATTCCAGACGCTGAGGAGGGCTAAGGTTGCCCATCTACACGTTCACCTGCGCCACCGGCCACACACAGGAAGTGCTCTGTAGACACAACGAGAAAGACACCCTCGTTGAGTCCTGCAAAGAGTGTGGTGAGCTGTCCAGACACGTCGGAGCTCCTGAGCTGATCCAGACGCGCGACTTCTCTAAAGGCAAATACCGAATGCACGCTATTGGTGCGGATGGATCCAAGCACCGCGTGAACAACGTCCGCACTTCAGCGAAGCGCAGCGATTCGTGAGCTACCTCCTCGCCGCAGATCTACACCTCAAACCTGAAACGGCCGACATCGTTTTTGAGGTGCTGGACGTCTATCTGCAGAAGGCCGAGGAGTACAACGTGCAAACGCTGGTGCTCCTCGGTGACGTCTACGATTTGAGATACACGGTGCCGATCGCACTTCAAAATCGTGTCCTCGACTGGGTTGAGCGAGCACGACAAAGCTTCGAGCTGGTGATCCTTCCCGGCAACCACGATCAGGACGACGTTGCGGGCCGTCATGCGCTGGAGGTGTTCCGAGCACACGCACAGATCATGACGGATCCGGCGTGGAACGAGCACGGCCTTTGGCTGCCTTTTCGTCGCAACATTTCCGAGATCATTGAGGTGGTCCAGACACAACCACGTCCAGACAGCAGCCCTAACGTGGCGTGGCTCCATCATGGAATTCAAGGTGCCATGATGAATACCAACGTTGTCGCGGGCGAACTTGACGGTATCCCCCCTGCGGTGTTTTCGGGCTTTGACACCGTGTTTGCGGGACATTGGCACCGCCACCAGGAGGTAGCTAACGTGGTGTACGTCGGCAGCCCTTGGCAGACGCGCGCCGACGAGGCCGGCCAGGAAAAGGGGTTCATCTGGATAGATGATGACGGCTGGGAGCACGTGCCCATCAGGGTTGGGCGTAGACACCACCGCGTCCAGATGACCAAAGGGTCCCCAAACCCTGAACTCGCAGAGGCTTCTCCCGGCGACCGCGTACACCTCACCCTCGATCCCGAGCTAGACCCCGTCGAGGCTGTGAAGCAGGTGAAAGCGCTGACTGGCGCTGAGGTGTTTGTCGACCCTCCTAAGCAATCTTACGGAGCGGACCGGCTGGGCCTCGGCACGTCAGCCTCCGCAGCAGAGACGGCCCGCGCCTACGCCCTCACGCATGCGGGGGAGCTCGACTCGGCTGGACTTCTGGAAGCGCTCGCAGAAGTGACGCACGCATGAGCGCCTTCCTCGACGTCACAGTTCAGAACTACGGCAGTTTCTGTGGCCCGCACCCCCCCTTTCGTCTGGAATCTCGGGGACTGTGCTTAATTCTGGGTGACAACAAAGACGATCCCAAGATGAATTCCAACGGCTCGGGCAAAAGCATGATCCCTGATGCAGTGGATTGGTGCCTCACGGGCGTTGTCCCTCGGGGGGACGTCGCAGATTCCGTCATCAACGAGAAAACCAACCGGGACACGAAAGTCACGGTGCGCGTGCGTAAAGATGACGGGGTGATCCTCACGATCACCCGCTGCCGGAAGGTGAAGGGTGAGAAGGACGGGCTCCGCTTCTGGGTGGGTGACGAGGAGCTGACCACCCACGACACCGCAGAAACTCAGCGGCGGCTGGAAACCCAGCTGGGCATGGATCGATCGGTGTTCCATAGTGCTGTCCTCTTCGCGCAGTTCGACGAATGGAAATTCGCTGACGCTACTGACGTGCAGCGCAAAGCCTTGTTGTCTAAAATAATACCCGAGCTGGCTGTCGTCGACGAGTGGTTGTGCGCGGCAAAGTTGCGGCTGGCTGAGGCGACGGAACAAGCTGAAGCGCTGCAACTGCGTGTGGTAACCAAAAAGGGCGAGCTCGACCTGCTACCAGGATCTGACCCACGCCCTCTCGCTTCCGAGTGGGACGCACAGCATGCAGCTGATCTGTCTTCCAAAATAACCGAGTACCAACAAGGCTTACAGGCTCTCGCAGCAGAGCTGCAGGTATGCCCCGCGCTGCCTGTGCCTCCACCGCCGCAACCGGCCGCAGAGCTCGCCCGAGTGAATTCTGATCTCGCTGAAGCCAACGATTGGGTGAACACCCGCCTCCTTGAGGTGGGCGCCGCCAATTCCACCATAGGGACGTTACAACAGGCAGCCCAAACCGCGGCAGCGTCTGGAACCTGCCCAACGTGCGGACAGCCCGTTACCCCGGATCACCCACCAGACCCCCAGGTCTACCTCGACGCAGAGGGCATCGCTGATCTTGCCCGGCACCGACTGGTCGAGGCACAGGCCACCACCGCACAAATAGCGACCCACAAAGCCGACCTTGATTCGGATTTCTTCGCACGCACGCAGCAGCACCAGGAGCAGCTACGCTCCCTCGCGGCACAGAACGATAGGCACGCAAGGCTGAATTCACGCTACGCCGAAGTGCAGCGCGACCTCAACGCGTACCAGACAGCACAGCAACAGCCCCCACAAGTGAACCCCTACCAACCGCGCATTGACGCTTGGCTGAACAAGTACCAAGAGCTCAGCGCCGAAGTGGATGGGGCCCAGCACGAACTCGCGCATCTGGACGACCAGATCCCGTATTACAAATTCTGGGTGGAGGCGTTTGGCCCGCGGGGCATCAAAAGCCACATTCTGGACAGCCGGCTGCAGGAGATGACCGACGAGGCCAACCGTTGGGTGTCGTTGCTGACTGGAGGCACGATCTGGGTGCGATTCGAAACCCAGACCAAAACAGGCAAAGGAAAGTCCGAAAAGCTCGTCGACAAATTTGCCGTGCGGGTGTTTAGGCACAATCCAGACGGCACCCAAATCGGCCGCAATTATCGATCTTGGTGCGGCGGGGAAAAAGCACGCGTAGGGTCAGGGATTGATTTTGGGCTGGCCCGCCTCGTTGCCAACCGGGCAGAGCAAAGCTACGACATGCTCTTTCTGGATGAGATCTTCGGTAAACATCTGGACCAGTCTGGCAAGGAGGCTGTGGCTGAGATGCTGCAAGCCTTGTCCGCAGAGAAGAGCTCCATCTTCGTCATCGACCACGATCCCCGTTTCCAAGGCACGTTTGCGGAAACAATTGTTGTCCAGAAGCACAACGGTGAATCCAGAATTTTAGAGGCACAAGCATGAGCTCAACGCAGAAACGAAAAGCACGACGACACATCGCCAAGGAGCACACCTTTTGGCGCGTGGTTCCGATGGAGATCGCACAAGCCGACCAACAAGATGGGCTGGGTCCGACGGTGAAGGAGACTTTGATTCAGGACCACCCGAAGTCTGAGATCATCGATACCCCGTTTAAGGACTGTCTTGTCGTGGCCGTCCCGCCGACGACGAGCTACGACATGGCCCGCAGCATCGAGCAGCGCATGATGGACTCGCTGGGCAAGCCAGTGATCGTCATGACCAACAACCTCGTGCTTTGTCGCGTCGAGGGCCCCCTCTCAAAAGAGGAGATCACCGCTGCATTCAAGGGAGTGGAAAATGCAGACCCCGAGAAACTGGCAGCCGCCCTCGTCAACCGTGCAGTCACCGCGAACGCGGACTCGGCCCGCGAAGCGAGTGGTGAAGAGGGCAGTGACGATCCACCGAGTGATTTCCCAGAAATCCAAAGCGAGGAAGAAGACGACGCCGTCACCGACCCTGCCCGCCCCCCGCTCACCATCGCCCCCAGTCGCGAAGACGCCGAAACCAGCGAAGGGTAGGCAACTTGTCCCGCGCACGCGCGCCAGCGGCCAATGGACCGAGGCCAGGTTTGTGTCCTTTATCAAAGGTGGGCTACGTCAGATGTCCATGCGTTGGGCCCCGATCGCAGACGCACGCCGTGCTGCCAAGGTGTCCCGGGGGATGTACCGCTGCTCTGTCTGCAGCAAGGTGGTGCCCTCGTCGATACCGACACCCCCGGGGCACAAGTCTAAGAAAAAGAGAATCAACAACGTCATCGTCGACCACACCCTCCCGATCATAGACCCAGCCATCGGCTTTGTGTCTTGGGACCTCGTCATCGCGGCCATGTTTTGTGAGGTCGAAAACCTACAGGTGATGTGCCGCAGCTGTTCCGATGTGAAAACAACTGGCGAACGTGAAATCGCCACCGCAAGAAGAACAAAGGAAAAACAACATGCGCATTGAAGTTGGTGTGCATCAGCTAGCTAACCTAATCAAGGTCTATGACGGAGACGGACATAGAGTGTCGATGGTAACGTCGATCGACGACGTTACCCATGAAGTTACCCAAGTCAAATTCCACCCGAATGGGACGATAAAGCGTTCCTACGTCGTGGCGGGCCACATGGCGCCTGCTAGGCTTACGCGAGTGGTCACGGGGTGGACCTACACCGTCGACGACGGCCCTCACCTCCCCCTCTGAAAGCGCCCATGATCATTCTACTCAACCAAGACTCCATCCGCTTTGAAACGCTGAACGCGTGCCGCACCCGCATCGCTATGTCGCTTGGGCTGAAGGAGGAATGGGTGGAACTCAAACTTGTGCACAACAAAGAGGGGCACCTTGTCCCTGAGATCAACTTTCATGTCCCGACAAGTCTTGGCCCTGGCGATCAGCGGGGCAAGTATTTCAAAGAGTCTCACAATTGGATTCGCGAGCACGTCGGGCAGTTGATCATGATTGCGATGCGTGAGTACCGAAAGCGGTGCGAAGGTGCAGGCTGCATCTGATGGCGACCAAAAAACGTGCAAAGAAGGTGATGACGACGCCCGCCCCTAAAAAGCGTCCGCCACCTAAGAAAAGATCCAAACCCAAAGTCAAAACACGCAAGGCAGTGGTCATGGCCCCCGAGGTGGTCAAGGTGGAGATCCCCACCGACGCCAACGGTAGCCAGAATTGGTTGAGGTATGCCGCTGGCCTCCAGTACACCACCGATTTGAATGGCCGCAGCGTGCGCGCATTGTGTGAGGACCCGATGTTCGCCTCGGTTCCGTTGTCGACGATGGAAAAATGGAGCCTCAAAGATAACTGGAGCCCACGACGTCGCGAACTCCTTGATCGCTGGCGTGCCCAGATAGAAGCCCGGGTAGGCGATCGGCTCATTCAACACAAAATGCTCCTCGTCGACCAGATGGAAAAAATCCAGACGCAGCTGTTCAAGCGGTTGATGCCCTTAGATCACGACTGGGAAGCCGGGGACATCGTCAATTATCCCGGCAAGCTCATTGAGCCTGTCGAGATTTGTAAAGTCTGCGGACTCACCCGCATGCAGCACCTCGATCCTTTTTTGGGCGTGTCAGGAGACAAAGCGGTCGACGCGCTCCTCAAGCTGATCAAGGTTCGCGAGGAGATGGCCGAGGCGATCATGCACGTCACGACGAAGCCGGGTTATGGGATGGGGGCCGCTGCCGGCCTGACTCCGCAAGTGGGTCTGGACAAACCCAAGCTTTCTACCGACGAGGTACGCAGCGCTGCTATGGCGATTCTCAAGCGACGACGACAAAAAACTTTAGGGGGAGACGATGCTGCTACGTGACGCTTTGCTTCGCGCTGCGAAATTTGCGGCGAAGGAAGCTAAGGATCAAGCCATCCGCGCGATACACTGCGTCCATTGCGTGCCCCCCGCGGACTTTCAGCAGGATGCCGCGGGGGGCTGGTGGCCCACGTTTCCAGGATATGTGACCGCCACAGACGGCGACACGGGCGTGATGATCACCATCGACCCTTTCGAGGTCGTGCCTGATCTCACCATGCGGGCAACCTCCTTGGCGATCGCGTTCAAGGGCACCAAGAAAACCACGCGCTTTGAAATCAAAACAACCGGCCCCAGCACAGCACGGATCGATTTCCAATCAGGGAACAAATTTGTGGTTCCGTGCACACATGGATCAGAATTCCCGCCGTTGCCTGAGGCGCCACCTGAGCTCCACCGCTTTGAAGGGTGGCCGCATATCAAGGCCGTGCTCCACGCCGCGCAGAAGGACACCAAGGACGGGCACGAGCGCCCCGCACTGCAAGGTGTGCACTTCCACCCCAAGTGGACCGAGGCCAGCGATCAGTACCGCGTAGCCCGCACGTCGCTAGCGCTCACGCACGAGCCCCGGTTGGTTCCCGCACGCATTTTCGCGCAATGGCCCGCCCGCAAAAATGACGCGCTCGGGTGCGCGGTGGGATGGCACGGCGAGCACGCTTTTTTCTGGGCTGGAGGCGAACTCCGTTTCACCAAATGTCTGGACGCAAGTACGTATTTTGACCTGTCTGCCATGCTCCCAGACAAGCACCTCGGCCACCGTTCTATCGTCGACAAAATGGCGTTCAAACAAGCTGTGAAGCACGCACAAACGTCTACCGTTTCGCAGCAAGTGGAACTCCGCTTTGGCGATGCTGCCCTCAGTATCCAAGGCATTGAGGCTGACGGGGAGGTCAAGTTTGCCCAGACGCTCCCCTTCCCAGCTGCCCCCAGCACTGACATCGTCATCGCGCGCTACCGTGGCAAACTCCTCTGGGACGCGCTGCACAATATCGCGGATGACCTAGTCAACGTGTGCTATTCCACCTCCACGGACCCCATTCGTCTGGAAGCGGACAGGTTCGTGGAGGCGGTCTGGCCCCTCATCAAAGTGGAGGCACCCAAGTGACGTACAAACTTCTCAGCCCCAAAATCGAATACGTGCGCGCAGCCTTGGTGCGCCACAAACGCACGCTGCCTTTGTCGGGCGTTGTGCAGCATTACACGGGCGGCGGCTCAGGCCGAAGCCTTGTTCGCTGGGTTGCGGGCAAATCTGTCTGGAAGGGTAAGCTGGTCCCACCGGCCAAATACTTCGCGCATTTCACAATCTACCGGAATGGTCACACCGTCCAGCAGGCTGACCTCGACGAGGTGTGTTACCACGCAGCGGGCCTCAATTCAGGGCGCTGGCCCCTGATGGACCCCAAGGCGGAAATCAACGAATTCACAGTTGGCATCGAGAACAGCAATTACGGGTGGCTGATCCGAGACGAAAAAACCAAGTCATTCTTTGTCCCGAAGAAGTCAGGGCAAGGCTGGATCAAAGGCAGGCCCTACCCGGCCGATCTCCCCGCACCCCAGAGCCATATAGGCGACGACGGGCACACTCGATGGTGGGAACCGTTCACCGAGGAGCTGATCGAATCAAACATCTTTCTGGTCAGGCTTATGGTGCAGGACACGCCAGCGATCACCGCCGGCCGCATCCTTGATCACAGCTTCTTGAGCCCGGGACGGAAGCAGGACCCTGGTCCGTTATTCCCGGGAGATCGTATCAAAGCGGCGGCGTTCCGACGACCAATTGTTCCGGGTATGGATGTGGGGGCTGTCGACGACGACGCCCTAGAGTTGTTCAGCCGTCGAGATCAATCATTCGATGGGCAATGCCTCCTCCCTCCCGAATAAAAAACACAGACAAAACACTTGACGGCAATATGCCCGGCGTCTATGCTGCGAGCAACCCACCCACAACGGGTGAAAAGGGAGAACAAATGGAAAATCTCAAAGCGTCTCGCATCTACATTCAGCTTCACAATCTGCCCACGCTGCGGCTGCAGCCGCACAAGGACGATGACGGCTACATCGTCGCCAAATGCAAAAACCCTGAAGCTATCGACATGGTTCTACGTGCTACCCTGCTCGCAGCCGGGCACAGCGAGGACACAGTTTCAGGGAAAATCATGACGCTCGTTAACGAGCGGTTCCAGGGTCACAAGTACGCGATCGCGGTCATCAGCCGAGGCACCGCTGCTGACATCGCGGAATGGGCGTCTGAGGGGTTGACCGCTCCTCCCCCGACCCCTGAGGTGGCTCAGGAGCCTCTGGCTGGCTACGACGGCGATGACGAGGATGACCTCGACGTCTAAGTCGGCGGAACTACTTTCGAAAGAGGCACCCTTCGCGGTGCCTCTTTTATTTTTTGGAAATTAAGGCGACGAGTTTGTTGTCTTAGATCAGGAGGTGAGCCCGATGGCTACACGCACGACGAAAAAGAAAGCCGCAGCCAAGAAGAAAGTGGCCACCACAAAGGCCACCACCACGCGCAAGAAGCGCGCAGCAGCCAAGAAGGATCCACCCACCCCCGAAGAGATCCGGCTCACCCCCGCAGGACAAGCTGAAAGTTCCATACTTTCAGTAATGACCACGACGTGCGCACACCGGGGGCTGTCCTTAGGTGAGGCAGAGATGACCGTGGGAGCCATCGCCGTCGACGCCGCCAAAATCCTGGAAGGTCTGGAAGAAAAGGGTCTCATCATGCGCACGGGCGCAGGCTTGTTCGCCGCCTCCCGCGACGCGTCTGGAGAGTGGTGCTGCCAATCTGGAAAGTCTGCCGTTGTCCAGACAGCCCCACCTCCGCCCCCTCCCGAACCGGGCGCCCCGGTTCAACAAGAGCTCGACGTTGCTACCAACGACGATGACGATAAACCCGAACCCCCTGAAGACGAGGCAGAGGCGCTTTTGAACGCCGATGATCTTCCCTTCTGGACGGAAGAACAAATGGACCAACAAGCCCTCGCCGAACTCCAAAAAATCACCAGCCTCCTTGAGCAGCTGTTGCTGAGTAACCAAGCCCCACCACAACCTGCCGCCCCCAACGCCGCCGCGACACCACCACCGCCCACCCCAGGCTATGCAGGCGTACCGGGCCCGGCACCTGGAGGACCACCACTAGCCCCAATGTCGACCCCTCCTCCCCAGCAGCAAATGCCCATGTCGGCCCCCCCGCCGCAACAGATGCAGCCACCGCCACCGCCGCAGCAGCAAATGCCTCCACAACAGCTGCAACAGCCCCCCCAACAGATGCAGCCGCAGCAGATGCCGATGTCGTCCCCACCCCCGCAACAGCAGATGCCCCCAGGTTATCCTCCGCCTAATGGATTTGTCCCACAGCAATAGCGCACGACAAATGTCTTGACAGAGCGGGCAATATGCCTTACCATGCTTTCAGACACAAAAGGAGGGCCACGTGCCTGCAATCGATCTGAAAGACAAGTTCATGGGGTGCATTTTGGGGTCCGCCATAGGGGATGCGTTGGGTTATACCGTCGAGTTCTCGTCCATGGCGGACATACACAAACGCTTTGGCTCTGCCGGTATCCAGACGCTGCAACTACGCGAGATCGACGGAGAAAACTGCGCAATCTACAGCGACGACACGCAGATGGCCCGCGCGGTGGCCGAGGGCCTGATCCGAGCTGGCAAGGTGGGTACGGTGAATGACGCCGCCTCTGAAGTCGCTGAGGAGTTCATTGCTTGGTACAAAAGCCCAGACAATAATCGGGCTCCAGGCGGCGCGTGCATGTCAGGGTGCACTAAGCTCGACGAGGGCCAGCTTCCCTGGTGGGAGTGCGGCGGACCCAACACCAACGACGGTGCGGGTGGCTGCGGTAGCGTCATGCGTGCGCACCCTTACGGGCTGTTCTACTTTGACGATCGTGCGCGCGCGATCAAGGTGGCAGCGGAGCACAGCCGGTTGACCCACGGCGCCCCGTTGGCGATGGCTGCGAGTGCCGCTCTGGCCGCTGGCGTCTGGTCAGCTTTACGCAACTACGATCCCGCACGCATCGCCTCCAGCATGCAAGACGCCGCTTACCGTTACGACCAAGGCACCGGGGACATGCTCGTGATCGCCGAAGCGTCTGCTCAGGACGGCAAGATCACCACAGCCGCTATGCTGGACCAATGGCGCGGATGGGCCGGGCACGAAGCCGTGGCGGCTGCGCTCTTTGTGTTTCTCCGCTACGTCAAAGTGGGTGGGCACACAGCCGTGGTCCGCATGGGGGCCAATTCTCCCGGAGACAGCGATAGCATTGCCGCCATCGCTGGTGCACTCGCAGGAGCGTACGTGGGCTATGGGGAGATCCGCCTCGACTGGGTCATTGCCGTGGAGAAGACTGAGGAGCTACAACACTTGGCTTGCAGACTCATGCGCGCCGCGTCTGCAGCCCGCCAGCTTTACCTTATGAAAGGGGACACACATGCCGCTCCGTATCCAGACAGCTGAAACCCCTACCCCTGAGATCATGAAGTGTCCAAACTGCGACGAGGAGGCCTTACGCCGTCTCACTCAGAATTCTTGGTGTTGCACGGTGTGCGGCTACAGTGAGGAGCGGTGATGCGCCCATTGACCAAATACGTCGGAGGGAAAACCCGGTTGGCCCCCGACATTGCGGAGCATGTCCCTCTCGTCGTGACCGAATATCACGAGCCGTTTGCAGGGGGCGCCGCGCTCTTCTGCGAGCTGGTCAACGCTGGAGATCTGGACACGTGCCAACGCGTGTCGCTGGGGGACATCAACCCTCACCTGATGTCCCTCTACCAAATGGTGCAGGACCCCCGGGGGGTGCAGAGGTTGAAAGCCGCATTGTCGGTCTACCGTGAGCAGTACGACGACGGGACCCAGGAAGATCGCGCCCAAATGTTCTTGGAGTCCAGACGCCTCTGGAATGAAAGCGAAAAAGGACGTGATCCTGCGCGCTTCGTGTTCCTGAAACAAACCACATTCAACGGACTCTGGCGCGTGAACCGCCAAGACAAACTGAACGCTTCCTGGGGCAAATACAAGAGCATCGCTCTCCCTGACAACGACAACATCGACGAATGGCACCAAGCGTTACAGTACGTCGAGCTGCGCACGGGGAGCTACCAAGAGCTGGAGGTAGCCCCAGGGGCCTGCGTCTACGTCGATCCGCCCTACTACGGAGCCTTTGCCGGGTACACGGCTGGGGGCTTTGATCACGCGGACCACGTCGAGCTCCTCTGCCAGATCTGGAAGTGGCGCAACGCAGGCGCGACGGTGATCTATAGCAACAGCTGTGACCCCGCCCTTGGCCCGTTGTTTCAACTCATCTGGCCAGACGCAAAAATCCAGACGCTGACCACCAAATATGTAGTCAACACCGATGGCGCCGGCCGTACAGACGTCAACGAATTGTTGGCAGTGGGGTGAATGAATGTTCGCAAAGTTAGAGCAAGCTCCAGGGTGGTTCCTGGAGACTGACGACGAGGCCAAGAATTGGATCTTGGAGATGGTCGCAGAGCTCCCCCTCAAAAGGCAGCTGATCGAAGCGATCGACCCTAACCACAAAGGATCGGCCCTCAAGGCGCAGCAAGCTTCCCAAGCGTTCCTGATGGCCGCAGGGTCAGTGCAGGGGGCGATCGCTGCCATGCACAAGGCCAGGCGTATCCCCACCGCATTGGCAGACGAACTCCAGTTGCGTGTGCTCGCCGCCCTCGTAGCCAAGGTGCAAGAGATCCCAGTCCCGATCGTCACCCCGTGACCCCATGGCTCCGGCGCCGCCTTCGTGAAGAGAAGGTCCGCCTTGGTGGCCCGTCTGGACTTCGTGAAGCTTTGGATGATGCGGAGCAGGAGCTAGACGAAGCCTATGCCACCCATGACAATGATGAGGGGGAATGTTTTCAGAATGAAGGCGACTCTGAAGAGGGTGAATACGAAGCCTTATTGCTTAATCGGATTGAGGAGCTGGAGAAGGCTCTGCGACCTCTGAAATCTTTGAAGCAACGCATGCAGAAGGTGATGGACGGCCATGGCAAAAAGAAAAACAAAGCGTCTAAAGGTCACAGCAGTGTCCCGCGAGTTGTCGGAGATTGACGCCGATCTCCAGACGTTGTGCGGCACCCATGCAGCCCAAGCCATATTTCTCGATAGCGACGTCGGCCGGGCGCTGCTTGCGGAACTCGCCTGCCGCAAGATTTCGTTGGAAGCAGTCCAACGCGCGCCGACCCTTGAAGTCGCACAACAGATCGCCACAAGCGCGCTCGCCAACCGGTCCCCCTGACGTGCGTGCGTTCTTACTGATCAATGCGTCTATTGCGCTCTTGGCCATAACGTTTGCCGCTTCTACGTCGAGCTGCGAGTCGTTGCGGCGCCCGAATGAGTTGGCCAACGTGCGCGAGGTGAACGATCTTTTGCGTGGTCTTTTGTCGGTGGAAAGCCATCTAACAGATCGTTGTCTGGAGACAGGCCACAAGATCATCGAGCAGTGCGAGATCACAGAGATCCGCTTGGAAACCGCGCTCAACGTGTGTAGTGCTCGTTTAACTCGGCTGGACAAAAAAAGACGTTAAACACAGACATATGTCTTGACAGCACATAGCCCGCTTGTTAAGCTGTCTTTACCGACCAAATGGAGGCTCAAATGCTGGTGAAGACGAACAAAAACACGCTGACCAAAAGCAAAACGCACAAGGGCCTCAAAATCAAGCACGTGATGCTCCTCGATACGGGTGATGGCTCGTTCACGGACGCCAACATCAAAGTGAAGCCCCACACCTCCAACCCTGCTCTCCTCGTGTTCAAGTGTGTAAGTAAGAAACGCCTTCTGGAAGCCATGAAGAGCGCCGGCCTGACCTCGCTCACCAAAATCACCAAGGGCAGCAAGCATTGGATCGCGTGCATTGGCGCACAGGATTTCGGTTTGGCCCTCGCGTCTGGAAACCACGGCTTCGCTCTCCCCACCACCAACACCAAATTGATCGGTAGCTGAGATGTTCAAGCTCGATATGCACAGCCACACAAAGGGCTCCGACGGCATGAGCTCCCCCGTCGACATTGCCCACGCGGCTAAGGCTGCGGGCCTCGATGGGCTTTGTCTCACGGACCACCACACCAACACGGTGGGGGACAATGCGGAGGTGCACCGGGTGGCTGAGGCCCTGGAGGCGGTGGGCGTGCGCGCGTTCGTAGGTGTTGAGTACAGCACGGAGATGAACCACCTGCTCATTTTCGGGATCGACGTCCCCGTCCCCGCGCTGGCCTGGGGCATGTACCCCAACATCCAGGCCGTTATTGACGAGGTGAACGCCATGGGCGGCGCCTGCGTCGTGCCCCACCCTTACAAAGGCTACGCTCGCGCAGCCAAGGACCACGTTACAGGCCTTCAGGGGCTCGCTGCTATCGAGGGCTACAACGGGCAGGTGGAAACCCGATCGCCCGAGACAAACGCTCTCGCACGCGGAGCGGCCCAACGAATGGGCCTACCCATCACCGGGGGCTCGGATGCACATTGGGCCGGCATGATTGGCATCGCATGGACCGAGTTCGACCGGGTGATCGAGGATGATCATGACCTCTGTGCAGCCCTGCACGCGGGCAACTTCCGGGCGTGTGTTGATCACGCCCGTGTGGCATCCGAGCGCAACAAGTTCACGGCAAGACGAGGAAGTTTTCCGCGCAAAAGACACGCGAAACAGGCAGCGCTGCTCCCCTCTTACGAACAATACCCAGGCTGGCTAGACGATCTCGACGCCACGCAACCATTTGGGGAGTGATCCTATGACAAACGCCGAATACAACGCCGAAGCCCTTGATGGGTTTGGTGAACGCCTCACCAAAGCGCGTCTGAAACGAAAGCAAACACGCGCTGAGTTCGCGGACACGTGCGGCTTGCATTACGACGCCATTCTCAAGCTTGAACGAGGGGACAGGAAACCAACCCTTGGTACGATGCGCACGATCGCCGACGCCCTTGGTGTGAAGCTCACAGCCCTTCTGCCCAGGAGATAAGCCCATGCCCTCTGACGACAAAATCCAGATAGCGTTCAACCTCATCAACGAAGCGCGTGCGGAGGAGGAACGGGAACTCTCCAACTTAGGTGAGCGCTTCGACAAACTGAAGGCATACGCCGATGCAGAACGGACCAAACACGAGAACGTCCAGACGCGCATGCACACCCTCGCGACCAAATACGAGCAGCTGGCCCATGATCTGCGCGCTGAAAAGGCGATCAATGGTGACGTCGCGGACACGATCATGGCTGAGCTGCGCACGACCGTGGTGCTGAACCTAGATGACGTGGGTTTTGCCCAGATTGAAACGGTGCTTTTCAGTCATCTGAAAGGCGTCTGATTCGTGTCTGGAAAACCCATCAGCCTGTTCAACCCTGCTCTGGACGTGACGATCGACCGGCTAAATTACGCGGGGACAGGCCCAGGCATCCTCCTTCTGGATGATGAACAGATGCTTGCGCTGAAGAAGAAGCACGAGCAAGATCCGGGTTTCAAATCAGCGTATTTCAACGGGAAGATCATGCCGTCAGGGCCTGTCTGGACGGCTCAACAACTTACAGTCTCCCACCAAGAGTTGAAAGTCGTCGCCGACGCTGGGTCCGTCTACACAGCTGCCGAGTACGCTCTCGCCGATACCAAACTCGCTAAGAAATTGGCAGAGGATAGGGCCAACGAAGACCCGATCAAAGGGCCCTCGCTGACCACCGCCATCATTGATGAATCACCGAAGGAGTTCCCGCTAGCCACGCCCCTGGCAATTATGCAGCAGAAGTATGGGCAGGCATGGCACCCAACGGCGTCCGTCTGGCCGCCCACAGCACCATCGGCAGCCTGGGACTTTGCGACCATCAGCGGAGTCAGGAAGTGGGTCAAAGATCTCGCCAAATCGATCGGTCTGTTTGTCTTATCGGTAGCCTCTCTTGGCTTCCCCAAGAACAAGAAGACTTTATTGATCACGTTTGCGAACCCAAACCTTCACGTGGATCTGACCAGCATACAAAACTGCATCCACGACGTGTTAAGCCACGCATCCCCGTGGGTTGGAGAAGTGGTTTGCGTCTGGGACGACACGTACGCCAAATCGCTGCTTCCTCCCCCATGGGGAAAAAGTAGTACCCCGTCATCGGGGCAATTGCACGAGTGGCTGGACGATGCTGGGGCCGGCCTTGCGTTCGAGGTGGTGTCTGTCGAAACGAAATTCGACCAAGATTTCAAATTGGCGTGCCACGTCACCACCACAAAGGCTGCGACGTGGGGAGCAGAGGCGCAGCTAGAGCAATTTATGATGGCGGTCAGCATGCTGTTACCGGATCTGACCTTCACTTGGGATGATTGTGTCACCCACAACGTGCAGCAGGTGCCTAAGGAACCGATCCCGAGCGACAACGTCGTTACCGGCGCCCGCCAGAGTCTTAACGACAAGGCTTTGGCTTGGTCCAAGCAAGTAGCGGCTACCCCAGCAAAGCCGATCCCCTACTCACCAGTCCCCTGGGGACCGACTGGTGGGTTTGTGGGGCCGAGCCAGAGCAGCAATATCACCATTGAGGACCACCACCACACCATCACCGACAAGGCTCTGGCGCAGTTTGAACAAGACTTAAAAACAGCACTCACAAATCTGATCCCTCCTGGACCCAAGATGGAGGAGATCCAAGCGCACCCACCAGTCGTCCACGCTGCCGGACCCAGCACTTTCCTTATCCACCTTCGTTACGGACCCAGCTTCTCTGGCACACACGTCAAAGGGTTGGGCCTTCTTGCCAAGGACATTGACGAGTGGATGCTCGGGCAGAACGTCCAGACACATACAATCGTGCTTCCCACCAACGTGGGGCTGGATGTGGCAACGTTGCAGCCCGAAGGCCCCGCGTTCCAAACCGCCTTTGAGGCTGCCCTCCACAATTACCTCAGCGCAAATCAACTTTCCCTTGTCACGCACGAGCAGATGATGCAGCTAGACAAGTACGACTGGGGAACAGAATGACCAAGCGTTACGAAATTGTCCTCACTGATTTCCCATGGACGTACACAAAATTCGGCACGGCCAAGCTCACGTACAAGCAAATGACTGAGGAGGAGATCTCCAACTTCGATTGGTCCCTCTTCCTCGCGAAAGATGCGATCGTCTTCTCATGGGTGACCTGCCCGAAGTTGGACCTGGCTCTTCGCTGCGGCGAACGCTGGAAGAAACAAGGCTTGATCTACCAAGGCGTGGCCTTCGTTTGGGTGAAGACCAAGCTGGACGGTACTCCGCTCAAGGCCAGTGGTGTCCGTCCGCGCACGGTTAAGCCTCTCACTGAATTCTGCCTTGTTTACTCGACGAAGGACAAGCGCGTTTTTCCGCTGTTGAGCGAGAAGATTGTCCAGACGGTTTTTGCTCCGAAGCCATTGCCTGGGAAGCATTCGACTAAGCCCCCCGAAGTGCGCGATCGCATCGTCGAGCTACTTGGCGATCGCCCGCGCATTGAACTTTTCGCCCGCGGCAAGATTCCAGAAGGCTGGGACGGGCACGGGGATGAATATGACCCAGGATGACATGAACGTTATCCACATCGACACCTGGCCCCAGATGGACCCGCCATGCGACGCCTGCAAAAGTCCCGACCATGGGCACCTCGTCGTGGGTCAACACGACATCATGTGTCCAGTCGTAGCTGAAGCTGCGGCGGCAAAATTCAACAAGAAACACCAGAGGAGGGATCTCATGATCACCATCACCGTCGAGGGCCCCGCGAAGGCTGGAAAAACAGCAGCAGCCGCGTACATTGCTGAGGTGCTCAGTCGCCTCGGAGCCAACACGTCGTTGCGCGACATCGACATCGACACCGAAGAGAAACAAATCGCCGCCGTGGCCCGGTCCCGTCACGTGCTTGCGGGTGCGGAAATCCGCGTCGTCACCAAACAACAAAAACTCACACCCGAGCCCACCGACGACGAGCTCGGGGTGATGGGAGGCTGAGATGCCCACCGACAAACAACTCGACCTGTTTTCATCGGCTCTTGCGGCGGCTTCGGTGCTGCTCGATGCAGGGGCCATCCATGCGGCTTATGACGTGATGTGCGCTTATGACGCTGCCACCCGATCGGCGGAAGCACTAAGCTGGGACCTCACATTCCGCGCTTTCCGCAAGCACAATGCCAACCGTTGTGAAGAAGCCTTCCACATCATCGACCGGAACACAGATCTTGAATGGGCAGCCCTCATTGCGGGCGAAGCCGGAGAGGTGATCAAGGTGATCAACAAACATCGCCAAGGAGCACTGACAGATGACGCCGCATGTCTGGAAATTGGCAAAGAGCTGTCCGATGTCATCACCTACTGCGACCTGCTCGCTGAAAAGCTGGGCATTGATCTGGGGGCAGCCATCGTCCAGAAGTTTAACGAGGTGAACGCGCGCAAAGGCCGCTCTGACCTCGACATCCCCATCAACCCAAACGACGCAGAGACCGGCAGCCACCTACAAATGGTTGAAGGCGCCGGCAGCGAGGCCAGCCTAGACGAGATGCGGGTAGTGCTCGCACAACGAGACCGCGGCTTACTCACCAAAGAAGAACTCGCTTATAAGCTGAACGCGATCAGGTCACGCATGGCCCTAGGGCCAATCCCCGAGGAGCAGTTTCCAGGGCCGGAGGGACTCATACGTACACCCCGGACAACCCCACCACGGAAACCACAATGACCGCCACCTCACACAAAGTGTTCAAGACCGGCTGCGTTCAATCCAGAACGCAAGCGCGTGATGAGCGTCTCGCCCGCATCCTCTCCAGCCTCAAGAATGGCGGCAACCCCATGACCATTTCCGTTATCTCCCAACGAGCCAAGACGAGCTCAGAGGTCGTGCGCAAATACTTCCGTGAGCACAACGCCCTCCAACACATCCAGACGACACCATGAAACCTTCATTCTCAGAAGACGTCCGCAACGACCCCAAAGAGCACATCACCGCTCACCCCATTTTCATCGTCGAGGAGCGCCTCCGTGTCTACGGCATGGACCATGACCACGCTGAAGGACGTGTCCACCTCAACCGCGACCGGGACGAATGCGACCCCAACGACTACGACGCTGACGAAACTGTTGGCTACAAAGACATCTGGAAGTGGGTGCAACCGTTCTTCACTAGACAAGCTGCCCAACAGTTTATCGACCAGCACAGCCACAACCTGAGCAGCCCCCGTATCTATGTGGCGTCTGGACACAACAACGTCCAATGGCAGGAGGTGCGCCAAATGTGTCTGGAAGAACCCGCCAATGATCGACTCGGGTACAGCCAACACGTCACGCACGAAGACGTGCAGAACGCGCAAGCGAAGGCTGTGGCCTCCCGGTTCTTGAAGGCGCTACACCCAGAACAATCAGGCAGGATCAAGGACACGATCAGCCGCACGTTGGAGCGGGTGATCCACGATGGCTAAGTCCCCACCTATCGAAACCAGATCCCTCATGTGCCCAAAATGCGGCGGCCAGTCGAGACTCTCCCCGGCACCAAACAACCCACCACCAAGCTGCTACATCTGTCCAGACGAGCGAACACTCATCCTCCTACCCAGTGAACGGCAGAAGCTCAACAAGGCCGTAAGCCTCGATAACGCAGCCGCAGCTAAGCGCGCTGAGGTGTTGCAGTCGGTGCGGGTGAGGGCTGAACGAGCCAATCAGGTGCGTGCTATCAGCCTAAAACCTCAAAAATAGAAAAAACTGTGTGGAGTAGGTGAGTTAGACTGATCGTCAATCACCAAACCAAAGCTGCACGTAGGGGAGCCCGTGGCGAAGAAACACATTGTCTGGAACAAACAGCTGCTAGGCCAGGTGCCTGACAGCACGCTAGCCCTTCAGCTGGGTGTATCTGTGCAGGCCGTGTACGCCGCTAGGGCGCGAAGAGGCATTCCGACACATAGAGGCCGCAAGGCAGATCGCGAGCTCGCACGCCGCCTCTACGAAGCTCTCCCCATCATTCGCGTGGATGTCATTCCGCTGCAGCATTTCGTGCTCATGCTCCTGATCGGCACCAGCCGCATGTCCTACCAGGAGATCCGCAAGCATCTGGGCATGACGCAAACAACCGTGAGTGAGCTGGTCAGCAGCATGGTGCAAGCAAACCGTGCAGCCATCCACCGAACTAAGAACCACAGGGGCCCCCGCGCGATCGTGAGCCTCACCCCGCGGGCTTTGCGCGAGATGTCCAGACGGCGCAAAAAGTTTCAGCAGCCATTGGAAAAACCCAACCCTCAGGTGTTGTAGTGGGTAGTGCTAAAGGAGAGCCAAAATGACTGAATTTCTTTGCGTGCTCGACTACGGCAAGGGCCATCAAGGGCACGTCCACGTCGGCGCAGAAACCCCCACCCAAGCGGCGGAGAAAGCCGTCAGAGAAGCAGGAGCGCCGGACCGGGAAACCCGCGTCTTGGTCCGCACCCTTGGGCCACGCACCTTCTACAAAGTCACGTGCGAACTCACCGCGACCGAAGAAGCTGACGGCTTCTTCCGCGACGAGGCCAAATCATGATCCAAACATTCTTGATGGTTCGCGCCCCGATCCAGATCTGGGGCAACCCTGTTGAGTGCATCGCTTGGCAAAATGGCCCCCGCGCCGTGCGAGTGAACGTCAGTGGTGCCGCCATATGGGAGCGCGGCCAACTTCTCCGCAGCGTCGAGCGCGACGCCGCCTACTGGTTTTGGGAGATCCATTATAGCACCAGAGGCGGTTCCGAGCCGACCCTGGCCCTTTTCTCTGGATGGCTTGCGGGCAACGGTGCAGGTCTCCGCCGCACACAAATGGAAATCATCCCCCGCCGTGTCATATCGCGCCGCGTGATCAAGGCGCGCTGGAAACCCGCCGCCAAACGCGACGTCGCCAACCACCCAATCCCCAAAGGAAACCTCACGCCATGATGACCGCAGATTTCACAACCAACGACGGCCATTGGTATGTCAGCGCCCCCGCCAAAGAGTGGCTACCAACGGATGGGTGCTTCGTCATCAGCCAAGACGGTGCGTCGGCGCGGATAGCGTTGAGGGATGTGGCTAAGGGTGTGCTGCACCATCAACGGAGCGGTCCGCCCTGGGATCTCTTGGCTCGTGCGAGAAAAGACGGGTGGAGGCCCGAAGGAATCACCACCGCCGAATTACACGCTAACATCCTCGCCGACTGCAACGGGAAATCGAAGGAAGCCTTTCAGGCTGTAGCCATCGTCAATGACGCCATTAGAGAAGCTTATGGCGAGCCCGAAGAAGCGGCCATGCTGCTAACTTTCTCCAGCGATGGTGTGGTTTCTTGGGTCGAGTTTCTGGGAGCAACCGTCTGGCACAGTGAGAACGAAGAACGCGATTTCGACGAGGCGAAAGACGAGTGGGAACCGATGAGGCCGTTCCTGCTCAAGGCCATGACCAAGCAGGTGAAATTGGCCGACGACATGATCCAAAATCTAGGGGAACAGATTGGTCATGGGTGAATTCGTAACCTACACGACGTGGAGCGGCTCTCCCGTTGTACACCTGCACCTGCCCTCTGGGGAACTCGCTTATCTCCGCGGTAAGCGGTGGGTGGTGCCCTCCGTCTTATACCCGCCGACCTTCAGAGACGAGGGGGAAGCGCTCCGTGCCTTGATCTCTACGCACGGACAACAGATGGACCGCACTGAGACGACGCTGCTCAGTTTGTCGAGTTGGGCGGAAAGAAACACCCATGGATGACCTTCATTTCGATGCTTGGCTTGCTGCGCTGGAGGCGGCTGACGGCTGCAAAGAGAACGCTGTGCGCGAATATGTCACCTATCTGAGGACTAAGAAGGCGCACGCCAGAGACATTGTTGATGACGCTGTGTTTCTCTTAGAACACGACTCGAAAGCTGTCGTAAGTCGAGCCAGTATCCAGCACCCCAACCAACCCGTGCGCACGGTGAAGGTGCGCGAGTGGCTTGCCCAGGCAGATAGGTTTCTCAATGTCGACTAAACGGAACGCGTGCAAAGGTTATTGTTGCGCCGCCTTCACGCTGCCCATGTCGATGACGGCGTTGCGGAAGATGGCTCGCGAGGAGGCAGAGCCCAAGTGGGCCGACTATCACACCGACAAGGCTTGGTCAGATGCTCACGAGCGCTGGCGCGACCTCCAGAAGATTGCGGACATGGTCATTCCCCTTGGCAAGCGTGTCGACAACCCCGTGCGTCCCGATCGCCTAGGCAGCGGACGCGCAAACTTCTTCACCTGCAAATACTTTGACGGCGAGACACGCAACTGTCTGGACTACGAGGACAGGCCGAAGATGTGCGCTGAATTTCCCTACGGCAACACGTCGTGCCCCTACGAGGGCTGCCGGCATTTCAATGGCAAGATCGTGCGGGAAAACCAAGCGATGAAACGCAAACTCAAGGTGCTGTCCGACAAGCTACCAAAAGCAGTGCTCGTTGTTGATAAGGAGACGTTGTCGTGAAACACACTTGCCACCAACCAGGCTGCTCGAACGCGTGCCCACCGGCGCACCTCATGTGCCGTGGGTGTTGGTCCCTCGTACCACCAGATGTGCAGTTGGGGGTTTACAGGACGGTGAAGATCCGGGAGGACTGCGTCAACGCTACTTGGGCACCATGGACGCGCGCAGTGAGCCGCGCAGTTGCGGCTGTCATGGTCAGCAAGGGCGAAGACCCCACCGATTACGTCGCGTATAAAACAGCCGTAGCGGAACGGATGGAGAAGCGCCCATGATCAAAGTCTCCGAAGACATCGTCGTCACCACACAAGGCAAGTGGCAATCCAGGCGCCAAGCCGTCGAGGCTGACAACATCTATGGCGCCGCCGCACAGACGGTGGCCAAACAAGACTACGAAGGCCATTACGTTGGCGGCCAAGACATTTATCTGCGACCACGACCTCCAGACATGCAGACCACCAGCCATCTGCGCTACGTGCTCAAGAAACACGGCAAGCTGGAGCTGGGCTTCCGCTTTCCAGACGCAACCGCCCGCCGTGAACAAAAGCTCGCGCTGCCGTATCCAACCGGAGCACGACCTAAGATCTCAGGCCGCTTTGAGATCTGGAGCCGCGACCCGAACGAGGGCTTGCTCAAGCTCCTAGGCGATTGCCTCCCCGTGGTGCTTGTTGAGACCGGAGTAGAAGCTCAGTGGCAATTGTGGCAGCGCATGCTCTGCGGTCGGGTGTTTTTCAAGACGGTCGCAGAGGCCCGCTCTGAACTCCTCAAGCGTCATGATCGGGTGTTCGCCCCCATTGTGATGACAGCAACACCGCTACCCCCTTCACGTGTTCCTGATGTCGCGCTACGCCGTCTGGAACCCAGCACCAAGGAGATCACTGTCCATGTCTCAAAAACTGAATGAACGCCTCGCCGCCTCTATTCTCGGAGAACTCCGCAACCTCGTTGAGCGTGTGCAGGACGTGCAAGCCAAAGCACTCCACCAACAAGGCGACGACCGCGCAGCCGACAAGCTTCAGAAGCTTGACGTCTACGAGCTCCTGACCGCGTCCGGCCTGCTACCCAACGCCGCAGACGTTCCGATCCCTCCGCAAATGCGCGTCCAGATGGAGCGCGTGCAAGAGCTGGAGGATCAACTCAAATCCAAGCTCAGCGAGGTTGGTGTGCTGGAAAGGAAGCTGCGTGGCCAAGTCTGAAGAACTTCGCCCCAACTACTACAAGGTGGTGGTGATGGCGACGTTGGCCAACGGCAACCGGCAGTTGGTCACCGTCGAATGCTTTGACCTCATCGACGCTGCGGCCAAGAAGGACTTCTACTTGGGCAACGTCTGGAAATACCTGTTCAGGCTCGGGCGCAAGAGCACCACCGAGACTGACGACGTCCAGAAGGTGCGCACGTTCCTTGGGCAATACGAAGAACGGAGCATGGAATCATGAAGAACGCCAATGGTGAGCCAGACAGCAAACTTGCTGTCTGGAAATATGAGCTCTGCGAGATTGCACACATTGGGCCGATCCACGTGGTCGAGCTTCAAATGAGTCTGCATCATACGCTGCACGTCGGTGTGCAACGAGGGAAGCTTTGTGTTTGGTGCCTCGTGCGTACCGACACGCACGAACACTTGGAGACGGAAACCTTCGGCATCGTGGGCACCGGCTTTGAGTTTGTGGGCAATGGCTTCGAACACGTGGGCTCAGCCGTTGACGATCATCGCGGCCTCGTTGCCCACGTGTTTAGGCAGGTGGTTTGAATGGCAAAACTGGTCAACCTTGAGCATCCACAACGCCCGACGATCGGCCTCCGTTGCGACAAGTGCGGCAAGGAGGACCGCGACGGCGGGCACCACACGCGCCATGGACAAGGGTGGAGCCGAGCCCATGAAGAAGGGGTCCGGCGCGAAGTAGAGTTTTACACGACGACGGTGACCAAGCGCAGCGGGCTCTCAGCCATCAATCGCGATGACCCTGAGAACCCGAAGCTTTTCCAAGCGTTTGGCGAATGGGAGTGGGACTTCTGCCCGTCGTGCTTTGACAAGTTGGTCAAGGGCATCAACTTCGCTAGCTACAGCGACATCGACGAGCACGGCACCCCGCTCAGCCGTCTGGAGGACGTGGCCGCAATGGGGCGGAGCGATAGGCCACACAGCGCTGTCATCGAGGGGATCGCTATGCTGAGATCAGCGGTGTTCCCACAGGGGCATCCAGCACCAGCCAAGATCGAGGCCCTTGTCGACCAGTTGTGGGGCTTCATGCAGGGCGAAGTGGCACGTGAAGACGACGATTGAAATTGAGTCGAGTTCGCACGGCGGCCCACCGGGAGCCAAAGGGCAATGGCCTGCTTCGTCATCGTTGTGGGTGCGAATAAATGGCGGTCGATGGCGCCGCTCTGGCGCTGGACGTTCTCAAACAAAGTTAGTGCGGCGTCTGGAAGAGCTGCTCGAACTACAACCGGACATCGAGATCGAAGATGACAAAAACACTTGACATCGGCAGCGACAAACCGTCCACGGGTTACGTCACCGGGGCACAAACTTGGTGGCTCAGCTTCATGGATGACGACGTGTTCCGCGGCGTGGTCATCGTGCAAGCGGGCAACGTGCGTCAAGCGGAGGATCGTGTGCGAGATCTAGGCATCCGTCCAGATGGGGAATGCTTCGGCATGAACGTCAGCCACATCAACGTTGGACCCCAACACCTCAACCGTGTGCTCAGCAAAGAGGAATGCGCAGAGGTCACCCCGGTCACCGCCGTGGCCCTTGATCCAGACAAACGCAACAACCTCATCCGCGGGGGTCCGATCGTCACCGGCACAGAGGCTGAGCCTGAGTTTGAGGGTGCAGCCAAGCGTGGTGGGATCATCACTTTCGCCGAATGAGGCTTGACAGCTATATGCCCGCTGCTTACGCTCTTGTCTGGAGGCTCCTCATGCGCAAACTCATTCTGGCCTTAGCCCTGACCACCGCGGCCTGCGGAGTTCCAGACACGCCCATCGTTTGGGAGACCTACGAGGTGGTTTGCTCTGATGTTGCGGAAGCACCTGATGACGGCAGTGGTACCTGGGTAGTGCTCACTACGTTAGGGGCGAACGACCAATTGTACGCGGCCAACCAGCGGTACACGATTACCGACGACGAAGGCACATTTACGATGGTCCAGCCAGCGCAGCTACCTGTTAGGGAGGGGGGCGAGGTGACCGCGAGTGTTTGCCCTCGCGGCGGCCCCATTCCGGTTTTTGAGTTCTTGCTAGGCATCGCACGAGCTACACCATGAGTAAGGGCGCTATGGCGGCTGTTAACCGCGAGACAATCCGCGTGATCAAGAACCAGAGGGACAAGGCCCTGGACAAGATCACGTGTCTGGAAGTCGAGATGGCGCTGGTAGCGCTGTCAGCCAAACAGGCGAGCGACACATCAGTCAGGATGGGCGAGGCACTTGGCGTTGCTTCACGCGCCGCCACTTTACTCGAAAGAAAGAAGCTCAATCAAAAGCTAACGCTTGGTAGCTTACAAGCAAAGTACGACGCTTGCAGACATGAGCGCGACAAGGCTTTGGTGGAGATCCAAAACCTCCGTGATGCCACAGACGCCCATAAAAAATCGGCGCTTACACACCTCAACGAGAAGCACTTCGCCGAGGATCTCTATAGCGGCGCATTGCGCGATAATGCTGCTCTGGCTGCGAAGCTGGCGACGGTGGTGGGAGCGTTTAATGCTTGGGAGCAAACGATAAAAGACTACGAAAATCGACCCAGAGTCACCGGCGATAGCTTTTATAGCGGGCGGATGCGTGACGCGCGTAAGGTGCTTGATTCCGCCTGTGACGCCACAACGGAGCCCACAACGGAAGCACTTGGACCCCCCGAATTCGAGCCCTGCACCTCCACCCTGAACGACCTCCACTGTGCCTTACCGGAAGGACACGGCGGTATGCACAGCGCCAAAGCGGATGGCGGGACGCCTCGGTGGGGGACGCAAGATCTATTGTCGCCAATTGACGACGCTGCCGAATCAGCCTTTGACCTCGCGGTGCCTGAGCAAGAGGAGGTCCCCTGCCAAAACTGCGAAGCCTTGTTGGCGAAGCTGGCTACCGAGAATCATCTACACCTCGCGACGCAAGCACAATATGCTCCGCTTTTGGTTGTGCTCGTCGAACTGCTTCGCGCGATTGACGCAGGAGAGGTGCGCGTCTCCGCGCACATCGAAGACGTGTTGAGGACTTCCCTCAAGATTACCCCCACCGAAGCGCTGCGGGCGCGGGATGCGCAGGTCTGGGATGAAGCCTACAGGGCAGGCGGGACCGACTGGGCCCATCAGCATCACGCGGAGATTGATGGGGTAGCTCCTGACTCACCAATGGCAAACCCCTACGCCAAAAAGACCGACGACGCCGACCTGTCCGACGTCAAAACATTCAGCCCGTTGCCTGACACGCCCGAAATGCGCGCAATCGTCGGTGCTGCCGTCAAGCACATGCGCAAACCGGCCGACGACGACGACGGGGCCTCAACGAACGCGCTCATCAATCCGACGATGGTCGAGTTGACCGGCGAGCCAAAATGCCAATGCCATCAAGAAATCGGGGACAGCGAATGTCCAGTGCCAGGCCATAATACACCCGACGAGTCGACGCCTAAACCCGGCACCGACAAGATGCACGGCGCAAAGGGCGTAGGCGACGAGGAGAAATCATGAATATCGAAAGTGTAGGCGACCTAACGCTGCTGAAGCTTTGTCTCAAAGCCAAGATCTTCACCGTCGAGGAATATAAAGCCGAGCTTGAAAGGGCTGCTGAAGTTGCGTGTAGAATTAAGCGTATGCATATCTCAAACCACCCAGGTACAGAATTCAAAGAGGAATTGGAAAAGGTTAGTAAAGCCAGGGAGGACTTGCTCATGCGTTACCTCACAACAAAGGGCGGCCCGCCCGGGCAAGAGGAGCACATAATTCTCGTTGTCACTGGGAGAATTGGCGATGCCGAGGTGGGGTCGTGACGTCGTTAATAGTTTTAGATATTGTCCGGCAGCGCTTGATCACGGACGGGTACGACGGCTTGGTCGACCCCGGCCAATGCGCTTGCCTTATCGGAGACCTCGCGCCGTGTGATGAGGGTTGTGCCCTGGGCTGCGAGGCGGGCCACCACGTAAGTTGTCCAGAAAATCCAGACGATTGGGGCGAGGATTGCGTTGGCGAATGCGACTTTCATGTCGCTCCAGGGGTGAAACCATGACCGCATTATCAGACGATTGCAGACTCGATCGGGTCTTTCCCGCAGGCACGAAAGACAAGGACATGGTCCGCATTCTCTGGGCCACCATAGGTCGTCTGGAAGAACATGCCGCTCTGGCACGGAGGGATGCTGACAGGGCTCTGATCCAATTGGAGCAGAGCAGGTCCGAGGAGCATGTGGCTCGCCTGAAGGTGGGGACGCTCATCCTTGAACTCGATGGCCTGGTGGCTGCCCATAATCGAGACGCGACCCACAAGGCAGACCTGGCCCGCGTCCAGCCGGGAGGCTTATGACCGATCCTGAAGACCACCCGCTCATTGACAAGCTGTTCGACGGCCTCACCCTCGGAGGCAAGGTGGGCGCTGAACTCTTTGTCCGCGGAGCGCGCGGGACCAAGCACGCGATCGAGCGCACGCTCCTCTTGATCGAGGACGTAGGCACCCATCTGGAAAAACGTCTGGAGGAGTTCGACGAACCCCCGCAGGAAACACCCTCACATTCTGCGGGGAAACCCCACATCCCCACAGAAGGGGAGAACGGGGTGCTCAGCGATAAGACGTTTGACTTTCTGGACCGGCCAGGAGCAGATGGGGAGCCCCCGCCCCCTGAATAAGTTGGTCTGGACGTCCGTCTGGGAACGGCCTACCGTGCACACGTGGTCAAAGGCAGGACACCAACGCAGCTAACCAAGAGGGAGAAATCCCTCTATCGAATTCTCAATCACGCGCTGTTTTGTTTCGATGCGGACTGCACGATCTGCATGGGCTACGAGTCAAAAATAGAGGACGGCCCTCAGCATTTTCCTGAGGATCCCGAGGTGCGCCTGAAGCAGCTGGACAGCGTGCTGGGCTACGTGGTGGAACAAGCTGAACGTCTGGAAGCGTTCTTGGAAGTGGCTCCCGTCTCTCACGCAGTCAGAACGGCGATGTTTGATTTGGCTGATATGTCTCGCACAGCGCGCAGGATGTTGACCGAGCCGATATACTCGTCTGGACACCCAACCACGGAGGAAACCCATGACCCAACACCAAGCCCAAATCCGCCGTCTGGAAGACGAGCTCGCCGACGCGCAGTCACGTTGCACTTCCGCCCAGCAAGAGGCTGAGGCATGCAAGGCCCACAAGGATATTGCGGAGCGCGACGAGGGGAACCTCGCCTTCCTGCTCCACGACATCGCCTCGCAAACCGGCTTTGATGCTCGCCAACCGATTACGCAGCTGCCTGATCACGTTCGCGCAAAGCTCGCCACCGCCGCATGACTCAGGGTTTCGCCTATGGCCTCACGCATGCGCTTGCGTTTGGCCCACCCGCGCCTCAGCCCACCAAAAGCGATGCGGAGGCTATCGCGTCTGACTGGGCTGCGATTGAAGCTGACTTTGCGCAGGAGACCACCTTGAAACGCAAAGCCCCGAAACCCAACGCCTCGGTGCGGAAGAGGTTGGCCAAGCAGCGCGCAAAACAGGCCGCCCGTGATGAGGCCCACAGACGCCTCACAGAGGCCAGGGCAAAGCCCCGAGATCCCCGCAAGCGTGGATCTCTTCAAAGACTCCTAACCATGCTCGGGGCCTTAGGGGTACAAGCAGACATCACCCCCACGCATCGCGCGCCTGAGGACGCTCAGGAAAGCGGAGTGCGCAGGGCTGAAGGCGACGACTCCGAGCACCCACGGTAGCGCACCGTGGTAGGAACTTTCGCTGAACATGGCAGCTGGATGGCCGCTGGCAGGAGTTTGAGCTGCCGGCAACGTTTCATCAAAGGAAGTCCAGATGACTCGGATCCTTGCCTATGACGCCACGCCCACACCCGTTTGGAATGTCGCGACGTTCTGGAGATTGGGCGCCCTGGTTTTCTTCTGGAAGTTTGACGTCGTCGTGAAGGCCCGGTCATGGGGTGACATCCTTGACGCTTGCGCAGACCGCAGCGACGTTGATCTACAGTTTTGGGGACACGGTTATCCCGGCACAGCGACGGTGGGAGAAGAGCATCTACCTCAGAAAGATCCGCGCTGGTCCAACGTCGATCGCCTTTGGTTGCGCGCGTGCTCAACGATGAACGGGGTCAGGGGGCTCGCGCTCGTCAACGCTCTCGCTTGGTTTGGCTGCGCCGTCGTGGGTCACCGCTGCATCATCGGCCTCTTCGGCCATAGCCACCTCGTCGGTGCCTCTTTCGATCAGAATGTGTGGTGGCCAATGCGGGGGGTGTTTGCTGGCCTCTGGAGCAAACCGTGGCTACCCCGTACGATCTCACCTCTGAGGATGACGCTGCCAAAATGGTGGAATCATCCAGACAAGGAGCCTAGGGAATGAGCACATTTGAATTGATTCTCCTCGCCGTGATGGCCACGGCGATCGTCGGTTTCGCAGCAGCCTTTACGCTATTCACCCTCGTGCTCTTTCCCCGCTTGCAGCGCAACGCGTATGAAGCGCGCTTCCCGGTCAAGGTGCCCGGCTGGGATACGCGTCTGGAAAGGAAGCCCCCATTTGAGGCCACGGTCGAGGACATCGCTCTCATGAACGAGTGCTTGGTTGAAGCCGCCGTTGAGGTGGGGCTCAACCGCAAAGACGCCATCCAGAAGTGCAACAACCTCCGCGTGGTTTGGTACGCCTACGACCCTGGCGTTGAGGCCGAATCAGATGGGCGCGCTGCCCAGCACATCCGCGATCCTTGGGGGCGTACCACCGCTGAAGGCACACCGCTCTATGTTGCGGGCTGGCACGACGGGGACGAGATCCACCTGGTCGTGCGTCCAGAACTCACCCTCACGCAGATCGAATACGACCACGAAGCCACACACGAGATGCAGGAGCTAGCAGACGGTGACGACTTTAAGCACGCCTCGCAAAGGTTTTGGGGCGTCCCTCTGGGTCTAGAGGCTATCGCAACCAAGCTTTACAACGCCAAGAAGGTGCCCCTCTCATGACGACGGACATCCTCGACCAGCTGTACCGCTACCGCGCCAACATCACCAAGGTCTACGACGGGGATTCGGTGACGGCCGACATCGACCTCGGCTTAGGTACCTGGGTGACGAAGCAGAAGTTGCGCCTTTTCGGGATCGACACGCCTGAACTCCGTGGAGATGAGGAGGAGAAGGTCAAAGGTCGCGCGGCCCGTGACTGGTTGAAGGCCAGGCTGCTCTACAAAGGTCTGGAGGAGCTGGAGGATCTTGTCCAGATCAGTGCCGCAGTCGTCATTGAAACCCACCGGGACAAGACGGGTAAATACGGCCGCTGGCTGTGCACTATCTGGCATCCGAACCTCATGGGTGAGTGGATCAACCTGAACCAAGAGCTGATCAATACCGGGCACGCCGTCGAATATCTGCCTTGATCTTCCCCCGTTGGGGATTAAGATCTGCAGCTGAGAGTTGTCAGGGTCGTGTGGGGCCCGGAAAGGAGCAAGGCGATGTTGTCTTGCTTTCTTTTTGAGAATAACACAGACATATGTCTTGACAGCCATACGCCCGCTGATTAGCATGCAAACATGACTCAGAACCAACACCATTACGAACGCGTGATCGACTCGCAGCTGCCTTTCGCCAAAGCGTTCGCGACAAAGTGGGGAGACGCCCCCCTCAGTCGTGTCTCCCTCAAGCTGATTGAGACCGCACCACATCGGGCGTTAGCTCTGATCGCGCTGCAAAGCGTGTGGGCTCAACGCGGTCTGGACACCGCCGACTCGCTGCCCTTCGATGTGTGGTCGGAGAACACGTTGTCTGGGGAGGAGATCTACCAAGCCACCACCGCGCTCGCGCACGCCGCAGGACTCGATCCCAACGGCTTGGAAGGGGAGTGTGTCACGCAGGCGATGGTCGCTTGGCAGTCAGCCCGCTTCCGCGCAGCCGGCCGCCAGACCTACGTGCCCAGCGAGGGGCTGACACAACGCCTGCTCCTCACAGAGCTGCGAGGGATCACCGGATCAGACCTCCAGATGCCCTACCACACGATCTACGTGACGCTCCCCAAGAGCTTGGGATTCCAGACGTTCGATCGGCACACCGGCTGGCACGACGTCACAGGCTGCTACGTCGCCACCGATGTGCACAAGGGGTTCCGTGGCTTGCGCCTGCTTCTCACAGCTGCAGGCAAGACCGATGAGCTCGACGATTCTCTTTCGCATTTCTTCGTGCCGTTGATCGCTGACCAGCCGATTGCAGCCACGCTGACCTCTGTGCTGGAAAACATGCGCAGCCAGTCACACCAAGCGCGCATAGATCTCAACCTCCCGCAAGATGAAGCGGCGATGGATCGGCAGGCGGACGTTTGGGTCAACGTGTTCCGCTGGATCATGAATTTGATCTTCTACACGACGTCACCTGTCGCTGAGCTGCACGCCATCGAGGCCAACGCAACCGCTGCACGCCTCTGGGCCCGCATCCAGACGCTACCCAAGAAGGGCAACAAGAAGCGCGCAAAGCTTGTGATCCAGCACAAACAACAAGTGCACCAACCCCGGATCCTCTTGGGCAAGACGATCCAGGTGGATCGATCGATGCCCACCACGGCCACTGAGAAAGATGCGCTCCCCCGCGCACAGCTGACCACGCGCACGCTGGTGTCTGGACATTGGCAACGCTTTGCTTCTGGCAAGGGCCGCATCGATCGCGTCTGGAAGTATCGCAACCCCTTTTGGCGCGGACCTCAAGACGCCCCCACCTCTGAGAAAACCACACACGAGCTCGGCGCTGATGTTGAGGAAGGATCGCAATGAAACTTACACCTGGACTACGCACCACCCTGAACATCACGCTGGCCTTTGACCAGCCCGCGACCAGCAGCGAGATCGCAACCTTGACCGGCCTGACACCCAAAACCACCTCAGGACATTTGCGCGCGCTGCTCCTGCTGGGCTTGATAGCCCGCTGGGCACACCCGCAGCCTCGGGGCGGCGTTTACTACCGGTATGGCCCCAAAACCTTGTTGGAGAACAAACCAGGGACCAAATCCGCGCCGATGCCCCCAGGAATGGACGTGTTCAAGAAGATTGACGAACGCTTTGGTGGCTACGACCGCGCCAAGCTGGACATGGACGCCCCGGTCTATGCCTTCTTTGGCGACATGCTAGAGGCTTTTGAGGGGGAATGATCTTGCGCTCAGCCTATTACAATGAGATCGATCCCTACGCCGCGCAGTGGTTGCGCAACCTTATCGACGCTGGCCAGATCGCCCACGGTGACGTCGACGAGCGCAGCATCGAGGACGTCGTCCCGAGCGATCTGAAAGGCTATGTACAATGTCATTTCTTTGCGGGTGTTGGCGTCTGGAGTTTAGCGCTGCGCAATGCCGGGTGGCCCGATGACCGGCCCATCTGGACAGGCAGCTGCCCGTGCCAGCCTTTCAGCGCGGCAGGCAAAGGAGCTGGGTTTGACGACGAGCGGCACCTTTGGCCCTCCTGGCATTGGCTCGTCGAACAGTGCGCGCCTCACACGATCTTTGGCGAGCAGGTTGCGGGAAAAGCAGGAGAGGCTTGGTTCGACCTTGTATCGTCAGACTTGGAAAGTGGAGGCTACGCCGTCGGGGCGAGCGTTACCGCGGCTTGTGGTTTCGGTGCCCCGCACCAACGAAAGCGACTTTATTGGGTGGCCCACGACGAGATCGCCGGCCGGCACCAAGAACGTCCGATCGGCCGCAGGAGCGGCACGCGAGACAGCCCGCAAGGGCGGCCCACAAGACCTACACTCAGCGGCCTTGGCAACCTGGGCCACGCCGGCAGCCCGCGAAGCGGGAGGCACCCCGGAGCAATTTCTGGAGCGCAAACGGCGGGCGATTCAGAAGGGATCAAAGTTGGGCGTGAGCCTTACCAGCCTCAGCCTCCAAGTCCAGACGGTCCAGGGTTGGCCCACCCCGAGGGCCAACGACGGGACGGGCGCACAGCCCCCTCCGAACCGACAAGGCGACCAAGCGCTGAAACAAATGGTGCTTGGGCTGGAGCCGAGTGGCTCAGGTGCTCAGACGGAAAAGCCCGGCCAGTTGAACCCGGCACATTCCCGTTGGCTCATGGGGTTACCAATCGAGTGGGACGCCTGCGCGCCTACGGAAACGCCATCGTGGCTCCGCAAGCGTCAGCGTTCGTGGCCGCCTTCCTAGCCCGCCGACCACAACCACGTGCTGCAACTTTATTTTGGTGATCTGAAAATAAACACAGACATATGTCTTGACAGCCATATGCCCGCTTGTTAGGCTGTCTCTATCAACCAAACGGAGCCGCCAATGTTCAACACCACCCACAACCCCCGCACCATCTACGATTTCGAGCAGAACAAGGCCAACATGGCTGCGGCCTATCAGGAGCTCCCCGCAGGCATCCGTGATGGCGAGGATAAGGAGAAAGTCTGCTTGGTTGTTCGCCGTCTGGAAGGCGATGCCCTTCCGGCCGAACGGCACGAAACGTTCAAGGGGGGATCACATTGGGCGTGCACGCTCGTGTTCCAAGGCAGGCTGATGGCGGCGCAGACCTTCTCCCAAGGGAGCGCGCACTTTGAACCACCAACAGCCGACGACGTGCTTTTCAGCCTCGTTTCTGACGCATCTGGAACGGACCAACCGTTCGAGGACTGGGCCAGCGATCTTGGTTACGACGATGACAGCCGTTCTGCAGAAAAAGTCTACAAGGCTTGTCTCGCTACCCGGCACGCGCTAGCCAAGCTTCTCAACGCAGAGCTGTTTAAGGCACTTGTCGAGGGTGATTTCGACTACGACGAATTCGAGGATGGGGTTGAGTCGGTGGCCGCCCATTACGCCGGCACCACCGCCCGCCACACCTTGGCTGGCCTCACCCGGAGCAAAGCGTGAGCCTGCATACCCGTATAGCTAAAGCTTTGGACTGGTCGGAGGCTGACGTGAAGGGCTTTTCGCTTAGAGCACTCCGTGAACTACTCCGCACCACACACCCCAAACTCGCACATGAGATCACCGAGCTGGAACGCAGCGGCGGGCACATTAAGGGGGAACCATGACCTATTCCGACCAGACCGTGAAAGAGCGAAAGAAAGTCTGGAAGCTTTGTTTGCAGGTGCGCTGGGATGGCCCCCGTTGGGACGAACACGGCGACGCCCTGGTCAATCAGATTGTCCAGATGGAGCGTGACCTCGACGCGCTTAGGCACGAGGTGCAGGTTAAGCGTCTGGCCGAGGAAGAGATCACAGAGCAGCTGGGCCTTAAACCCAACCGTCCAGACGAATCTCCCATCCACGCGCTGATTGATGCCTACCGCGTGTGTGACCAATGACGCACCCACAGCACCACTATTTGGCTGGCGAACTTCTGGATCACAAATACTGTCGCTGGGAAAACAGCCTCAACCAGGAGTACCGCAGCATGCTTTTAGCTCTGCGCCGCCGTCTTTTTAATGGCCCGGAGGAAGTGCTGGTTGAACACACAGATCGAGAAGAGTCTCACAAAGAGAAGTTAGCTCGCGCCCGAAAACTCAGACTAACCAAGCGTTATGCTGATCACACTTCGGATTGGCTGCAGTGGGCGTCTGCGTTTTGCTGGGCACGTGTCGGCCCGGTCGAGGATCTGGTCAGCGACCTACGCAATACTTTTTGGAGGCAAATGGCCCACGATTATGAAGCGGTGTTAGCCACTCGCACGCACCCTATTTGCTATGGCGGCCTCGTCTCCAACTTCTCAGCGATCTTTGAGCCCGCCCGCAGCCGCAGTGAGGTATTCGGCAAGAGCGAATCCGACCTGCCGTATGGGGCTTTAGTCTCGACGAAACAACGGCACGTTTGGTTCTGGGATCCCTCCCGAGGAGCACGTCGCCAACAACTAGGGAGTAAATAAATGGACCCCAACGCTACGCTCGCCCTCATCTTCCACCTCCTCACGGACGTAGATCATCCAGACGGCGTCCGTGAGGAGCTCACTGAAGCCCTTCAAAATCTCACTGACTGGGTGGGTAATGGTGGGTTTATCCCAGAACTCTCCATCGAGGCCGGCACACCCACCCGCTACTTTTTAACTGAAGGCTGATCTAACAAACTTAGACATATGTCTTGACAGCTATATGCCTGCGTGTATAATGAACTCATGAGCACGAAGGAGCCCCGCATGGCCCACACCGCATCTATCTTGGATCTATTAGAAGTTGAGAACCTTTGGTACGCCTGGTGCCCTGAATTACCTATCCTGCCCGCAGGCAGCCAGGTGGATGTGTCGGAACTCCTCCTCCAATCAGCGCCCAACGACACTGACGGCCCAGGTTCTTGGCTTTTTGATTGTCGCGCAAGGATACTCTCGCAGTCTGGTAGCACTACCGAGGTGCAACTATCGGATGGTCGCACCGGCTGGGTCGACGGTCCTTTTCGCCTCGGCAGTGAGGTTGGGTGATGGGGTACGAGCAAGCCAAAGTAGCAAAGCTCGCCGCGTCTAACTGCATTTGCTGCGGGCGCACGCTCTTAGACGCGGTGTCGGTGGAGCTGGGGATCGGGCCCGTCTGCCGGGACAAATATCTGCCGGCAGATCTTGGTGCCTCTGAGGCGCAGCGAACGGAGGCCAACAAGCTTGTGGCTATTGCCGCCCTCGACTCCACCGCGAACGCGCAGAAATTGGAGCTCGCTGATCAAGTGTCTGCACTGGGCTTCCCCTTGTTCGCCGACATTGTGCGCAAACGGTTCACCAAGAAGACGATCGTGATCACAGCCACAGAGATGAAGTTTCACGGGGAGGAGGTCTTCCCCGTGCTCATTGTCCAGACGCCCTTTGGTCCCGCCACATCGAAGTTTAACTATCAGCTTAAAAACTGCGTGCCGTGGAAAGATCGCAAAGCCCTATGGGCCTTTCTAGACAAGCCGACTAAAGCTAAGAAATCGATCTGGAAGGGGTGGGCGGTCAAATCCACCCCGAAGATCAAACGCGACATCTACGAAGCACTCAAAAGCTGCTTCCCCGGCGAGAAAGTGCTCGGCCCCAAAGGCACGTTCGTCCTCGCAGAAAGCACCTCATGAATTTCATTGAAGGACTGGACGTGGAAAAGCTGGTGTCTGGACTTGCCCTTGAGGATCTCGGGCCCTGCCCGCTCTGCGCCCGCTCGATCGAGGCCGGTCAACCCGTAGCGGCGCAGGAGGACGTGACCACGGCACACGCACGCTGCATGCAGGCGCACGTTGCTATTCTCGACGTGATGCACGACCGCGCGCACGCACTCAGCGCGGCATTGATGGAGGTCGTCGACAAATTCATCGGTGACAACGGCGGCGTGTATTTTGTGCCTGCCCAGATACCGCTCGCCGCCACTGAGCAATTAGCCAGCGTCTGGCGTCGTTTGGTCAAAGAGGGCGGCATGAGCAAAGTCGAGGCGGTCACGATCCAACGCGAGGCGATCGAATGCTCCCGGGGCATTGTGGCCCACATGCAGGAGCACGACGGACGCCTACCAGGTACCGACGCCTGCCACACGCCAGCTAAGCCCGCCGAGCTCCCCGCGTCTCCCGTGGAGATTCCGTGGGAGCACCGGGTAGCGCTCGGCAACATTTTTGGAGGCATGGTCACGAGGGCGCTGAGTGGCGTCTGGACGGGCGAGCCGGAAGAAGTCTAAGGAGGACAAAATGGAAGAGGACCAAATTAGAGGCGATTGGCGCGCGGAGCTGGTGAAATCGACGGAGCTGCTTCGGGAGAGATTTGTGGCGGCATTGAAACTCATGCCCACGGGCAGCCTGATCGAAAGTGACAAGCTCTTGGAACGGGTAGACGCGGCAACGGGCAAGGCGAATGAGGAGCTGACGCGTGAGCGCAACTGGATGTGAGGTTGTGGAGCAGGACACGGTTCCAGGGCACAGGCAATTGGCTGGCCCCGGTGGTTGGGCGTTCTGGACGGGCACCGTCTGGAAATTGTTCAATGCGGCTGATCAGCTGAAGGGCCTCACGGACGCGAGTTCCGTGGAGCTGCACGAAGTGGCCGCGCGCCGATGGTGCGCTAGCTGACAGTCTGACCCGGCACCCGCTAGGGTACGGATCGTGGACCTATCTTTGATTTACTTGCTGATTGACGTCGCTGCGCAGCACGCACCGCCGCCCGTGAAGCTCACTGCTATTGCAGGGCTGACCGCGCTTGAGGTGATCCTGATCAGCACGGTCGGAACCATGGGTGGCGTGGTGGGGATCGTCTGGAAGTGGGGGAACGGCATGCGCAAAGAGGCTGCCGTTTTGCTCGAAGCGCGCACGGCTACGATCACGAAGCTGGTGACCGATCAGACAGCGGACAACAAAGACATCATCCACGCCCTCCAAAACGTCGACAAATCACTGGGCCAACTGGTGGCCAAAGTCGACAAATGATCAAGGACGTACTCCGATGGTGAAACTCTTGGCCAAGCTATTCCACCGCGACGACGAGGGGGAGCAAGACGGCGAAAGCGTCGACTGCCCCAGCACCGACGAGCTCGACGCCACACGGGAAGAGAAACGCAAAGTGCTCGCACGGATCAGGAGCAAGACGCGCACAATGCGCGCGCAGATCCCAGCAGACAGTGTGGAAGGTGATCCGGTCACGGGCGAGCACGCGCTCGCTTAATTGTGTTGACAGCAACCACGGTTGTTTGAGACAACAATCTCGTTGTGCAGCGAGTCGACTCGCTGACGGGACCCCCTCTTAGAGGGGATAGCAACACCCCGACCCGGGGGACAACAAAAGTTGGCCGATCCTCTCAAAATAGAGGCCGGTTAGTGAGGGTCAGTCCCATCGAGGGGTGAGCCGGCAACGGCGAGCCCTGCCAAAGACGACGGGGCTGAGGGCTTGGTGCGGTGTTTGGGCCTTTGGGTCCGCGGGCCGTGGATAAGCCGCAGAGCGCCCGGGGGCAGGCCCCGGGTGGAGTAGGATGGGGCTTGTACCCCCACACCGCTTCAATAGCCTTTCGGGGCTTTCCCCCGGGGTGTAAAACCCGGTCATGAGGGGAGGGGTCGCAAGTTTACGCTTGCGGCCTTTTTTCGTTACGATCCGGTCAATGTCTCAACACGGCCGAGAACAACAAGGACTCGGAGGTCATCTCAGCGTTGACCTCGTGCGGCTTTCTGTTGAGTTCGAGCACGAGGGGGTGAAACCCAATGTGCAGGCTCAGCTTCTCGCAGCAGAGGCCAACGCTGCGTTCTGGCGCAAATCAGCCGAAGAGTCTGAGATCAGCGCAAAGCATATAGCCACGATCCAGGCTCAAGCGCGATCGGTAGCCAAGCGCATGCGTGAGTCTATGCGCAAGGCGGGTATGCTCGACACAGTGCACTGACGTCTGGACTTTCCAGACGATCGCCGCCAGTCTTTGCCTTGTGACCACCGCAGGCTTTCGTGACCTCTTCAGTGCTTCAGTCCCCGAGTGGGATGAGAACGACGTGGAGAAACGTGCACACGCCGCCGTGGAAGGCGGCGATGACGCGTGGGACGCGTTCACCTTAGAGATGATGAGGAACAGCTGCGCGTTTTTCGCCAGTGAGTTCCTGTCTGGACCAATACAAGCTCCCTACAACGGCCATTTTGTCGTCGCAGATCATCACATGGAATGGGATGATCTCGTCGCGGAGCAGGATCGCATTTGCGTGCTAGCCCCCCGGAATCATGGGAAGTGCCAGGTTGAGGGTGCGCTCATAAATGCGGCTGATGGCCGCCGCATCCCGATCGAGTCTTGGTCAGGCGGCGAGGTGATCGCTTACGACGAGGACACGCACAAACTCGTGCCCACCTATGCGCCCGCGTCCCGGCGCAACGGGCACAAGCGCTGCCTAGAGATCACCACGAAGACGGGCCGCCGCGTACGCGTCACGGAAAATCATCCGTTGAGGTTGCTGGATCGTTGGCTCCGTGCTGATCAACTGGTGGTGGGCCAGCGCATCGGTGTCCCCCGCAGGCTACAAACGAGCGCCAGCAAAACGGTGGATGACGCTTGGCTTCTAGGGATGTTGATTGGCGATGGCGGCCTTACCGGAACCGGGGTCACGATCACCGTGGCCGATGCCGTTACGTTGGGGGCAGTCAAACAGGAAGCGGCTCGGTTGGGGTGGGGGCTCACCCGCAGGCCCGCGGACCCGATCACTTATGGACTGCACGCCAACTATGCTCGCGAGGGTGGCCCCGTGCAGCGTATGCGAGCGCTTGGCCTCATGGGGCACACAGCGCATGAAAAGCGCGTGCCTAAAGAGTTGTTCACAGCCTCGGACACGTCGATCGCTGAATTCCTTGCGGGGTATCTGGAAGCCGATGGTACTTGTGCCTTGTCTGGGGGCGGCGCAGTCGAGTTTTATTCTGTCTCGGAGCAACTCCTACGAGACGTGCAACACCTCCTTGTGCGCTTAGGCGTGGTGGCTGTGCTGGGCCGTAAAAAGGGCAAATACCTCGCGAAAGATCATTGGTCGTGGCGTCTCACAGTCAGGGGGCAAGACGTCTTGCGCCTTGCCGCGCAGATTAGTTTGCGAGGGGGCAAGGCAACGCAATTGGCGGCCCTGGTCCAGATGCAGGAGGCCAAAGATCCCCCACATGGCCCAGCCATTGATCGCTTTCCTCGGGATGTGTGGGAGCAGGTCGAACATTCTGAGACTTGGTTTCGGGACCGCGGACATCCCCGCCCCACCCCACAGTACGAACCGACGCGAGCCAAGCTGCGTGCGATCGCAGTTGCGGAAAACAACAGCGAGCTGTTGGCTCTTGCTGACGCAGATGTGCTTTGGGATGAGATCATCGCTATCGAGGATATTGGGGAGCAAGAAACTTGGTCGATGCACGTCCCTGGTTTGGTGAACTACGTCTCCGACGACGTCATCAACCACAACACGTTTTATTTTGATTTCGCCTACCCCATCTGGAAAGCAGCGTACCTGCCCGGGGGCCGCGGCTACATTTTCTCGGCGACCCAAGACCAGGCCGTGCGCATTTTGGAGGACATCAAGGAGGAGATTGAGTCCAACCCGAAGCTCGCATTTCTCAACCCAAAGAACAAAGCGCGCAACTGGAGCAAGACGCAAATCACGTTGGCCAACGGTCACAAAATCTATGCACGAGGCTACGGCACCAAGATTCGCGGCGCCCACCCGGATTGGATTGTTGTCGACGACGGGCTGAACGACGAGGACGCGTACTCCGAGCTCGTGCGCACCAAGCACATCGACTATTTCTACACGGCGATCACCAACATGGTGAACCCCGGTGGCCAGGTCATCGTCGTCGGCACGCCATTCCATGCGGCTGACCTCTACGCGGACCTGTCGACGAACAAACGTTATTGCTACCGTAAATATGCCGCCCGTGATGCGGAAGGCAAAGCCTTGTGGCCCGAGCGCTTCTGCGCGACCAAAGCTGAACGTCTTCGCTATCTGGAACAAGGCATCGTCGTCGAATCGCTGGAAGAGCGTGAGATCGAGATCAAGAGCGTGCGCTTCACGCGCGAGTTCATGTGCGAGCCAATCAGCGATGAGATGAGCCTGTTCCCCGGCAAGCTGTTCCAGGGGGCTCCCGTCGAGCAAATCGGCGTGAAGATGGGCCAGCCTCGTGCCTATTACGAAGAGCTCGGCATCACGAGTTTCTACATCGGGTTCGACTTCGCAATCTCCACCTCGACGGGCGCCGATTACACCGTCGGGTTCGTGCTTGGCGTTGACCAGTTTCGCAACCGCTGGGTGATCGACATCCAGCGTCACCACGGCCTGGCCTACAACCAACAAAAGGGGCTGATCAACGCTCTTGGCCAAAAGTACGACGCTGATCTCATCTATCTGGAGTCGAACCAGATGCAGCGGATCTTTGGTGACGAGCTCATCCGCGAAACCGATCTGCCGATCTTCAAGTTCGTGACGTCTGGAACCAAGAAGAACAACAACAGCCAGCCCACAGGCAACACGCACACCATGAACAAGAACACCTTGGAAGGTGGAGTGCCCCAGCTGCGCGTGCTCCTCGAAAACGCCAAGGTGCGCATCCCCCGCGGCGATCGCGAAAGCGTCGAAAAGGGTGACGAGTGGATCAAGGAGATGCGTCACTTCACTTGGCTGGAGGGCAAGCTCCAGGGGGTGGGTTCGCACGATGACACCGTGATGGCGTTCTGGATTGCCAACTGCGCTGTGCGCGCTGGCGCCTTCGGCTTTTCTTTCGGTGACGACGATGACCTCAGTCTGGACGAACTTCTTGAGCAGCAAATGGCTGAACCGGACAGCGCGGCGTTGGGTAACGACCCCGTGGGGGACTTGCTCAAAGATTGGGGAGGCGACGTAGAGCTGGAGGACGCGCCCAAAGACGCGATCAAGGAGTTCCTGCAAGCCAACCTCACAGTGGAAAACCTCGTAGGACCCAAGGCCACACGTTCAGCGAGTGAAGCCGCTTTGGTCCCTGATGAACTCCTCCATCCAGACGAGCTGGCGTGGAGGCATCTACCTGGACTCGGCAACAAGGATTTCGAGTGGTAGACGTCAGGCATTCACGCAGGCCACACTGAGCACTCGAAGAGGGTCCTAAATGCCGGCAAACGTCACCGACCACGACAAATGGGCCCGCGCCAAAGAGCAGGCCGCCAAACAAGGGCAAGGCGAAAACTACGCCTATGTGTCTGGAATTTACCAGACGATGGGCGGTGGTTTTACAAGCAAGACCACCAAGGGCGCGTGCTTCCACGTCCTCGTTGAGGACAATCAGCCCATGGCGGGCAGCGACGACGCTAGTGGTTTGACTGTCGACGTGAAGTATGACCGTCTGACCATGACCGAAGGTAACGGTGGACTCAGTAAAGCCACAGGCATCATCGCAGGCCAAATTCCACGTATGAGCATCCCGAGCTCGCTCACGGCAATGCCAAAAGGCGGGCGCACGGTGGCCAAGCTTTTGGCCTTCACCGAGCCGGTGCTCACCCCCGCAGGGATCACCCGCGGACTTGCCCTTTCGCAAGGGCAGGAGCACGAAATTCAGGCGCTGGTACAAGCCAACATGGATCACCCCGAGGTGAACTACCGCACCTCACTGAACCACAAGCTGCAGTACATGCAGCTGGACAGCGTGCAGCGTCGTGCCGTGGTGCAACGTGCCTCCCGGTATTACCAAGACCACGGCAACAACCAGAATGAGGCCGAGCGTTTGCAACGCCGCCTAATCGGTTTACGCAAGGCTGACCAAGGGGTGCGCTATTGCCTCGCAATGGATGCGGCGGGCCGAGCGATGGCGCAACAAGCGTGGGACAATGACGGCGACGACTCACATCCAGATTTTGACGAGTCAATGCGCAAGGCTTCACCCCGTGGGGGCAGCTACCACCGCCGTGTCACCGACAAAGAAACGGGCAAGCACCGCTATTTCTACAACGAAGACGACTACGCAAAACAAGACGGTGCGCACGTGTCTGGACGGGACGTCCTCAAGCGCAAATGCCGGGAGGGCTTAGCCAAACGCGTGGGCAAGGGATGCACCCTCGATGATCTCAAGGGCTACGGGGGCTACGACGATGAACTCGTCAAAGACGCGATCCGTGACTCCGTGAAGGCCGGCGAGCTCGTACACACGGCGGGCAAACTCGCTCCTTCCAAAGCGTGAGAAGACTCACGCAGATCTATCAGTTAGGGTTCTGGACATGAATTACAACGACCTCGCAAAAGCTGCCTTTGATGCCTCCACCCAGGCCGAGAAGGAGAACACGCCCGCGTTACACAAGAGCGCGTCGGCCGCCCATGCACTCGCCCGCGACGCGTCCCGCGAATTGGCGAAGAGCACCGGTCAGCTTGATGAACTCCAGATGGGCCTCGTCGACGATCCCCAGACGTCTGGGCACCAGTCCCGGCACGAATGGCATGACTCCCGCTCAGCCCAGCTGAGCAAGGCCGGCACCGACAAGCCCGCTGAGCAGGTCGATGTCACCGCCGAAGGTGGTTCCGATGACGAGCCCGACGAGTCTGAAGCTGAGGCCGCGAAAGAAGAGGGGTCGGAAGCGAATGAGGGGCCACCCATGGCGAAGAACATGGACGACTATTCGGACATGAACAAGGGCGGTTTGAACGCTTGGCTTTCCGATCGTGGAGAGGACGACATTCTCGACCTTGCTGCTGAGGACACATTCTCCAAAAGCTACGATGACCTCGTCGAGAAGGGGGAGGGTGAAGGAACCCGTGGAGGCAACGTTGTAGGTCATTCTGCGTCTGGAAAACCGATCTATGAGCAGGCCAAGCAGCACGCGCAACAGGCGGCGAACCTATCTATGCGCAGTCAAAGTTTGCGGGGTAAAGCGAAGAAAGAGATGCACGCCAAAATGGCTGAGCACCATGCGAACGCATCAGAAGCGTACACACAGGCGCACAAAGAAAGTGGGGATAGCGAGCACGAAGAGGCTGCCAACTTCCAGTTGCGATCAGCCCAACACCACAGCAAAAAAGCGGGCGGTAGTCCCCTCAAGAAATCGGAGATCAGCAAGGCGGGCGGCCCGTTCATCGGTGTCCGCGGCGGCAAGTGGGCCGACGCCGCGCACAAGATCCCGTGGAACGACAAGAAGCACGCAGGCAAAAATGCCCCAACGGCGAAGAAGCACGACCCTGAGGGTGCCCGCGATCTCGTGCTCACCACCGAGAACGACGGCGATCTCCACCAGCAACAACACGAACCCATCCGTGACAACCTCGCGCGCAAAATGGCAGCGGGCAAGTACGACCACGCACAAGCCACCAAACTCTTCACGCACCTCACCACCGCCTCTTCGAAAAAGATGTCAGGCGGAGCTCCCGCGCATGATGTGCCGACTAGACAAGCCGCTGCCAAAGTGATGGCTGACCAATTCCACGACGAAGCCATGTCCGGCGAGCACGACGACCGCGTGCCAAAGAAACACAAAGGCAAATCGCTGAAAGAGCTGCATGGACCATCTATGTCCAAAAGTTTCGCTGGTGACGGCGCGCTTGGGGATTGGCTCAGCGATCCGCACAACTGGCTCAGTAAGGCTGTTGGTCCCGGCACCGGCAACTACGGCGGCGGCACTGCGGGCAAACCCCTCCCCAAGGGAGTGCGTGGTGGCTTGGATGAGCGCAACGGCTACACCGGAAACGTCGGAGTGAGCCGTGGCGAAGATGGTGGTAAGCTGGACGGTGTCGGTGCCACGTCTGGAAAATCCGATGGAGGAATGGCGAACATGCAATCCACGACAAAGATGACCGGTGCGGGCAAGACCGACCAGTTCACCCCCGACGACCCCAACGACACCGACAAAATGAAGTCGAAACTGGGGATGATCTCCATGCCCGGCGCGCCCGCTGGCGCCTACGGAGCGCAGGGTGCTCAGCGCTCCGCAGCGAGCCAAGGCGGTAATGCTTACGGCGACGCCACCGCGCCCATGCCTGGAGCACCGAGCTCCGCAGCGGCGTCTGGAAGCAATCCCCAAACGGGAGCCGCTGGCATCGGCGAGAAGCGCAGCCAAGGCGGACCTGCCTATGGCTCCAACCACACCGGCAACCAACAATCCATGCGCGCCAGCACGCACGACCCTCAAGGTGGCGCGTCTGGAGCCAGCCCCGGAGCTCCGTCTGGAAGTAACCCACAAACTGGCGCCCCTGGCCTGCATCAGAACGAAAGTTCCTCCAAGCTGTTCAGCAAAGCTGAGATCGATGCGCAAACCGGCATGCCTCTGCACGCAGATCAAGAGACGATCTCAGAGCAGCGATCCCATGCTGCAGCTGTGAGCGCGCTGCGCAAGGGTGGAGACGACATCGTCATGGGCCTCGGTGTCCGGGAAAGTGTTGGGCAAGAAGCTCCGCTGCAGAGCCAACCGGTGCGGGTCATGATGAAGGGTGGGATCATCATGACGGACATTTCTGATCGGGCTTGTGTCGCGCTGCTCAAGAGCAGCGAAGACAACTTCGGGTATCACGGCCGCCAACCTGGCTTCGATATGGGGAACGACCTCACCAAGAGTCTTGCGTGCCCCGCGTGCGGCACGCGCGTGATGAAGGCGCTCACCAAATGTCCCGCGTGCGGCGTGGATCGCATGGGCGGCTCCCTCCAGAAGGGCTTTACCGCAGAGGCCCAAGCTGACATTCCGCAGACGCACAGCAAGGGCCCCGGCCTGCGCCGCCCCGTACCAGGTCGTGACCTTCTCGCGCCCGGTGGGCTCACCTTCGACGACTAGGCGGCCTTGTGGGGCTCTTCGACACAGTGAGGGAAGCAGCGGGAGCCGCCTCTACGGCGGCTCTCGATGTGCTGTCCAAGGCGCAGGATGAGGGTGACGACGGCGCACAACCCACTACGGACACGCCCGCAACGGCCGGTCCACACCCGTCAGAAATTGGTGATCCGGTCAGCGATCCCAAAGCCTTGTTCTGGGATCCGTTCTCAGTCATTGACGCGCTCGGATACAAAGAGCGGCCAAGCTCAATCAGTTACTCGACGTTGTCGGCGATGGTCTTCCGCATGCCGATCATCCAGGCGATCATCAAGACGCGCACCGACCAGATGGCCAATTTCAGTCTGCCGCAGGAGGACAAGTTCCAGACAGGCTTTCGCATCCAGTTGCGTGATCGCAAGGCTTCCCCCTCTAAGGCCAGCGAAAAGAAGAGCAAAGAGATCACCAACTGGGTGATGACAACGGGCAAGGTCAACGACCGCGGCACACCCAATGCTCGCGACAATTTTGAGACGTTCTTGCGCAAGATCGTGCGCGACGCATTGACCTATGACCAACTGGGTTTCGAGGTGCGGGAAGATCGTGGTGACAAGCCTTACGACTTCTACGCCGTTGACGGCGCCACGCTGCGCATCGCGGACACAACCAAGCTTTACTACCAAGGCACACCCGAAGAGACCCGCTACGTCCAGATCTACGACGGCCTGGTCACAGCCGAATATGGCGCTGATCAGATGTGTTTTGGTGTTCGCAATCCGGTCACGGACATCCGAAACCAAGGGTACGGGATTGCCGAAACAGAGATGTTGATCTCGACGGTGACGTCGTTACTTTGGTCATGGGACTATAATCAGAAATTCTTTTGTGCGGATGGCGACGGGCTGGTGACCACATCAGAAGGGTTGATCCCTTTGAGGGATCTGTCTGGAAAAAACTTCGTGGCCAGCACTGGCCCAGGCACTTGGGGGGAGGCGCGCGCTTTCCCCACAGGCAAGAAGGTCACCGCGGTCACCACATTGTGGAATGGGCTGGAGCTCACCACCAGTCCCGACCATAGGTACCGCGTGATCCCAGCGAGCTCCCGTGATGGTGATCCCGAATGGGTCCGCCAAGAAGACTTGCAGGCCGGCGATTTCGCCTTGGTCAGCTATGAGCGCTCCGACCCTGAATTCGATTATGAGACCCTCCTCGTCGACCGCGTTTACGACACCGATCGAAAAACAGGACGCGACTTCCGCCCCACGAAAGCGCTCATTGAGGACCCTGAATTTTGGGAGTTCATGGGCTTCGCGCTAGGTGATGGGTACTTCCCCGATGAAGGGCGAGACACCCCCAGCTGGTTGCAAGTCTTCCCGCACTATTCTCGTGATGCTGATCTCTTCGAACGGTTTAAGGCTGTTTGCGTGAGGCATGGTATTCATTGCACCGACCGTGTGATCAACAAAACCATCGAGCGTAGCGATGGCGAGTTTGGTTACCCAGCGTTGCAAATATGCCACACAGCGTTCCACCGCTGGCTGCGTGACATTGGTTTCCGCCCGTCTCGTGAGGGTAAGCGCATCCCTGAAAGTGTCTACCGCCAGCCAGCGCACATCCGTGCCGCTTTGCTCCGCGGCATCTTCAGTGCTGATGGCTGCACCGCCACACACGCCACAGGTTACCGTACCCCAAGCGTGCATTCCTCCGATCCGGCTCTGGCGCAGGACATCCTCAAGTGTTTGTGGTCGGTGGGCGTGGCTTCAAACCTTGTGGGTGGAGGCACAGCTGCGAGCCGACACGGTACCATCACCGTGCAGGACATCGCCTCTTTCACGTCGTCCGTGGGTTATTTGCAGGCGTACAAAAACGAGGGGATTGAACGCAGTCCTGCTCAGCGCGATCGCTGGGACCGGTTGCACCCGCACTTGAGCCGCAACCTTGGTACGCACGTCTGGAAGCACGACAACTACAAGTCCCTCTCTGTTGCGGAGCGCGACATGGCCCGCAAAGCGTCGGGGGGACGCGTGACGATGAGCCGCGCCTACGCAATCCACCTTCTGCAACGCCTCGGTGCTGAGGAGCCCGCGTGGCTGCGCTACCTACAGGTGCCGGTTGAGGTTGTTGGTCACGCCGACGAAGATCGTGAGATGTTCGATGTCGAGGTTTTCAACGACGAGCACCTGTTCGTGCTCAACCACATGGCCGTGCACAACAGCCAAGGCACGTCGACCAAAGGCATCATCAACTTCAAAGGTGCCGTGCCTGAGAAACAGCTGCGCGCTTTTCGCCGTCATTGGTATTCGATGGTCGCTGGCGTCGAGAACGCATTCAAAACTCCGATCACAAATGCGGAGGAGCTCCAATACATCAACCTGCAGCAATCCAACCGCGACATGGAATTCAGCGCGTGGTTTGATTTCCTGATCAAGGTGGCGTGCGCGATCTACGGCATGGATCCGATGGAGATCAACTTCAAATATGGGGACAGCGGGGGCAGCGGCGGCTCGATGTTTGAGTCGAGCAACAAGCAAAAGCTGGCGCAGTCCAAAGACAAAGGGCTGCAGCCCCTTCTCCGATTTATCCAGCACCGGTTGTCCTCCTTCCTCGTTCACCGCATCGACGAAGATTTCGAATTCGCTTTTGTCGGTCTGGACGCGCAAACCCCAGACGAGCTCGCTGACCTCAATACAAAGCAGGTGACATCGTACAAGATGGTCGACGAGGTGCGTGCCGAGGAAGATCTCCCGCCGCTTCCAGACGGAGAGGGGCAAGTCATTCTCCACGCTGTCTGGATGCAAAACAAGACGATGGCGGCGCAGCAGGAGATGGGCACCGGAGACTTTGCGGAGGACGACGGCACGGACGCCGCATTCGGTGGTGAACTCGATGGCATCCAAAACGAGAACGCAGCAGATGCTGAGGACGGCGCAGCTGCCACCTCCGATGAGGAAGCCAAGAAGGGCTCGTCTGGGGGAGGAAATCCATTCGGCAAAGGCAGCTGGTCCTCACAGGCTTTGGGGGGGCAGGGGACACCAGCGGCGGTGCCGGGTATTGTGAGCATCGACCTCGACCTATAGGAGGGCGTCATGCGTATCAGGCACACAGTTAATCCCAAGATCACCGAAGACGCGGACGGCAAGAACGTGTTGCTGGGTCTGGACGATGCCCTCTCTGAGGCGATCCTCGATGGGTTCACCTCACAGACCAGCGACGCCAAAAATCTGCTCTCGTCAGATGGTGCGTTCACCGTCCCGTTTGGCGCAGTGGTGACGGTGGGTAAAGGTTTCTTCCTTCGCGCCACAGGGGACTTCGATCTGTTGATCAACGGCGCCGGCCCGTTCCAGGTGCGGCGCGGGGCAACAGGGGCCAGCGCTGCCGTGTTTGCTGAGTCTAAAGTTTTTATGGAATGCGACGTCTCCGCTTTGATCGTCACCCCGATCGCAGACCTCCGTCTCATCTGGGCTGTGTGGGGAGACGCGCTGCCGTGAAATTGCGTCTGGAAGCTACGCCTGAGGAGCTGCGTGAGCGTGGGTCGGAGTTGCTCGACGCGATGGCCAAAGCGCTCGGGGAGGATGCTCCTGCGCTCGCTGACCGGCTGCAGAAGGCGGCCACGGCCCCCGCGCACGAACCCGTCCTCAAGCACCAGGCGCTTCGCGACCTCCACACGAAAATGCGCGCCCGAGCCCAACGCGGTTTCGATCGCATGATCACAGAGATTGTCCAGACGGTGGACGGCCACATGGTCAAGAGCGCAACAGCGAGCCCAGATTACACGGCCAAAATGGTCGACGAGGAGCAAGCTGCCTATGACAAGATGCAGGCTGCGCTCATTGGTCAGGGTTACACCCCGGAAGACTTCGAAGAAGGCGGCCCGCTTTACGGCATGAGCGTCAACGAGCTCCGCGATCTGTTCACGGAGTCGACAAAGAAAGCAGACTCAAAATGATGTCAGATACACGTCGCGGATTCTTTAAGAAGCTTGGTATTGGTATTGCTGGTGCCATGCTCGCAGCTAACCTGGACCTCGGGTACAAGCCGGTCACGCGGTTGACACATGGTGAGGTACTTGAGGCGCTCACGTTACCCCCCCAAGGCGTGGGCTGGCGCGCGGAGCCGTTGGAGCTGACGCTACGCAGCGTCAGTTTTAAGATGGAGCACGTGGAGTTCTGGCGTGACATTAAGCAGGCGCCCATGTTTAACACCCTTGATGAGCACCACCGCATCGCTTCCGGTCTGCCCGCGTACCGACCACCTCTCAAGCAGCGCATCCGTGAGTTCTTTTTTAGTAAGCCGAAGATCGTGCTCAAGGCGTTCCCGCTTGACCACGACCGGGCCATCACGTGCCCAACGCCGCGTGGCCGCCTGGGATGAAGCTCACCCCGGAACTCATGCAGTTGGTGAAGGAGGTCATCCAGAAGCACAACGCTGCTTTTGTCGTCGACGTCTTTGGTCCGACTGCTATTCCGGCTGGAGTTGTGGCTGATCTGAAGAGCGCGGGGCTGCTAGAGGGCCACGAAGATCTATTTGAAACCGCGTACACCTACGGCCAGCTGGTGGCCAAGCTTCAAGATCCAAATATGCCTACCTGGGACCTCGACAAGGTCAAGGCTGAACTCGCCAAAAACCCCATCCCATTGTCTGCCGTCGAGGAGCAGGCCATCCAGACGGCTAAGATCAATGCCGCCCAGTACGTGCAGGGGCTGGGGAACACGATCGACATCCAGACGGGCAAGCTCCTGATCGAAGCTGACCAGGCCCAGCGCAAAAAACTTCAAGCTGACATCCAGACGAGCACCTCTGAGAATGTGGCTAGCCGCAGCACGGTGGGTACGCTCAAGAGCAAGCTCGGGCACGCCATGCAGGACTGGACCCGCAACCTCGACCGCATTGCCGTCACGGAGAAGCACAACGTCATGCAGGAAGGCGTCGCCGACGGTTTCCGCAAACAATATGGTGAGGACGCCCGGGTCTCTCTGATCGCCATGCCCGACGCCTGCAAACACTGCCTCAGATTGAGTTTAGGCCCCGACGGTGCCCCGATCATCTTCAAGCTGTCTCAGTTGGGCGCCCCCGGGTCCAACGTGGGGAAGAAAGCAGCGGACTGGGTACCAAGCATTGGCTCAATTCATCCCAATTGCCAGTGCCAGGCTGTTCGCGTCCCCGCAGGATGGGGCTACGACGAAGATGGTACGATGGTGCCAGGCGGCGAGTTTGGTGTTGAGTACGAGGGTGCTGCTGACGACGTGGAGAAAGCGCTGCGAGCAGAAGACCAGCATATGGACGCGCTGGTGAAGGCGTACCGTCTGGACGGGGAGCTGCAATTCCAAGGCATGGACATCGCCATCGAGAACGGCGCGGGTGGACTGCGCTTTTGGAAGGACCACAAGAACAAGACTTCAGGGGCCAGCGTGATGCTTTGGCCCTACGGCTACATCCGGCGCACGCTTGGTGTCGACGGTGATCACGTCGATTGCTTCGTCGGACCCAACCCCCTTGCATCGAAGGCGTACGTCGTGCACCAACGCAAGCGCACCTTAGAGGGGAAGTTTGAGGGCTACGACGAGGACAAGGTTATGCTTGGTTTTTCGTCGGCAGGGGAGGCCAAAGCGGCCTATCTCGCCAACTACGATGACGAAGGTTTTTTCGGAAGCATGACGACGATGAGCGTGGGCAAGCTCAAAGACAAGCTCACCACCACGTTGGCCAACCCGCGCAAGTTGTCAAAAGCCACCCCTGAGTTCGTGGTGCCCAACCCCAACTACGTGGAGCCGGTGCCTCCTCCTCTCCGTCCAGACGCGCGGTTCACAATTCGGCCTAAGATCCGCAGACGAGCGGTGACCCTCATGCGGAAGGGTGTCCCCTACGTCGAGGGTGTGAGCGGTACAGCTTTCGCCGTTGGCGGCGGGCAGTTCATCCTCAAAGAAGGCAGCGGCGGCGGGGTCAACATTCAGGCCGAGCTACCGGCCAAGCCGCACAACCCTCATGACGTCGCAGGTGTCCGCGAATACCTCCAAGGGGCGCAACATCATGGCGATGTCATCGTCCGCCGCGACCCCAGCATCTATGTTTTTGGGGCGGGTGTCGACACGCAGATTTACGCGATCGCCGATGCCTACAAGAACACCAAGAACATCATCACACCCGACGAGACGGAGAACCGCGCGGAAGAGCACAAGCGTGAGGTGGCGCGGATCAGTTTCCAGATGCGCGACGTACCTACCAACCGCGGCGCTGTCCGTCAGCCCGAAGGCCAGTGGCACCCGACGCAGCAAGAGGGCAGGCCCCGTTGGCCCATCGAAGATGATTCAGCGCGGATCATTGAGAACGACGAGGAACGCAAACCGATTGACCTCGGCACTAAGAGTGGCGACGATCTACTAGACAAGGCTTTGTTCTTGGGACCGCGAGGGGGCAAGTGGGCCGACCCACAGCACACGATCCCCTATACGAAAGATACAGCTGATTTTTCGAATCTAAAAGGCCACGCAATTAGGCGCCAGCGCAGTATACAAGCTAGTCGGATCAACCCCCTCCACGAGGTACGCGACCAGGACAAATTAAAATCGATTGAGCGCCGCTTCCGCGCCCAAGGTGAATTTGTGGGCGCCCCCGTCGTGGTTTCTGGCGATCCTGTCCGCCCAGACGCTTGGACCGGTTCGCATAGAGTTGCTGCGGCCAAGGCGGCCGGTGTGTCTGTCCCTATTGTAGTCATTCCTGATGAGCAGATGGGTGAGGAAGGATGGTCCGCCTGGGGAAATGCTACCGACGACGAGGAACGTTTAGCGGTGGCTGTGAAATTTTTAGGTGAAGACAGCCCCGTCACCCACCTACTCGAACTGGAAGATGAAAAGAGTTGGCTATGACCTTACCAACTGAAAACGCAGACGGATCGTTCACGGACTTTGGTATGCAAGTGCTTGGCGCGTACGCGCGGGCTTGGGTGTCTGGAAAGCGCAACCTGGAGATCGAGCGTAACAGCCCCGAGCTCACGGGGACGTTCTACGACATCCGTGCAGACGGCGAGCTCGCGGCCAGGCACGCGCTCCCTGACGCTGCCGACCTTGAATCCGCCTTGGCTAAAAGCTTCGGCGCTCCACAGAAAAAAGCGGTTGAGCTCTACGTTGTCCAGTAGCCCGGTCGCAGCTTCCCGAGTAGGGTGGGAGCATGTTCCAGACGGCGCTAGCAATCCAACCTGCGGCCCTTTCCAAGGCCGTAAAAGCTAAGACGCCCAAGCCCAAGCTCGGGTTTGCGAACGGCATGGTCGTGCTGGCGATCGGCCCCAAAGGGGGCAAGATCGTCGGTTGGGTGCACGGCAAACCGGTCTACGGTGGGTCCTCTGCCGCCAAGAAGCTCAAAGCCAAAAAAGACGCGGCCAAGGCCACCAAGGGCGCGCCACCTCTCCACCCAAAAGACTCCGATCATGCCTCTCAAATTTGGGAGTGGTTAGAGGACGTGGGCATCCAATCGAAAGGTGGGGGTTTTGCAGGCATCTTCGTCGTCAGCGCCAGCGACGCCCAGCTGTTGCTGGCTTCTTTCCCCGGGCTCAAGTCCGCTGGCATCGGCGGCTTGGTCAAGTTCAAAGCGTCTGAACTTTGGCAGCACGTTGGGGAACCGTTGGTGCCCCCTCCGCACGAGATCACCGCGTGGTCGGCCAAAGGGGCCTCGGGGGCTGACGCTGATCCTCCGTTTCCAGACAGCTTGCTTGCGACGCTCAAACTCAAGGGAAACCTGGGGGGCAGCCACGGCGGTAAGATCGTCGAGGACAAAAATGGGAACCAGTACGCCTGGAAAACCAACGGAGGTCAAACTTGGGTGAGCCGTGCTGAAGAGGCGTTCAACCGAGTGGCTTCTCTCGTCTTCCCCAAGGAGGGTCTATATCCAGACGCGGAGATGATTGAGCACGCTGGCGACCAAGGGGTGCTCCTGTCGTGGGTCGACAATAAAGGTACCATCGGCAACGAGGTCAGTGGTGATCACGGGACCACTAAAGCCAAGCTTCAAAAACATTTTGAGCGGCTAGTGCAGCACCAAGTGCTGGATTGGATGATGTCCAACCACGATAGCCACGGGGCCAACTTCGTCGAGACGCTCGGTGGTGACCTCGCCGCTATTGATAAAGGCCAAGCGTTCAAAGCGATCGGCGCAGACAAGCTCAGCACCAGCTATAAATTGAACGCGAGTTCTCCCGCGTACAATGCAATGTGGAAGCTCTTCCAAAACGGGGAAATCAAAGGCGACCCCATCAAAGCTGTCACGGAGGTGTTGCTCAGTATCGAGAAGAACCTGTCCGTGGAGCAGTACCACAGCATCGTGGCCCCCTATCTGGAAGACGCCGCGCAGGGTCTGGAAGACTTTGAGCCGAAGAAAAAATGGGCGCTGATTGAGAAGCGGTTCAAAGATCTCCGCAGCAACTGGGAGACATTCCTCTCTGAGATGACGGGGGACAAAGTCACGATCCCGTCAGCCGCAGATGAGCCTGCGATCACCCCCGTCGAGGATAAGACCGAGAAGATCGTCGACTTCGTCCAGACACCCGGCTGGCCCGTCACCAAGGGGAACGTGACTGTGCACGCCCCTGGTGGTGAGCATCCCCCCGGCTGGCCCACCAAATACCCCGGCCCCGGATACCAGGCCGCGGTTAAGATGGCGGGCAACGTTTTTGAGTTTGGCTTTGATTCCGTCGATGGGAAGCCTGCGATCGCAGTGCTTTTCCCCAACGGGACCACAAAGATCTACCCCTCCCCCGCAGCGGCTGCGGACAGCACGCAGCTGTTCAACAAGGGTTTGCCTCTAGACATGGGTTCGACGGAAAAGAAAGCCAAAGGCATCGCCTACCCGGCCACCAAGCTTTTCGCGCTGAAGCAATTTGAAGGGGAGTTCCAGGCCGCAGGCACCACATCGGAGCCAACGATCGGGAGCATGAGCGCTGACGAACTCATGGCTGAGCTGGGCCTAGCCCCCGAGAAGAAAGAGATCACGCTGCACGAGATGCTGGCCGCGGTTGAAGATGGGATCGTCACCGACTCCACGCTCATTCCCCCAGCGGCCCTGACGTTCGCGATGGAGCATGCTGCAATATCCGTCCCGCATGATTGGCCAAAAACGCTCCCTCTGCCTGGCAGCGTCATCAAAATTCTCAGCGCGGATGGAACGTTCGACATCTGGGTCGTCCATCAGGCCGCCGAAGGCGGTGCCCCGCTGCTCAAAAACGTCACAGTGCCCTCAACTGGTGTCCCCGTGGTCTTCGGGTCAACGCACCCTGCATCCCAAAGTTTGAAGTCCGTCCTCGCTCTCCCGTCGGTAGTTGCTGCCGCCAAGGCGACGCAAACCGCCAAGCAACCAAAGCCAAAGCCGCTCCCGGCAGGTCCAGCGCCTCAAGCTGAAGTGACCCCCGCAGCTAAGAAAGTCCAGACGCCCAAAGAGGTGAAATACCCGAAGAAGGGTGGTCCCCTCCCTATTGGTCATAAGCACGAGCTCACCAAGCCTTTTGATCACCTCGGGGAACTCAAGGTGCAGCTGGAAGTTTTGGAGGAGGGATTTGAGGTCACGATCAAGGCCCCAAAGGGCGACGACGTCACCAAACACAAAAGCCTGAGCGCGGCCAGTGATCACGTTTGGCTCGTCCAGAAGGGCTATCTCGGCAAAGCCGATTACAAAGCCAAGACGGGCAAAACGAAGATCGCTTCAGGAGGCGGCTGGAAGTTCTTCGGTGTGAAGCCCAAGACGGGCGAGTTCATGGAGTTCGCCAACGTCATCGCGACCACGGCGGAAGCAGCCCTACAGCCACCCGGAGAACCTGGCTGGGATGGTTGGAAGAGTCCCACCGCGGATGAGCTCGACGAGCTCCCCATAGGCTCTGTGCTGGGTTATGGCGACCCGGTCGCTAAGCCCTTCCCCAACTCTGACCCTGAGGGTGAGGGCTGGGTCAAACACCCTGACGGGTGGAAGCCTATGGGTGGGTCGATGACTACAGCACTCACTGCCACAGAGTTGAGTGCGGACGTTGCTGAGGACGCCGCTTCGGGCTTTGGTGGTCTGAAGGTGAATTCAATCGGTGAGCCGCCACCACCCCCGAGTTCTCTCGCGTGGCAGGGATCGAAGGTGCCCACCGCAGCACAGCTTAAAGCTTTGGTTTTTGGCACGGTGCTGAAGGACGTGGCGGGCTACCAATACAAGAAGCAGCTGTCTGGAGCTTTCCAGACCATCAGCGGTGCCAGCTACACAGTCAGCGACATGATCGAACATGCGCTGAGTATCGAGGACCAGCCCGGATCTCCAGACACGTCGGGGACCAAGCCCCTCACGGTGGCTGAGCTAGACGCGCTCCCCGTTGACGCTGAGATCAACGACGGAATAGACACCTTCACGAAAATAAGCCACAAAGACTTCCCGCAAGGTAAGTGGCTGAACCCCAAGCTGGACATGGTTTACACGGCGGAATGGCTCTCTTCTGAGTCGGTTGAGTGGTCCGTCGACCTCAAGGGCGGCCAACCCGTCGAGGCCAAAGATCCAACCACCTTGGAGCTGCTCCTCGCAGGAGGTCCGCCCAACCTTGACCCGGAGCCAGCCACCCCGAGCATCACAGGGGACATCGGACCCACCGTGGTCACGACAAAGGAAGCGCTGCCAGATTTCCCCGACAAAGATGTTGTCTGGAGCAATGCCACCAAGCTGTCTGGATTACCTGTCCCGGGCAAGCCCAACAAGACTTTCGGGATGAAATCCCCGCATTGGGCGTCGTGGGTGCCTCCGATGGGTGTTTGGCTCGAAGGGGTGCTGCACGGTGAGAAGATCTGGATCACCCCATCGGCGACCGGGTACGGCGAGGACGGAGACGCTTCGCCGACACTGAAGTTTGTGGCGATCGACGAGGATGGAAAGATTGTCCATGGGGCTGAGTCGTCGTCGTCCGCTCTCGCATTGGATTACGCGCTCGCAGATCTCATGGGTATCTATAATCTGACAATTGCCGAGGTGAAGGCGGCATTCAAACTCGTTGATGCGTCTTTCCCTCAAGACGTTTCGTTTGCTACGTACAAGGCTTTGCCCACCGCAGGTGAAGCGATCGGCGTTCACCCGCAGGACATCCCACCGGAGCAGAAGAACAAAGTCGTCGTCGACAAACTACCGCTAGCCGAGTACGTCGCGCTCGCGTCTGTGCAAGAGAAATATGCGGCTGAATTTAATTTAGAAGATGACTCACTGTATTGTTATGCGAAACAAGGTTTGAGCGCGGCCCCTACAGAGGCCCTAGCGTCGTTTCTAGCTGACCACGCGCTCGATTGGGAAGTCGAATTCTTTGGGCCCGGGCCTAGCAGCGGTGCGTGGGCCGACGTACCCACAGACGCCGACGTTTCCTCCAAACTGTACGCCGCCGAAACCACAGTGGCTGAGTCGGCTGCACAGCCTCCGTATGTAGACCATGCCGACCTCGATTCCCCGGGTCCAGACGCTGGCAAGAAGAAACTGAAGTCACTTCCTTCCAATTTGAAACTGACGACGGTCATAGATAAGATTTACGCCCTCCCGGCAGGCGTGAAGCTACACACCAAGTGGGGGGAAACGCTTAGCTCACTCGGTCCAGGAGCCAATGCGTTGAACCCCATGTTCAGCGTCACGAACAAACAGGGCGTCACCCTCAGCGAGGGGTTCACCGCCAAAAAAGCGGCCTCGATGATTCAGGAGGCCGGTGGTGCTTCTGTGCAGTGGCCTGGTGACCCGGTCAAAAAGAAGAAGAAACCTAAACCTCTCGCGCCGACGGTAAAAAAACCAAGTGTTGACTCTGAAAAAGTGAAGAAGGCCAAGGCGTGGGCAGCTTGGGTGAAGTCCCACCCCCAATCCAACAAGGCTTCGGACCTCCTCACCCTGTCCTTCTTGCAGGAGAAGCTAGCTGGCCTGGGCTACGAGGGTGGGCTGCACGTGCACGACGATGGGGAAGGTAACTTCCTGATTGCCGGCAAGGATTCAGCGAAGTTCAAAGAGGCGGTGGCCAACTGGCAAAGTATGCCCCCGTCGACGGACGTAACCTCTCCTCTTGGGGACATGCTCGGCGTGAGCAAGGACGAACTCGCCAACCGCTTCCCAGGCACGCAAACGATCAAGGGTCCAGACAACGTTGACTACCCTGCGGGCACCACGTTTGAGCAGACGGAAGTGACCACCAAAACAGTCAAACATGAGGTGGTCGCTGATTTCGTGTCTGGGTTTTCGGAAGAGGGCCTCGGGAAGCCTAAAAAGATCAAGCCGCACGACACGGACAGTGATAAAATTGTCATCAAATTCGGCGGGATTACCAACGAGGCGCAAGCAGCCGCCAAACAATATCTTGCAGACAAGAGCATCACTGTTCACGGCGAGCCCATGGTGGCCACCAACACGGTGTTCACCGTGACAAAAGCGGACCTTGACGTCGCGGTGGAAACCACGACGGTGACTACGCCCAAGCTTCCCGATCTGCCTCCTGCTTTTGCGCAGTCGGCCCCCCCGTTTGCTCTTGGGCCGCAGAAGCAAGGCGAGCTTGCCATCAACAACGAGGCTGACCTCGGTGCTCTCGATGCGATCAAGATGGGGCATTGGGGTCACACGATTAGGCATGGCGGCGCGGGACTCTGGATCAACAGCCAGATCAGCGTCCGCCGTGTTGCGAATCCAGACGGCGAGGATTTCTTTGAGGTCACGGGCGACCTGCTTAATTTCAACCCGCAGAAATCCAAGCTTTCTAAAGGGAAGATCAAATACACCTCCACCACGGATGAAGCTGGTGGGGCGGTGTACGACGTATATGACGAGGACACTGGGCTCCACAAAAAAGGAGACAACGTCATTGAGGGGGGCTGGTTTGGTTTTGATGGGCTCACGGACGGGGGGTCCTACGTAGGCGTGGCGCACAACGGCGATCTAGCCCCTGAAGCCCATGGGGGGTTGGCGATGCGGAACCGCTTCGTTGCGCGTATCCCCGCGTCAAAAGATGTGCAAACGGAACTTCAACAAGGCTTGCAGCTGGCGGGAATCGCGCCCGCGCTAGCTGCCAGCGCGCATGATGGACAAGCTGAGCGGCTATTCATCAAATCGCAGCTTGTGCGAAACTCGTTAGGGGCTAAGGGTTACTGGGGCGCTTCTCGGAAAAACTACGACAACGAAGTTTGGCTCGACTCCCAACTCAAGAAATCTGGATTCGACAAGTACGTCGACACAGCCCGCATCAAGGTGGGCGCGGGCGGCGCCCACACCGTTGAATTTGATCAAATCACCGATGCTGATCTCAAAGACGTGCAATTTGTGCACACGGGTGCCGATTCACCCGGTGCGGCCACAGCCTTTCTGCTCCAAGAAACTGGCGTCCCCTCTCGGAAGCAGGGGTACACAACCGGCACCGCACCCTACTCGTCACAGGCGGGCTCCGACGTGAATACCGGTGGCGCAGCAGGCGTGTTCACGAGGATCGCACGCAAAGGTGGTCCTCAGGCGAGCGGTGTGCATGGCTACAATACGGGTTCTACCGTGCGCTATATCTATCGACCTCGCATTCTGAAGCGGGCTGATTATTGGGCCCACAACCACGACGGTTACGGATCGCAAGCACCGGCTAAGTCAAAACCTGACACACTCAATTTGAATTCTAGTAGCCATGAAGTCTTGTTTGAGCATGGTGTCGCACACGAGGACATTGCAGGTGTGTGGTGTGCTTCCGACCAAGTCAGATCTGGATTGATTGAGACGCTGACGTCAGCGGGGAAGACTGAGATCAACAACATCCCCGTCGCTGATTTCTTCTTCACCAGCCCAACGCAGAATAACGCCTCCATCAACAAGGCCTGCAAAGGCTTGAAGGTGCCTGCCCCATGAAATACGACCATTTCTATTTAGCCCTCGACGGCCGCCCAAATCCTCATCGACGCTTAACTGACGTCGTCCGTCCTTTTTTCTCTCAGGGCGACATCTATCTGAGGAACATCCCAGGTAACGGGGCGGTCACGCTACCTATCCTCGACGAGCATCCTGACTTCCTCGACGACGAAGAGGAGGGCATTGTGCGACTCCCTGCGGCGGGTGGCTTGGTGACGCTTCTTTGGCCGACGATGGATCGCTACTACAAGATCTTGTCGCCCGCGTGGCGTCCCTCCATCTTTCCAAAGCCCGAGAACGAAGCGGACATCCAGACGAATCTGGGCAAGCTCTTCCAGGACATCCTTTGAGATGCCCGCATTGCAAAGGCCGCCTTCTGCAGAAGAGCGGCGACGAAACGCGCCTACGCATCACTGGCGTCGTGCGTTTCGATCCAGACGGCAAGGCGGAAGCCTCCTGCCATTGGTGCAAGAAGACGGTCACCCTCCCGATCAGCTTGGATGAGGGCGTGGAATTGGCTCCCGAGCGCTACGTTGTGCGCGAGTAGGCTCCTTGACTCAGTCCAGACGGACCTATAAATCTGAAGCACAACCGAGCGCGTCAGCGTGAGGCCCGATTAGGAACCGCTTTTAGGGTTCGAGTAGGGGCGAGGTCACGGAGGAAGCAGTCTGCTTCGTCTGGACTTCGCCTTTTTCTATTTCTGGAGACGAAACGTGGGCAGCAACCCCTTCAAGTTCTTCGCCCCTCTGTCCTTTTTTGAGAAGGCGGACGGCGCGCGTGGGCAACGGAGGAGGATTGCGGGCGTGATCTCCACAAACATTCTCGACAAGCAAGGCGAGGTGGTGATCCAGAGGGGACTCAATTTCAAGCCGTTCTTGGAGACTGGGTTCTTCAACGACAACCACAGCAAAGATACAGACAGCCCGCTTGGTTACCCCACAGAGGTGCGGAGGTTCCAGAAGGGCGATCGCCTCCCAGATGGCGCGACCGCCTCCACGAACGGCACCTGGGCTGAAGGCTGGATGCTCGACACCCCACGCGCAAATCGCATCTGGGACCTGGGACTGGCTTTCGCCAAAGCCGGCAATGAGCGCCGCTTGGGCTTCTCAATTGAGGGCGACGTGGTCCGCCGCACCGGCCCTAACAACAAGACGATCGCTGAAGCAGTCGTGAAGCACACCGCGATCACCAATTGCCCGGTCGGCTATGGCACTCGTCTGGAATGTCTAGCCAAGAGCCTGGTAGCCGTGGAAGAGGGCGACGAGGAAGCTGCTGAAGAGGCAAGCAAGGCCATGACGGCTACCACCGGGGCCGCCGCACCCGCAGGCACGCATCCGAGCTCACAGGGCCCCACAACGGGGGAGGGCGCAGGTCGCATCCTGTCCCCGCAGTCATTGGAACGCGACAAGAAAGATCTCGCTGCCACACAGGATGAGCAGCTGAGCAAAAGCGTAGCGATCACCACCATTCGCGCGCGGTTCCCCGGAGCCGACGCGTCTTTCGTCGAGCACGCTTACGGCGTGCTCACCACCTTGGCAGAGCAGGGAATGCTCTAAGGAGAACCACCATGGACCAGAATCAACTCCAGACGGGCTTGGATGCCCTCACGGCTGCAGCAGAAGCCAGCAATCCCGCTGCGCGATCGAAGTTGCTTTTCGCCAAAGCCAACGAAGGCACCATCACCGGCGAAGAACGCGACGAGCTCGTGAAAAGCTTGGGCGGAGGTGGCGGCCTCGCCGCTGATGTCACCGCCCCGCTGCAGTCTGACGCGATGGTGAAATCCATCGACGTCAGCCCGTACATCAAAGAGCAACACGGCGCGGTCGTCGCAGGGCTTGCCACCCTCGCCAATCGCATCGAGAAAAGCGAAGGATCGGAGCACCAGTTCCGGGTCGCGCTCGCCACCTCCGTGGTTCAGATGGGTGAGCTCGTGAAGAGCCTTTCTGACCAAGTGGCCGCGCTGTCTGGACAACCGGCTGGCCCTGTTCGCAGTGCCGGCGTGAACGCTCCCGCCGCTACCCCGATTGAGAAAAGTCTCGCGGGCCAACCGGCTGAGGGCAACAAGCTTTCGAAGTCGCAGGTCATGGAGATCATGCAGACGATCTCCGAAGACAATAGTGGCTTCGCGAAGAGCGGCGAGAACATGAGCACCGCCATCGCGAAGTACGAGATCACCAACGAGATTTCCAAGGGCCTCGCCAAAGAGGTTCTGGACGTCGCCAAGGTGCAACGCGCTTCTCCGCAGCGGGCCTGAGCCAACTGCTTCACCCACGGGCCTAACGGGCTCAAAACCTTTGTCCAGACAAAAAACCTGAAGGAGGGACATCAAAATGATGAACCAAGTTTCCTGGAAAGATTACGACGGGGTGGACGGATTCGGCGACGGGCAATTCTCCTCGACCGACCTCGACCACCTCAACAAGGCGCTCACTGCGGGCGGCGACATCAACAACCCCGGTGCTGCGCCCGGGCAAGGCTTCCCGCTCCGCGTGGAGTCCTTGGAGCAGACGTTGAAAAACGTCACCTACCGCATGGAGCACATTCGGCTGTTCAAAGCGATCCCAAAATTGGCTGCGTACAACACAGTAGAAGAGCACAATGAGATTTCGAGCTACGGCGAGGGTCTTGAAGGGTTCATTTCGGAAGGGGCGTTGCCGACCGAAGACGACTCCACCTACGCCCGACGCTACGCCGCCGTGAAGTTCCTCGGAACGACACGCAGCGTGTCCCATGTCATGAGCTTGATTCGCCCGGCTCACGGCAATGTCATCGCGAACGAAACCGTGGCCGGAACGATGTGGCTTCTCCGCATCGTCGAGCGCGCGATGTTCTATGCGGACTCTTCGCTGTCGAACATCCAGTTCGATGGCTATGAAAAGTTGATCACCGACAATGCGCCGGCTGACAACATCATCGACCAACGTGGTCAGCCGCTCGACGAGGACATTCTCATCGACGCCGCACTGACCATTTCCGATGAGCCCAACTACGGCATTCCGACGCATCTGCATCTGAATCCGAAGATCAAAGCCGACCTCATCAAAAGCTTCTTCCCGAAAGGCCGTTATGACCTTCTGGACAAGCGCAAAGATGGGATGGTGGGCCTCGACGTGTCTGGCTTCACCAGCCCCGCTGGTGACGTCAAATTCGAACCCAACGTGTTCGTCAACGACGGTGGTGCCCCCAAGACCACCGCCGCGGGTGATGCTGCGCTACGGCCAGCCACCCCGACGATCTCCACGGGTGCCACGACCCCTGTCGACGTCGGATCACTCTTCGGAGCGGACGATGCGGGCAGCTACTTCTACAGCGTTTCTGCGCACAACGATTCCGGTCGCAGTGTCGCAGTCGCGGTCAGCGGTGGTGCCATCGCGGTTGCCGCTGGTGACTCCATGACGTTTGGTGTGACCCCCGGGTCTGCCATCGGTGTGAAGTGGTACGAGCTCTACCGCACGCGCAAAGATGGCCCCGTTGGCAAACAACGGCTCATCGCGCGCATCCCCAACACGTCTGGTGCCGGTGAACACACCGTCACGGATCTCAACGATCGTCTGCCGTTCACGTCGATCGCGATCCTCTGGCAGCAAAACTTGGAATGTCTCAGCTGGAAACAGCTGGCGCCATTCCTCAAAGTACCGTTGGCCACGATCAACACGTCCATCCGTTGGATGCAGTTGGTCTACGGCGTGCCGGTGCTCTACGCCCCCGGGAAAGCCGTGCTGATCAAAAACATCGGCCGCGCTCCCAACTTCAAAGGGCAGCCCTAACGCCTAACCCCTAGCGGGGACCGGGTGTCTGGAATAGAAGGGGTGTACGACTTATGATGGTCGCGCGCCCCTTCTTCTTTTGGGGCCGATCGTTTCCCCCGAAACAAGGAAGAAATCAGATGCTGCTCCAGACACGCTCCGCGCACTTGAAGGGTAAATCCATCGACATCAACGGCACGTCGTACGCAGTCGGAGCTGACTTGTGTATCGACGTTGAGGACGAGGTCAATGCCAACAAGGCTTTAGCTTGTGGCTGGACCGAAGATGTCATCCAGACGAAGGCCACGCGTCGGGGCACCCCCACCGTCCCCAAACCCTCGATCTCAAGCGCCAAAGCGTTTGTGCAGTTGGTGGCAGCCCAGCCAGCCCTGCAAGCGCAGTGCGAGGTGTGCCAAACCTTCTCCGAGCTCCTGAAGACCGTCGCGAACGCGAACGGCTACAATTTCAATGTCGATCAACTCAACCAGGCGCGAGCTGCCCATGTCGCACGCAACGCCGACATCAAACCTGGTGGGGGCGCTCCGCAGCACAGCAAGCTCGCGCGCCAAGCCGCCGCGGTAGCAGCCACTGTGCCCGTGGTGGCCAAGACTGACGACGAGATCAGTACCCCCTTCGGCAGCTACTCAAAAGCTGTGCTCAAAGCATTGGCGAAAGAGATGGGGATCACTGAGCCCGCAATTCTCGCCGCCGCTTTCGAGCTTGACCAGGCCGAAGCGCAAAGCGGTTACCATTCTGAGGACGACCTACGCGCCGCCGCGTTGACGCTCCTGCCTGAGGGCGCCAGCGCCATCCCAGAGGCCGAGAATGCTCAGCGCGCTGAGGCAGCCGCGAAGGCTGAGCAGCTTGCAGCTGAGGAGGCACAAGCCTCCCAGGAGGCCGAGGCCCTTGCTGCCGAAGAAGCTGCGGCGTCTGGATATGACGCGTCCGTGTACGAGGAGTCTGGCAACTGGCCGAAGCCTACTGCGGATATGCCGATCGCGTTTCTCAAGAAAATGGCCGATGCCTACGAGGTGAAGTACGCTCCCAACATCGGCGTTGAAACTCTCGTCGGGCGCATCGTCAAAAAGATGTTCCCCGACGAGTGAGGTGAAGACGCCAAAGCTTTACTCAACGTCCAGACGTTCTTAGGAGATCACCATGTCCGCAACCGCCACCCCGAAGAAGCTGAGCAACTTCCTCCCTCCCCTCAAAGAACAGGGGATGGACTACTTGGTCGCCGCCCACAAATCTGGTGTGAGCATGCAGGCGGTGAAGGTCACGCAGGTCGGCGCCGCACCGCTTGTGGTCGACTTGGTGGCTTTAGGGCTCAAGACCATGTTCGACACGGATTACGTCGTCATCACAGCGGGTGAGACGGCAGCCCGTACCACAGTTGATGAAAGCACGATCACTCCTACCGGGTTCAGTGTACTCGGGGGAGCCGCGGCTGAGGTGCATCACCTTTTGGTGGTGGGTCGTTTCAGCGACCAAGCTGGCGAATAAGCTTTGGGCTGATGGCGGGGGCTTTGAAGCTATGGGCGTGAGCCTGTAGCTTCACGGTTTCTTTGCGAGCAAAGCACCAGAAGGACGAAACCCGTGCAGTTACGAAGTGGCATCCCACGCATACGCGACCTCAGCATCGACGCCACCGGGCGTTTCGTCCCGTTTGAGGCTCTCTCCATTGTCGTCAAACTACAACGCGTGGCCGCCTTCCCTGTCCGCTTGTTCTTCACTGAAGACGACTTCACCAACGACGTCAACTTCTGGGAGGTAGCGGTTGGCGAGACGTTCAACTGCCCCCTAGAGGACCGCGGTGTCTGGGTGAAGGGCGTTGGCGGTACGTCCACGTCGACGTTATTGGTGACCCACCGGAAGGGTTAAAACTCCGACATGGCCTCCGTTGACCTACCATTAGCTTTTAGCAAGGCGTTGTTCGTTGAGAACCCTATTGTCAACGACGACGATCCAAGCTTCTACACGCGCGAGCCGATCACGGTCAGGCAGCTGACGTCGATCCTGCGGCTTCCGTCCGCACCACCGGGCACGCCGTTGGTCACCTGGAGACTGCGTTTTGGTCCAAACCGCGATGCGACGGGGACGGCGATCGTAAACGCAGGAAGTACCACCACGGCCGCGACCCCGGCGCACACCACCACGGGCCACGTGATCACCACGTTTGACAATGCCTCGATTCCGGCTAACTCTTGGGTTTGGTTGGAGCTGACCGCGGTGACGACGCTACTCAATCGACCGCTTTCTTTTTCTGTGACGATCGATGGCGATGAAAGCTGATGGAATTCCCGATCTTCCAGACGACCGCGCTAGGCAACCCACAACTGGCGGAGTTGCACGACTTTAGAATTCTCCACCCAGATCAACTTGCTGCGTGTCAGGCCGCTTTGCTCGAAGCGGGTATTGTTAAGTTTGGTTTTCCTGACGGTACCGGCGACGGTTTTGTCCTCGTCGGCGATGGTGCACCGAGCATGCAAGCGCTTATCACCTCAACAGGTGGTGCGGTGGTTATGGGCGCTGCCGCGCTCTACAACGTCGTCGTCACCGCACAGGTCGGCAATGTCGTCGACGTTCAGGGCGAGCTTTTGGTTGCGAGTACGCCGGAGGTTGTGTCGGCTGTTCTTGCCGGCGTCGTTGGGTTCGAGACCGCCGCCCAAGATCCAGATGACCCGGTGCAAACCGTCCGTGTCGTCCTGGTGTCGTCGTGATCACGTCGGCTTCGGTACCGATCCCAGGCAGCAATTGGGGGATTTGGAGCCACGCCTTTCAAGGGGCCAACACCACCTGGCTCTTTGACCAGCGTCAAATCGCCGGCAATTTCTTTCTGGGTTTACAGGGCTCGACGGTCAACATCTTCGACGCTGGAATTCCGCGTGGCGCAATCATCGAGTCTGCCGTTATGCGTGTGACGGCGTACCAACCAAGCGGGAGCGTGTTCACCACGAACCTCAACACGGTGGCCCGCGACGCGTCGCTGATTCGCCGCCCGCTACTTTCGCCGCTAACCCACTTTGTCGGATGGCGTCCCGACCAATGGTCAAACGCGAGTATGGTCCTCCTCAACACGACTTTTGGCACCATCGCCACGACGGGCGCAGCCGATAACGCGTTTTGGATTATGCGTCAGATCCAAGCGTCAACATCACCATACGCCGTCGTCGCGACACCAAACCGCGGACACCGTGAACGGATGGCACAAGGCTTTACAGTGCCGGCGGCTGGCAACACGCAGATCCTAAACGCAACGCTTTTACTCTACCGACAAGGCTTACCGATCGGGAATGTCCGCGTCCACATCTACGCCGCAATCTTAGATTCTGACGGCGTGACTCTTGTTCCCGACGACATCAGCGGACCGTTGGCGACGTCAAACGATCTTTCAATGGACGGGTTAACAACGGCTGCGGCGGGCGCAAATGAAACCTTTCAATTCACGGGCGCTGATCAGATCGTCCTCACCCCGTCCGCAGATTATTTTCTCGTCATCGTCCCAGATGCTTATGCGATCAACAACACCGCCTGGATTGCGATGCGGCATCAAAACACGTTCCTGTCAGCCGGCCGCCTGATGCACTTCGGCGAAGGCATCGGGCTTGATTGGCAGAACTTCCCCGGGAATGTTGACGCGTTCGTTGCATTCAACAATTCTCCGTCATCAGTCAGCGTGCCGTGGGTACCCGCCGCTTTCAATTTTGCCGGGCAAAACCACGTCACCCCTGACGTGTCGCAGCTCGTGCAGGATCAAGTCAACGATCCAAATTATGGCGAAGACCTCGGCATCGCGATTACCACGATCCTCAACGGTGGCGGGACGCCCAATCGCGTCTGGCGCTCTGCTGTGCACGCGAGCAACACCCCGCCCCGCCTTGACGTGACTTATCGACGCCGCCGCGTTGGGGTAAGCTGACAAAATGCTGAGCGCCGACCGAAACCAAACTGACATCCCCCTTGTCTTGGCCGTCAATAAAAACGGCGGTGTGACGGGGCTGGTCGTGGTCGCGGAGATTTACGAGGCTATTAGCGGCGACCAGCTTGATTTCTCCGACAACCTCTTCAAGGCGCCCGGCGTGCCAGCAACCCCCACAACGCCGATTGCAGAGCTTGACGCTACGAACGCACCGGGCCTCTATCGGAGCGCCAGCGGCTTCGACCTAGCGTCTACTGATTTCGCAGCCAACGAAGAGTTTGTCGTCGTCAAATACACGTATTCAGGTGGGAAGGCGGGAACCACGGCCGAGACGATTTTGATTTCGGAAAATGCGTTCGACCCTGCCCCGGCCGGCGACGTCTCCGCCATTCTCGCAGATACGGCGAGCATGCAGCCTTTAGTGTCGGCCAACCTCAACGCACAGGTGGCGCTGATCGAAACTGCGGCGGAGGCCATTGCGCGGCAGGCTGTCTTGGTCGCGGAGCATGATCAGACCCAAGCTGATCTTGTCGCGCAGACTACAGCGCTACAAGGCGTCGGTGGACCAACTTTGGTAGCACTGGCCGGCGGGGGCTTTGTGAGCGGCACAGATGGCTTGCAGGCCGCCCGTGTGGCTCGCGATCTCATCCAGACGGACATCGACAATTTCGAAAACATCACCCGGTTCAAGGTGTCGATCCCCATCCTGGAGCGCCCTGAAGTTGGCACGACGCTGCACGAGATCTACTTCAATCTGAAGGATGATCAGGGTTTGCCCGTTAACGCAGACGCGGGCGTCACGGTGCAGGCCACATCTTTCGGAGGGGCTGCTGGTGACCGGGATGGGCGCTTGAGTGCCACCTCAATGATCAATTTGGGCCCAGGCCGGTACCTCGTCACGTTCAGCGTGGCTGCCAGCGACGTCCTCGAAGGGCTGCATTTTTTCCTATCGTGGGCTGAAGGGGGCAATACCAACAACGTCGACAAGAGCACGCACGTCGTGGACAGCAACGAAGTGGGGTATCTTGCGGCTGATCGGTCTAGGGACAACCAAGTCGCACTAGAGACGGCGGCCGTGGACGGGAGATTACCGGTTGGCCCTGCGGACGAAGCGCTGCAGCAAGCTGCCCATACCGCTACCCAAGCACTGGTCACGTCTTTAGAAAACTTGTCTTCGGCTGACATACAAAGCGCTCTCACAGCCCAAGGATACACGGCGGCACGGGCACCCAACCTCGACAACCTCAACGCGCCCGTGTCTGGAGTGCCGGCAGCAACGGCAGTGCTCCTCAACGATGTCAGCACAGGGGATGTCCAGACGGCTGCTCAAGCGGCCCTCACAGCCCAAGGGTACACCTCCGCCCGCGCGCTCCTTTTGGACAACCTCGACGAACTCGTGAGCGCAGCCAAGACCCTCACGCTCGCAGAACGGCAGGCCATTGCTTCGGAAATCTTGGGCACAGACCAAAACAGCAACAATACCACCGGCTCCGTAGGAGGCTCTCTAGCAGCCGCGGCTGCTTTCGCGGGTAAAGATGTGGTGGACGACCTTTATGTGTTCGTGGGCGCTCCTCCAGGCCAGCCACGCACCTTCCGCCGCCGTCAGTTTGCTACCGCTGCTGCGGCCATTGCAGCGCGTGCAGCGCCCAATGCTGCTGACGATGCTGACGGGGAAATCAAACGCTGGCGAGCCCAAGCTGATTACACGGGGGTCACCGCAACGGACACGCTGATCGCTATGCACTTCGTCGAGGAGCTCTAAATCCCATGGGCCTCCTTGCGCGATCTACTCATGCGGCCATCTGCCCCCCATCCGGGGCGATCACGCAGCAGATCATCGTCACGGGAAACCTAGAAGTGGAGCTCGATCCACAAGGCGTGCTGGAAGTGGAGCTGCAAGCCCGGTCCAATCTGGACGTGGTGGTGCCGGCAATCGCCTGCGGCCCTGACCCGGGTGTGTTCAGCATCGCGGGGATCACGGGCCCCACAACCCCGGTGGAGATTGGCACCATTGTCGCCAGCCCGACGATCGGTATGAGCTACAACAACGGCCCTCCCACCTCAGCCTCAATCAGCGACAACGACGGTAACCCCTCCACCCCGATGGTGTCCCCGTTCCTTTCGGTGGTCCACCCTTACAATTTCCAGAAGATGGCACCTGATCAGGTGGTGTTCCAAGGCGACGCCACGGACGGAGTCGATCCTGATTCCACAAATAGAACGCTGGTTTTTCAAAGCCGCCATTTTGTCTTCTGGACGATCAACCCAGGCCCTTACACGGAAGCCAACGTCCTCGCGGGCAACCAACTCACGGCAGCATTGACAGGCAACGCTGCGTTCAGCCTCACCATCAACCCCACCAATCCGCCCGGTGGGGCCTATCTCGTGCACGTGTTCATCGATTCGTTGGGTCCCCGCGTCCCAACCCAGTATATCATCGGAACGTCTGGATTTCCCGGGGGCATGTCCGAAGTCCAGACGGGCTTGGTGATGTCCATCCCCAACGGCACTATGCTTTGCCGTGTGATGCGATCGAACCTCTTACAGGAAGCGCCGGGCGGCGTACCCTTCCAAGGCTTGGCTTAACGTGGCTATCACCGTCCCCGAAGAGTTTGGTTGGACATCCCCCTCAGCGGGAATCCCGTTTGTGATCCACGTCCCCCTGCTCACAGATCGCGACCGGCTGGTGGCCCCTGCTACACAGGGCGAAGTGGTGCGCGTCGGCGGGAAGGTGTTCGTGGACGAGACGCTGACCCGCTATCGGTTGGTCAGCCTCGGACCAGCGGTTTGGACTCCTGACAGCGAAGACTCCACCCCCGCTGCTGTTGACGTTGCATATGTACCAACGATGCCCGGGAATTGGGTTGACCCAGACCCAACGAATGTGCAGGGGGCTCTTGATCAGCTCGCCTCCCGCCCTGAGCCCCAGTCTTTCGTCTTCCGCCCAGGAGGAGCGACAGCGGCGAACGTCTACGCGGATTTCACGTTGCTGTGGGCGGCGGTGCAAAACGTAGAAGGGAAAAGGACCATCGTTGTCGACGGATCGCTGACGGGAAATGCTGCAACGATCCCTGCGGGTGCTTATGATTTTGACGGTGGGTTGATCAACATTGAGGTCGCACCACAGTCACAGACTCTTAATTTTGCTGATGGCGCCACCATCTCCAATAAGCCAAGGATCAGCGGAGTTAGCGGACAGCAGTTCACCTTGACAAGCCTTTCCACAGCACCAGTGATGACCTCGCCGGTTTTTGACGAACTTTTCCTCAGCAATTGTCTGGTTCGGGCAGAGGGCGGCGCGCCGTTTATTGAGGTCACCGCAGGGTTCCAAACAATTTTCCTGAAAGGCGTCAGCACGAATTTCGCTAACGCACTGCAAGCGTTATGGGAGATCGCTGCCGGTGCCTCGGGGACTGTCTTGATTGCCAGCGGTGCGGTCTTTGGGAACAGAACGGCAATAGGGCTCGGGACGCTGCTCATTTTCCCGCAAGAATCAAGCGCCAGTTTTAATCCCGACGATCCAGCGCAGCTGTTCGCTGGGACGGTCAACGTGTTTTACGGCGGGCTGGCTGCGCGCGTGGGCTTTACGCCTACAACGCCAGGCGCCTGGACGGACCCCGACCCGGTGAACGTGCAAGAGGCGCTTGACCAACTGGCGGCCCAACCGGAGCCCGCGTCGCCCTCGCTAACAATCGTCACCACGCAGCAAGAGCTTGACGACGCCATCAACGCGATTCCTAACCAGTTTGTCGGGCACCACGTGATAGAGGTGCGCACGAGTGGGCTCGCAATCAATCGATCGAACTTCCCTCAACCACAATTTGGCAGTATCGGCCATCTTGACATCATCGCCGACCGTAGCGCACCCGTGGTCACCAACGCGGTTCCTGCTTTTGTTGCTGACCCAAACTTCGCCACGCAATTTGAAGACCCGAACTTCGGGCTGCACGCGGGTATAACGGCCGGCGATTTTTGGCTTGAGGAGGACGTCTCTGCTTTTGGCGCGCCATACACGACGTACTATCCCAACATTATCCCAAGCGTCTCACCAGCTATACGCATTGCGGACCGCTTTGCGCTTTTTGGCGGGACTGCGTCGGTGTACCCAAGGACGATAATTCTAAACTTTGTTGGTCCACCGGTCCCAAACTCCCCGTATTTGGACGGAGGAAACAGGACCAACCGTTGGGGGCTAGGTGTCCGCATCATCGGTTTCGAGGCGAACTTTGGGGTTGGCACTGCTAGAATGGTCGGGGTCACATTCTTGGCCTGTGATTATCGTGGGTTTGGCCGTTTCGAGGATTGTCTGCTTCACGGGCACGTGGGGGCCACAGGCGCAAACCAGATCGTCGCTACGTTTTCATCGGCCAAGATTTCTGGCGAGGTGGCGCGGATCGAGGGTCTTCACGCCGCGGGGGGAACGGTACAAGTTCGCGGTCCTGGTCGCATAGGCAATAATTTTTGTGAGGTACCCGTTACATTGGATTACGGATGCCTGCTCGGATTTGTTGGTGATATGGATTTCCGTGTCGTCGGGGGTGCGTGTTTTAGATACGCCGGGGAAAACTCTATCAACCTGGCGAACTCGGACTACACCCTGGGAACTCAAGCCACAGCCTTCGTGGCACCTTCGGTTGGGCTCGATTACCTACCAGGCATCGCCGTATTCTTCGATCCGGGCGCAACCGTCACCGGCACCGTCGTCGACGCCTTCGTTCTTCAGAACGGCAGCAGCTTGATCAACGCCGACGACGCTTGCGAGGGGACTTTGGCCGCAACGGGCGATGAAGTCTTGTTGGACGGTGCCCCCCTCACCTACCTTGATTCGGTTGCAGGCGTCTTCAGCCTCGACACCGGCTCGTTCATGGGGTCTTAACGTGGCGATGCTAATTGCAAACGGATCGATCAGAGACCCGGCGCAACTGCGCCCGCTCTACCGCGCGACCACCACACGGCAGTACGTCGATGCGGCGACGGGCAGCGACGCCGCAGTCGGCGACATTGCAACGCCGCTCGTGACTCTGAAAGAAGCCGTCGACCGCGTGCCTGAAAACTACGTTGGGCTCTATGAAATTCAATGCGTTGGCGCCGGTCCGTACACGCTTCCCGTGCACCACCCCAAGTCTGGTGTCGGAGGCGTGCTCGCCGTCTACGCAGATCGATCGACGCCAGTGGTCACTAACGCGGTGCCATCCTTCACGGTTGAGCCTGACCGACATGCCCAACACACCGATCCAAACTTTGGTGCGCATCCTGATTTTATTGATGGGACGCATTGGGCCGACATCGATCTTTCCGCATTCGGGTTCACCGTCCAGTCGTTCCCAGCTATCTGCAAGGGCTCAATCGGGCCGTCTTTGACTCTCGTCGCGGGCACGACTGTGTCGGTTCCTACGGCCGTCTACGCCCATGTGACGCAATTGAGCATTCCCGCAGATTACATAGGGGGATCGATAGAAACGAATCCTGGCATTCTCGGCGGTCCAAATTATTTCGGCTTCATCAAAACAGTTGACGCGTCGTCGAGGATTAGTGGGCTTGCATTCGATGGCGGTGTTTATTCTACGGGCAATTGGCGCTTTGAAAAGTGCTCGTTAGGCGGTTACTACGATGGACCGCTAAATGGCTCTTTCACAACAGTCGACTGCGACATCTTCGGCTTTCACCTTGGTGCCTCGTTTTCAAATAATTTCTTGGTCGGCGGATCAAACTATCCGAACATCGCCCGATCGTTGCTCGACAACACAGTCATCATTCAGCCAAACACCAATATCCGATTCTTCAACCAAGTCGATATTGACATTGGTGTGGGCCTTGATTGCGGACCAAATACAACAGTTGGTATCGGCGGGAATGGCATTTCTGCAAATGGCGTGCGCATGATCCGAACCAAGGGCCACGTCGTTGACAGCTTGAGCCCTACGGTCGGCATGCTTGGTTCAGTCACGGGAAACCTTGTCGAACTTGTGGACGGCGGGAGGATGAGTGAAATTCTGTCGGCGCGCTGGGCATTGGTCACGCCGGCCGGATCTGAAATCGTCGTTGGCGCAAACCCAGGCACAACCATGCTCCTCGCGGCAGCCGGCACGAACGATCTCGGAGCGGCCACGCCGCAAGGATGTTTCTCGTCATGAAAAATGTTTTCGATCCTACGCTCACGAAATTGATCAACGCGGCCTGCCGTCGCCTCAACCCAATTGCGGGTATGGACGTGGCTGCTGAGAGTGACGCGGTGGATCTTATCGCGCTCGCCGACGCGGTCGAGGCACGACCGGACGACGACTTTCCTATTGAGGGCGTCAGCCTTCCTCACGCGCGCCAACTTGTTGACTTTATCCGCGCACAGGCGGCCTAAATGCCAAGCATCAAGATCGTCCTCCGTGGTGGGGGTACCCGCTACCCCGTCTATATCGGTGCGTTCAAGGAACTCGCAAAGAGCGGCTTCAAGATCGAAGAGGCGTTAGGCACTTCGGCTGGCGCGATCGCGGCCGGGATGCTCGCAAGTGGTCAACCGCTGGACCGGCTGCACGAGCTGACTAGGACGGCGTTACCCAGCACAATGCTCGACCCACGGGCCTTCCCATTCTGGCCGTTTGTTGATGGCACCTCAGGGGTGATCAAGGGTGATTTGTTGCTCAAATTCGCCCGGGACAATTTACCCAAGAGCTACCAGGACGCGTCCCTTCCTCTGCACATCAGCACACACAATTGGACCCGAGGTGAAAACCGCGTCTGGATTTCAGGGGACCTACCGCTGCATGTTCGCGCATCCATGTCGCTTCCCATTTTCGACATGGTGCAGATCAACGGGGACTATTACGAAGATGGGGGCGTGTCTGGAAACTTTCTTCTGGATTATGAAGGTTGGATCATGCGTAGCTCTAAACAGACGCCCGTGATCGGGTTGAGCCTCCTTTCACCAGGCGAGGGCGATCCGCGTCCCAAGCCCAAGAACAAGCTCGTGCGTGTGTCGGGCACGATGGAGGACATGATCAACGCCGCTGACCGGGAGCACATCGAGGACGCCGCTTTCGCACGCGTGGTGTACCTCAAGACCAAACACAGCGGTCTTGAGTTTGGGATGACGGCAGAAGACGTGGATGACATGGTGGCCGAAGGTGAGCGCGGGATGGCGAAAGGCCTAGCGAAGATCGCAGCGTTCCTGCGCTGAGGAGGTTTTAGAGATGGCTGCGACCACGACAACGACCCCCACGGTCACAGACATCACCCTCGTGCGTGAGGACTCCGACGAGATTTTGTTCACGGTCAGAGAACCGGACCCGCTGTCAGTCACGGCCCCCCCTGCTCTTCAGACGGTGCGTCTGGACCAAGCTGTTGATGGCACCCCCAACCGCAACGCCATTGTCAGATTCGCAGCAAAAGAAGATCCAGACGACCCCCCCGCCGCCGCGTTAATCTACAAAGATTCGTCCGACCCCGAGGATGTCGTTTTCCTCGACCAGACGGCGCCTACCACAGAAGGTCAGGGCGTGATCTACATCGACAAAGGTGACACCACCGATTTCGATGCGGGCACACACACTGATCCAGTTCGCTACCCGCACGACCTTGAGGTGACCCGCCAAGACTTTATTCGGTCAGGTGCACAAGGCGGCACGCTGTCCTTGGTGGCCGGCGCCAAGACCGTTGTTGGTGCGGGCACCACATTTGCCCAGGCTCGCGTAGGGGACGTCTTGCAGCCTCTCGGAGGGATCAACGACGCCAAACCGGCTGTGATCCAGTCCGTCACCGACGACAACAACGTCACCGTACACCACGCCAATTGGGTGAATGAGGCTAACATCGCCTTTGAAATCCGCCGTGGACGCAGCTTCACGGGTGCGCGCGGCGACATTTGTCTCGTGCATGGGCAGGTGTTGAACTGATGTCCGCACACGTCCAGACATACCCCGCAAAGATCTTCATATTCATCCCCGACCCGAAGAGTTTGATCGACGCCGGCTACGACACCGTGCGTCTGGAGCGCCGCAAGAAGACCACACTCAGCTTTGCGCCGGTCACCAAGCCCACGCCGATCACGATTCAGCTTGGAGTTTACAACTACTTCTTCCTCGACGAACTCGCTGAGAAAAGTTGGGAGTATGAGCCTGTCCTCCAGAACAGCGCGACTCCCGGCACACCCGTCGATGTGCGCTTTGGGATCACGCCGGCTGTTGACGCCACCTTTGAAAAAATAATGACGGTGAACGAACTCAAGGACATTTATTTGTACGGCCTCGGGGACGCCCTCTCCAACGATCAGGGCGTACCTCTTCCAGACAGGGTGTACGCGCACTACATCCAGAGCGCGATCGCAAAGTTTGAGCAGAAGGTGAGCCTCCGAGTTTGCCCACAGCGCTTTGTCGAGAAGCATGATTGGATCAGAGAAGACGCTGAGACGTTCATGTTCTTCCTCACGGATGAATTTCCGATCATCAACGACGAGTCGGACCCCGCCACGCTTCCCGTGGTGGAGTTGGTGGTGCCTGGGCAGGATCCACAAGCGTTCCCTACGTCGTGGCTGCAGGTGCAGGAGGACTTTGGTCAGCTGCATTTACTTCCAGACACCTCTTCGGGGATTGTCTTCAGCGGCTCACGTGCGGCCGGGATGCTCCGCGGGTTTCGATCGTCAAAGTTCATCCCCAATGCGTTCAGGATCACGTATTTTGCGGGCTTCGGGGCCAACAACCCGCTGCCCCAAAACATCAAAGACGTCATCGGCAAAGAGGCGAGCTTTGGTCCGCTCAACATTGGTGGCGACCTGCTCGGAGGCGCGGGCATCGCGAGCCAGTCGATTTCGTTAGACGGCCTCTCCCAGTCATTCAACACGACGAGCTCCGCGACAAACGCAGGTTTCGGCGCGCGGATCATCCAATACACGAAGGAATTGAAAGACCAGTACCCTGAACTCATCCGGTACTACAAGGGGTTGAGGTTCCGTGTCGCATGAGTGACGTCGGTGGTGGCTTCCTAGGCTCGGGCGTGATCGGCCTGCCCTCCAACGTGAAAGAGGGGGGACAACGTGTCGACTTCAAGACGTTAAACAGCGTCAACGACACAGCTTTCGATCTGCTCATAGAAACCAAGTGTCCTAGGTTTGCCTGGGCTCGGGCCGCCCTCTGCCCCTGCACCGGACCTAACCCGCAGTCCAGACAACCCGATCCGCAATGCACCCTTTGCAACGGCCTCGGCTGGTTGTACTTCAAGCCACACGAATACACCGCAGACAGCGCGCTCATTGGTACCCTCGACGACGCGCAGTGCGCGATCATCGACAAGGCCAATGCGGTGGTGATCAAGACGCTGATGGTCAACGCCTTGAGCCAACCTGACATCTATACCGTGCTGGGCCAGTGGGCGTTTGGTTCTGCTTCGTGCACGGTGCGCCAAGGGAACAAGCTCGGCTATTACGATCGGCTGATCGCTCTTGACGACACCATGGTTTACAGCGAGGTGCTCGAAGCTGACGGCACTTCAATTCTGAAAACGCGCTACCCCATCTTTTCCATCAATTTAGTGCGTACCCTCACCACGGTTTTCTCGGACACCGACCTCACCATTGTCGGCGGGGAGATCGTCTGGACGACGGGGCAGGAGCCTGCGCTCGGCACCAAGATTTCGCTGCACTATCTTTGCCGTCCCGCTTGGGTTGTAATGGAGCACTCAAAGCTCAACCGCACCACCCTCGTGAAGCAGAAGAAAGCTGTAACCAAAACCCCGCAGGGCGACATCGTGCACTTGCCTCAGCAGGTCATGGTCCGTCTGGAACACCTCCCGCTAGACCCCGGCTGAATCATGCTCAACGTAACCATCATTTCTGACGTCGTTGACGAAGCCTTGTTGGCCTCATTCAACGAGGGGCAGTTGGAGACGGTGCTGTTAGACATCGCGGCGGGCGCCCGCGCGTATTGGATTCAGCTCGCGGGTAAGCGGTTGACGTCGTCCAGACGGGATTACATCAACGGCATCCAGCAAATTGATGTGGATGGGCTCACAGCCAGTATTGAACTTGTCGGGGTGTTCCCCAACATGGTCGAACTCGGAGCAAGCCCGTACGACATGCATGAGACCCTCCTGGGCCCAAACGTGCCGATCGCCTCCCCAGGTCAGTCAGGCAAACGGCAAGCCGCTGATGGCCATTTCTATCGGGCGATCCCTTTCCGGCACCAAACTCCTGGCACTGCGGGGCAAGGTGGTGGTCCGCCCATGGGTCGCGCGTACGAGGGCCACCCCCTCGTCAAAAATGCAGCAAAGCTTGGCAAAGCTGTTTACGCGAAAGCCAAGCAACTCAAACCCACGTCTGGACAATCTGGAGGCAAGGTCAACTACGGCGGCCGGCTACAAGCTGGCTTGGCTCCGAAGCTGAAGCCTGCGCATTCGACCGACATTTACGCGGGTATGGTGCGCCAAGAAAAGACGTACGCAAAGGCCGCCCAAAGCACGTTTACGACGTTTCGCATGATCTCTGATGCGGTTCCCACAAAGTGGCAGCACCCGGGCATCGAAGCCGCAGAACTCGCGGCGGACGTCGAGAAGTTTGTGGACAAAATTGCGCCGGCCGCGTTTGGGGCACTCCTAGGTGATTGAGCGTATTATTTACCAAGCCATCCAGAATGGCATCGATCTGTTCACGGCCCAACCGTCACGCATTGAAGATTTGTTCACCAATGCTGCAATCAATAATCCGACGTTTGACGTCGAGGCCGCAGAAGCTGCCCGCATCCGCGCCTATTGGGAAAACACCGCAGACCTCGCTAACCAGGGCCCGGCCGTGGTTCAACACGGGTACCCCCACGCTGACTCTGAATTCCCTGGTTTCTTCATCACGCTGACGAGCGAGAATGAGGACACCCAGTTCATGGGCCGTGAGGTGGGTCAGTTTCTGGATGACACCAGCGACCCCGATTATGGCTCTCCCATCTTGGGGTCCATCTGGAAACACCAGTACACGGTCCTCGTCATCACGCAGCACATCGATTTCACGCTCTACTATTACCAGATGCTGAAAAGCTTCTTCATTGCCCAAGATCAATTCTTGAAAAGCTGCGGGCTGCTGCACCTGAGCTATTCAGGCGGCGATCTGGCTCCAGACAAAAACTGGGTCCCGTCAGGCTTCTTTGTGCGCCGCTTCACAGTCGACTGCTCCACGGAGTACAACCAAGTGGCACCGGATGGGACCGGCAGAGCATTTCAGGTTGCGGGCATCCATGTGGACGCGACCGGGGCACCAGGAGAGGATGTGGGCGGCGTGAAAACGCTGGTCACCATACTCGACCCAGCGGAGACAGTAGATGGCTAAACGCACAACCTCGTCGACCTCCGATCGCGCGCTAGATCGTGAGCCCAAAGGTGAATTGGCGATCGCCAATTCACCAGCCGTCCCAGCCACGATCACTGGTACTGGCGTTGTGCAGGCGGGTGCACGACCACGCCGTCGAGGGTGCGCTACGGGCGAGGTTCCTCTCCGCACCTTCATTCGCGCCGCTGCCGAAAAAGACGACCAATTGGTCGGGTTCAAAGCGTGGATCTCCAAAACCAATCACACCAAGCACACCATGTCGCGCTGGCGCGAGCTTCTCGCTGAGTTCCAGACGCTACCAGTAGGCTGACGCCACCTAGGAGGACGCTATCGCCACCTCGATTTTCTTCAATGGCCGGGTGATCAGCATCCCCGGTGCCTATTCCGAGGTCGACGCTTCAGGCCTCGACACCGTGTCCCTCGGGGCGGCGGGTATCGTTGCGGTGCTTGGTACCGCCGTCGGCGGGCGCCCTGTTTCTTCGATCGTTGAAACCAAGGACATCCCCCGTTTCGGCAACGCAGAGAAAGCACGTCGTGCCTTCAAAAGCGGTCAGCTGCGCGAAGTGGCTGGAATGTTGTTTTCTCCCGCCAAAGATCCAGACATCCCAGCGGGTGCGGTTGAATTTGTGGCGATGAAGACCAATCCGGCCACGCAATCGACGGGGGCCCTCACCAACATTGACGGGCCCGCGATCGATCTCACCTCGCGCGATTATGGCGCGTTCACCGAGCAGATCACCGTCGATGTCCAGACGGGCACCACTAAGGGCAAACTTCTCACGATCACCTTCGAGGACATCGTCGAAAGCGTCGACGATCTCGGTGGCGAAACTCTCGCCACGCTGAGCTACGTGTCAGGTCCAGACGGTTATCAAACTGCCGTCGCCACCGTGTCCGCCGCGGGTAACACCACAGTTACGGCCACGCGGTCCTCCGTGGGCCTGGACGGCCAGGTCGTCAATCCCGTCACAAATGCTGCAGCGGAGATTGTCTCCTCTGACGCGGGCGATGTGGGCCTCCCCGTGGAGCTCTTCGGCCTTGTCGCTGGCGTCCCCACCGTTGAACTCTTGTCGAGCAACGGTGTTGGGGTCGTCGCTGGCTCAGTGGTTTGGGACGCTGGCGGTCTGCTTGGCGCACGCGTTACTGGCGTCACCGCGGGCACCATTTTGGTGCGGATCGTAGGCGGCGGTGCCACGGTGCTCTCGCTTGCTCCCGGCACTGATGTGGAACAAGGCTTGATCAGCTGCGACAACTGCTACGTCAACAACACCACGGTGGATCTGGTGTCGAGTGGCGCCTCGGTGGCCACGGTGCTGCTCTTTGGTCGCGATGCGGCGGGGGCTGCTGTGAACGAGGCGGTGCCCCTCACCGGTACGACCACCGTGACTTCCGTGGCGAGTTCCAACGCGTTCATCGACGTCATCGTGCTGGGTGCCATGGAGGCGGCGCAGACCCTGACCCTCACGGCCGTGGCCGCGGTTGCGTTGGCTTCGGTCCAGGACACGATCCTCAAGGTCAACGATTACTTCAATTCGAAGCAGCAGATCACAGCGGGCCCCACGACGGAGGGGTTCATTTTCACGTTGGAGACTGGTCAGCACCTTTTCGACCCGGCCAATTTTGACCAAGACCTCACGGGGCAGTCAATCCTCAACCCGGCCGACTTCAATTACACCGCTGACCTCTACGCGATCATCGCGTGGGTCAACCAGAATTCGCAGCTGATTTCCGCTGTGAAAAGCGTGGGCGCCACCGGCGTGCCAGACAACACCTCGTCCCCGATCGCGCTTACAGGCGGCATCGAGGGTATTGCTACTTTCGCGGACTACCAGTCCGCGCTCAACCTGCTCAAGAAGCTGCGTGTCAATTCCATTGTAGACCTGTCCGGTAGCCCAGCCATCGCCGCGGCCGTCGACGCACACTGCGCGCTTATGGGCGGCATCGGGCGATCTGAGCGTGACGGGTTCGTAGGTGCTCTTAACGCTGCGCTCACAGACGTGCCCACAAAGGATGAGTACAAAGAGCAGATTGTCGACCTCAACACGAGGCACCTGCGCTGTTTCGGCCAGGCGATCGAGCGCTTCAACACGGTTGGCGAACGCACGGAATATCTTCCACCGTTCTTGGGTGCGGTGGCTGCGGGAGCACAAGCGGGCAGCGACATCGGCATCAGCCTCACCCACAAGTTCATGAACGTCTTAGGTTTCCGTCAGCACAGCACCTGGAACCCCACTGACGACGCTGAGGAGTTGATCAACGCGGGTGCTTGTTTCCTTGAGGACGTCGAGGGCGTTGGCCGCAGGATCAAGCGGAACGTCACCACCTACCTCGTCGACAACAACATTGCGTTCGTTGAAGCGTCGGTGAACGAGGCGGTGAACTTTGCGGTCTTCAACTTCCGCACAAACCTTGAATTCATCGTCGGCAAAAAGGGGTTCAGCGGGACGGTGGCCTCGACTCGGTCCAACGCCACCGCAACGCTTGGCCTTCTCGTTGACGCGCTCGTGCTCGTCGGCTTCCGCAACCTCGACATCGAACTCATCCTCGACGTCATGGATGTCAGCGTCGAGATGGCGCCCGTCATCCCCATCAACTTTGTGCGTATTGTCGTCCACCTCGTGACGCTGGCGCAGCTGCAAGACGGCTAAACGTCTGGAGCAGCGTCCAGACGCAGGAGTGAGTTATGGCTGAAAAAGGATTGGTCTTCACCGGAGCACGTGCACGCTTGCTCGTGAACGGTGTGAAGGTCGGCTACGCGCGGAACTGCAACGGCAACGAGCAGATCCAGATGGAACCGGTTGAGGCCCTCGACAACATCCAGGTCGAGGAGAACGTGCCTACCCGGTACCGCGTCTCATTCTCGATGGGCTTCGTCCGTGTCGTGCGCACGAGCCTCAAGAGCCTGGGTTGGTTCCCTGCGCTCGGTTCCAGCCCTGAGGAGCACCTCACGAACGTGATCACCCAAGGGCTGCTCACGGTGACGATTGAGGACAACCAGACGGGTGCCGTGATCATGACGTTGGAACAGTCGCAGATCACGAGCCGCAACTTCACCGTCGACGCCACCGGCATCGTGGCCATCGACGCTGATTTCGTAGGTATTCGGATGAGAGATGAGAGTGAGGTATAGTACGAGTACGAAGGTTGACAGGATGGCGCCCCCACGGTAGCGTCAGCTCATGACAACCAAAAAGAAGTGCGTTTCGTGCGGGGAGGTCAAAGACCTCCCCGTTTCTTTTAAGCGTGTGAAGGCGAACCGAGACGGGTTCAGCGGCCGGTGCAAGGTTTGCCTCGCCGCCTATCAACGGTCTTACCGGAACACCCCAGCGGGCAAGCTCTCTCAGAAAGCCTACGACGCGCAGGAGAAATATAAGGAAGCTCGGCGGCGCGCTAACCACACTCCTGCGGCGAAGGCCGCAAAGAAGCGTTACCAACAGAGCGATGCTGGCCGTGAATCACAAGAGCGGTACCGAAAGAGTGACAAGGGCAGAGCTACAAACGCTAATCTCAAACGGCAGTATCTCCAGGAAGGCCGCTACGCCGAAGAGAAGCGGGCGTACAACGCAGTCTACCACGCTGTGAAAACTGGGAAGTTGATACGTCCAGAAGTCTGCCCCAAATGTGGCTGCGACGACCGGCGCATCCAGGCCCATCATGAGGACTACTCCAAACCTTTGGAAGTAACTTGGCTCTGTTCCGGGTGTCACGCAGATGTGCACCACGGCTAAAGGCCCCCTTTGTCATGCCGTCTGGACTACGCTAGGGAGCTCTGAACCCAAGGAGCTCACATGGCCAACCGACCCGTCCAAATGCCTAATCCTGTTTCGCCCGCGCTTGCGGCTGCGATCGCAGAGACCCCTTCCGCTGGCGACATCCAGAAGCGTCTGGATGATGTGTCGCCACCCGCCGACGGCGCCGCTGCTAAAGCCTCAGCAGAGAAGGCGCGTCTGGAAGAAAAGCGCGCGTCCATGATGACCAAGGAGTACACGTTCGCGTTCTCCTACAAAGACGGCCACGACAAAGTTTGGGAGGCGTCGTTCAAGAACACGGTGGCCAGCGTGCGCACCCAACGCGCGATCGGAGCGCACCGGGTCGAGCTCAACCTCAATCTTCCCGTGGCCACGCTCGACGGGGTCACGTCCGAGCTCAACCTCATCCTTGCGCATCTGGCCTGCACGCTCGACGTCAGCGCCAACCCGGAAGGTCATTGGTCCCGCGACCTTGAGGGCCTCTACGACAACAACCTCCTTTATCGCTTGTACGAGGAGGTGATCGAGCACGAGGCCACGTTTCTCGGACGAAACGCGCCTAAGGTCGTTGGCTAGGCGGAACGTTGATTCAAGCCTAGGGCAGTTGCGCCGTTGGTGGACTCAGAAGTACAAGCTCCCCACAAATCACGACCTTTTCCAGACGCAATCAAGTTCAGAGCTTGTGCTCGAATGGTACGAAGATCTTTACGAGGAGATGGACGACATTCAGGCCAGCATCAAAGCTGAATTTATCGTCGATGCTGGTGAACTTGGACGCATGAACCAACGTCTGGAATCGCTCCAGAAAGCGCTCGACATGCCCGTCCGTATCGTCACCGGTGATCCCCTCGTAGACTACTGGGAAGCTGAGATTGCCGCTGGTCGCGAGCCAGATCTGGACATGACCTTGGAGGACATCCCGCATGGTTGAGCGCCGCACCCGAGTTGTAATCGAGGCCCAGGCTAAGGGCTTTGAGCAGGCCAAGCGTGCGGTCAAGGGCACCTTTGATCCTGCCAAGCGGGGGGCAAAGGATACCGAGCGTGAGATGAAGGGCCTCGACAAAACCGTCGAAACCCTAACCAAGCATCTGGACGTGCTGAACAAGGCTTTCAAGGGTGGGGGCACAGAGGGCAAGCGCGCATTAGCTGAACTACGGCGCGAACTCAAAGCGCTTGACCAAGACATGCGCCGGATGACGAGTGGTGGAGGTCGTGGCGGTGGTGGTGTGCGTGGTGGTTTTGGTAGCGGGCTCATGTCAGGTATGGGTATGGGTGACATCTTCCCCCAACAAGGCTTCGGCTCTAATGTCGCGGGACGTGTCGCAGGCCGCGGAGCACGTCGCGGTGCCCGCATGGCTGGTGGCTTTGCTGCAGCCGGCTTCTCGGGGATGGGTGGTATGGCGACAGCGCTCCAAGGCATCCCTGTCGTCGGCGGGTTTATGGCAGGGCAGCTTCAGAACGTGATGGCGACGTCTGGGGCCGGCATTCAGTCAATTCAACAACGGCAAGCCTTGATGCCCAGTATGAATGCTGCGGAGATGGCGATGGATCTGGAGCGGGCACGTTCTGGCGCCCGTGAGGCGAACCCGCTCGCGCGCATGGATAAGCGGGGCATCCGCGCAGCTGGAGATCTCGCCGCTTGGATGGATGTCGGCGGAGCGGCTAACTCAGCTTCAGCAAGGTTGCAGAGCACAGTGGTTGGGGCTGGAGGGGGGCAGGATCTGGGAGACGCTTGGGGTGCCGGTGATCGCATACAGGCGAAATTGGCCGCGCGTGCGGCTCGAAGCCAGATCCAGAACACACCTGGGCTGGCGGAGGCGGAGGACCGTGCCCGTGAGGCTGCCCTGGAAGGGGTGCGTAAACAAGGATCTCAGGATGAAGCTCGGCGGCAGCGACGGGCGGTCAGAAGGTCCGAAGGCCGCAGAAACTCTGCCGTGGGCGCCGCAGAACGCAAAGTGCGCGATGCCTTGTTCAACCCCCTTCTGGATATTGCGTCTGGAGGCGGAGGCCAAAGCGGTATGGGAGTCGGTCCCGCTGAGCTTTATTCGTTCGCAGGAGGCTTAGCGAACACGTCCGGGGTGGGACTAAAGACCTTGTCCGGTGCGGGGGCTGGTCGGTCATTCTTTAGGCAGGCATTGGGTGCCCAGCAAAATTTGGGGCTGGACCAGGGAATTTCAGGGGCGTTCGCAAAGGGCTCCCGGCAAGGCGTACTGGGTGGCGGGCTCGGAGGGGCTGAGGCGTCGTTCACCAAGGCAATCGGCGATGCCATGAGGCTGGGACTAAACGGCAGCGAACTCACACATTTCATGCAGATGAGCGCCCAATCTTTGTCGAACTTTGAGCAGACAGGCATGCCCCTCGATCCCGCCGCAATTGGGGGCGTCGGGTTGACTCTCGCACGCGCTGGCCTTGGTGGTGTCCGAGGCGGCAACGTAGGTCAAGCCTTGTTGGGTGCCGGACAGCAGCTGGGCGCGTCTGGGCCCAGCTCCGCAGTGCAACTCCTTATGTTTCAGAAGATGTACGGATTCAAAAGCGGAAGCGGCATCAAAGGCTTTGCGGGGGCACAGCGCCGTGCTGAAGGCGGGAAGATCTCCGAAGGAGGCTTCCAGAGCTTTATCCAAGCGTTACTCAAAGGATCAGGTAGCGACGACGAAGGGCAGCTACGCCTTAAAGACGCGTTTAATTCGCTCGGGGTGAACATCAGCTCTGTTGAGGCGTTTAGGTTGTCAGGTGGTGACCCAGCTACGACGAAGAAGATTCGAAAAGATCTCGCCAAATCGGCCACGCAGGCGGCGGCCTACCAACGCGGCGGCGGCCCAGCAGGTTTTGCTGAGCAGAACGTTGACGCCATTAGAACAAAAGTCGCACAGCATGCACGTGAGAAGAATGCTGTTGGCCGCGGTGTTGCAGGCGCCGCGCTCACCTTTGAAGACGAGCAACTCAAAGTGACTAGACAATTTGCCCGGCTAGCCAAAGAGGTCCAGACGATCACCAAAACGCTCGGGGGCGCCGCAGAAAAGGGATCTAAAACCATCGTCGACCTCATCAAAGTGATCGAGGGCCTGGTGGAGAAATCTGAAGGCGTGTCTAAGTAATGGAGCACAACACCCCCGGATTCCAGGGATCTGAAACCACTTCTGTCGAGGTCACGGCGTACCACCGTGGCGACGATCCAATCATCTTGTTCTCAGACCCAGGGGCCCGCACGTTCAGAGGCAGACGCAACCAAGACCCAGACGCAAGCATCACCGCTGTCCAGACCAATAAAGCTATGGGCTCTTCGTCTGGAAGTTTTTCGGTGACGTTAAAGCCCTCGGAGCTTATGGGCCGCACGCTCCCTGACTTTCGCGAATACCTTGTTGACGACGACTGGATTGATATTTCGTTCTCCCGCAACGGAGTGCCTACCCACGTGATGCGGGGCTTGATTGAGGACGTCACGCTAACTGAGGGAGTCGCTAGCACGGGCGCCACGGACAAGACTTACACCCTCTCAGGTCGCGATTTTGGTGCGGTGTTCGACAAAACGAAGGTGTGGTTCAACCGGGTGGCGGCCGAACTTGGGCGCTATGCGGCGTTGAAGGTGTTTGACGGGCCTAAAGCCATCGGAAACCCGGCTGATCTTGTGGAGCGAATCGTCTACGGGTTTATGGGCGCGCTGGAGGACAAGGGGCGTGCAAACTGGTTGCTTCCCCAAGGTATGCCGGGCGCCGCACCTACTTTCGCTGAGACTTTTCTGTTCGACAAACAAAGCTTTACTAACGACCCGCCCCGCAACGGGGTGAGTGCTCAACTCATGGACCCAAACGGCCAGGGGATCTGGCAGCTCGCTCAGGAATACAGCGACCCGATGTTCTGCGAGCTTTACTGTGACCTGGGCCGCGGGGATGGCGGTGAGCTCTTCCCGGGCCTTACGTCAACGCCCAACGACACTTCGATGGTTCTGAGGATGCGCGACCGACCTTTTCCCCGACTAGACCAAGGCAAAGATTCGCCGTGGTTCAACCTCCCCGTGTTGGAGGTGCCACGCACGCACGTTTCGAGAAAAAAGGTTACCCGGAGCACCAAGGACCGATTCAACGCGTATTTTGTGGCGCCGCAGACGTACCAAGAAGGTGGGTTCACGAAAGACTTGTTGGGCCCATTGTGGGACGAAGAAGACATCAGGCTGCATGGGTTTCGACCATTCAATGTGCAGAGCCGGTACACCGCCACAGAGTCGAACCTCTTCAATTTAATTGCGGGGCAACGGGAGCGTGTGCGCGATTGGCACTGCCTAGGCCCTTATTTTCTAGCGGGGGATGTGGGTTTGGCTCGCTGTTATCCAGACGCAAGGATCGGCCACCGACTACGCATCAACGGGGCCAGTGAGGGCGAGCAAGAGGACTATTACATCGAATCCGTAGGCCAAAGCTGGACCCAGCAGCAAGGCGCGAAAACTACGCTCGGGGTCACGCGCGGATGGGTTGGCGGCGACAACGCGTATTTGAGGGCGCTCAGCGACATCGTAGCCCGGTACGCTACGGTGGCCCTATGAAGGACAATACCCGGCACCGAACCGTCCCTGGGCGCCACCGCAAGAGTTCAGCGACACCAAACCCTGATCGAGATGGGGGTAGCTCTCTGTCGGCAAACGGCCTTCTCGTGCGCGGAGTCGTCGTCGCCACTTACGTGCAGCTCGATGGGGACAACCCGTTCCCAAACAACGAATTTGAATCGGTCGTCGGGGTTTACTGTGATGTGCTCATTTATTCCTCGCTAGAAGGTATGCGGGAAGCCTTGCTGCGCCGCTGCCTGGTTTCCCAACCAAGTGGCGGTATGCACGAGGGGCACGTCTGGAAACCCAGGGCCGCCCGTATCGACGTTGCAAATGGGGAAATTGAGCCCACCACCGTGGAGCCGCGCGACTTAGACGGCGACCACGTCCTCGTCGGGTTTATGGATGACATTTACACGGCGCCGGTCATCTTGCGCGCTGTGCCCCATCCGCGCTGGGGGTTGGCCAACGAAGAACGCGCCGAAGCGGGTCACCGGGGGAAGCTTAAACTGGCGGATGGGGAGCCGGACTTCTGGAAGCATCGAGGAACTTTCCACGGGGTCGACGATTCCGGTAATTTCATTGTCGACACCACGCGCGCACATGGGGGCGATTATGCGGACGACGGTACCGAAGCCCCAGCGGACGACGCCGCCCACGGGGACGTCGTGTTCAGGGTCAATGATCAGCAGAAATTCAAGGTTGAGGGGTTCACCTCCGACCGAGACCCCACCGACGAACCCGCCACGCGCTCCTTCCAGATGGAGTGGGACGGGCCAGCGGACAAGTTCACCATCAAACTCGATCCAGACGCTGACGATCAACCGGACATCACCGTGGAGCTAGACACTGCCACCCCGAGCATCAAGTTGGAGACCGCCAACGCGGGCACACCTACGTCGCAGCTGGTTTTCGATGGCGCAGCCCAGACGTTGACCCTCAAACTCAACGATGGCAGCACCCTCTTGCTCCAGGACAAAGATGGCGATGCATCCTTAACGCTTGGTGATGGCGCCGTGCCGGTGGCGATTGCTGACCCCTACCTGAAGGCCCAACTTGAAAATATTATCAGCACGTTCAATTCCCACACGCACACCGTTCCAGACGGTGTGACTGACGTGTCTGGGGGTAGCGGCGCCCCAGCAGTTGGTGTGAAATCCCCAGCGACCGCCTCCGCGCCCGCGGCCCCCATGGACCCATACGACGCATCGATCGAATCAGCTAAGCTCCTTATTCCAGATAACTGAGGACCGCCGTGGGCATCTTAGAAATTGCACGTGAAGCCCAACGGCGCGACCGCACCGGAGACGACAAATATGTCGGTGGCCGTGGCGGTAAACGCTTTGTTTATTTCTTCGAGCTTCGTGTTCCTGAGGGAGCCACTGAGGCCCCCGTACCCGGGGGGTACCTCTACCCTTTGGTGTTGCCTCCGACCTCGCTAAGGATGAGCGAACCGTTCGCGGTCGAGAAGAGTTTCACGCTCGACGGCGGTCTGTTTGTTGAGGAGAACGGCATCCTGGCGCGTGAGTTGACGATCAGCGCCACAACTGGTTTCCGTCCTCGCAAGAACAAACAGCAAAGCGATTTTGACCTGATTCTTCCGTCTGAGCAGAAGAGCTTCACGCGCACGATCAAGCGGGGGCAGGACGCCTTGATCGAAGCCCTGTCTGGACAAAAGCATTTTCAATATCTGCAAGACAGCGTCTTTCGCATTTACGCAGATCTCAAGCGCGATCCAGCAACCAGCCTCGGCACCGAGCTCTATTTTCACAACACCAAAGACGACGAGCATTGGCGCGTCGTCCCTCTGAACTTTGACCTCAACCGCGACGGGGCCAGCCCGCTCACCTACCCGCATGAGTTCAAATTACTTTGCGTTGAGGGGGCCGCTGATGTGTCCCAGGCTCCCAGCGAGGACGCCACCGTTCTGGACGCGATCAAAGACGCCTTCGCCATGTCCAAATTCGGGGTGTCACTTCTGGAAGCGGGGATCGCTGATCTGTCTGAAATCCAGAACGACCTCACCACGGTGCTGAACAATGGGCCCAGCCTGATCGACACCGTGGCCGACGTGGCCGACGCGACCACCCGTTTTTTGGAGGGCACAGAACGGTTGGTGCGGGTCCCTGCCAACACGCTCACACGCACCAACATCGCCTTAGGTGCCGGGCTCGCTGCCATCGACCAGGACGCCACCGTGCTCAACCTCGCCGCGTCTGGAGGGGGGGTCCCCGCGGCCCTCGTCAATACGTTGCGTAAGTTGCAAGACGGGCTCTACGTCATCAACTCCTACCCGGAGCAGTTCCAAAATTCGATCGAAGCGATTGTGGAGGACTTCAACCGGCTGCAGTCCCTGTCCCTCTCTAAGAGCGCTGAGGAGCTCGAAGCGGCTGAGGCGGCAGGCCCACCGCAAACCGTCCGCGGTTTCGGAACGCTCGGCACAGCGCTTCTCCCAGGCGATCGCCGTCGCGCACGCGATGATCTCGGTTTGGGCCGTGCAGTGCGGCGCTACACGAGCGCCGTTGAGCGCGTGATCGGTCAGGGGGACACGATCGCCAATCTGGCTGCGCGGTATCTGGGAAACGCGCGCGAGTGGAAGATCTTGGCCATATTTAACGGGCTGCAGCCTCCCTACATTTCGACTCAAGGGCTGCCCTTCACGCTCGACGTGGGCGACAACATCCTCGTGCCCAACTTTGGTAAGAGCCAACGCCGCCGAGCATCACCCGCCACGCTCGGCGTGAGTCCAGACGCTCCCGCAGAAGAGCATTTCCTAGGCACCGATCTGCTGCTGGAAGATACCGCCCCAAATGGCCTTGCTGACTTTGTGATCGACACGGAAGGCGGGTCGGTGGACCTGCGCCGCGTCGTAGGAAGGCTGAACTTGCAGCAAGGCATCCGTACGCGCATCAGGACCGAACGCGGCTCTGACATTCTCTACCGCAACTTGGGGATGCGGCGCGTGGTTGGCGTCGGGGTCAGCATTGTGGACCTGGAGCAGGCACAGTTTTCCGTGGTAGAGACAGTGCAGGCCGATCCGCGCATTGCGAACGTGCGCCGGATACAATTTGAAAATACGGCCGAGGCTCCAGACGTTCTGGAAGTCGACTTGGAGGCCGTCGTCCGCGGATTCACCAGACCGGTGAAGATACGCACGCCAGTAGCGTAGAGAGGAGTTCTAAATGCCCGCCTTGATCCTTAAAAGCTATGAGCAGCTCCTCCAGGCGATGATCAACCACGTCGTTGCACAGTCTGATTTTTCGGACGTGACGGACGCCAGCCAGTTCAAGCACCTTCTTTCCGCACCCGCCCGCGAGATGGATGAGATCTATTTCCAGATGGGGACGATGCGGGATTTGTTTTCGCTCGATGCTGCGGTCGGCGATGATCTGGACGCGCGCGCTCAAGAAATTCAGCCCGCCCTACTCACCAGGGGCTCAGCTACAAAGGCCACAGGATTCGTCACTTTCGGCCGCACCGGCACGTCGGGCACGGTCAATATTCCTGCGGGCACCGTCGTTAAAACGGCCGACGGTAAGGAGTTTGAGACTACTGCGGTTGGTCAGATCATGAACGGTTTCTCAACGTCCGCAGACGTGCCGATCATCGCCAAGATCGCAGGCATCGACGGTAACGTCGTGCCGTCGACCATTCTAAAATTCGATAATAAGCCGACAGGTGTCGAAACCGTCATCAACAATTCGGACACCAATTTTGGTCTGGACGAGGAAACAGACGATTCCTTCCGCGCACGCATTCGTGAGTTCATTTCTTCGTTGGCGCGCTGCACACCCGAGGCGTTGGAGTTTGTGGCTAAGGCCGTGGTGCTTTCGTCTGGACAGCGGGTCATTTACTCCCACGCGGTTGAGGACACCATCAATCGTGGCGAGGTCACGCTCTACATTGACGACGGACAAGGCACAGCTGAAAGCTTCATTGAGATTCCCGCAGAAAATGTGACTGAAGGTCTGGCGGGCCCACCTCCTGATTCGGCTGTCGGGGGTGAGGAAATCTTGACCCTCAACAATAAGCCCGTGCGCCGCGCTGGCCCCACCGCGTTTGCGCTGACATCGTCGGTGCGAGGCGTGCTGACGGACACAGTGGAATTTGTGCTGAACGACGCAAATGCGGAACTGTTTTTTACACCGCCGCTAGTTGTGGGGGAGGTGATCACCGCCGCGTACACAGCTTTCGATGGTCTCATGGCTGCCGTTCAGAAGGTGATCGACGGCGACCCGGCTGACCGACTCAATTTTCCTGGTTGGCGTGCCGCGGGCGTGCGTGTGTTGATCGCTGTTCCTCAAGTGTTGATCGTGCAGGTGACCTCAAACCTTGTCATCCGTGATGGGTTCTCTACGGTGGATGTCGCGACGAATGTCCAGAACGCTTTGCTTGAGTACATCAACAATTTGGGTATTTCTGGGGACGTCATCCGCAACCGTTTGATCGAGGTGGCTATGTCTGTCGACGGTGTGGACAACCTGACTATGACTGACCCGGTTTCGGACATTGTCATGCTAGACGATCAACTCCCACGCACAACCACCTCAAACCTCACGCTGACCTGACGCCATGCCTGACGTGTTTACTGATTTTGAGGCACCGGTTCCGATCCCATTTTCGGCAACAGTGACAGCGCCAGCCTCGACGCAACCAGCAGTTGTCGAGGACGATGGTGGCTATGAACTTTTCATCGTCGGTGTTTTCAAAGAAGACCCCGCCACGGTGGCGATCGTCATCGACGCCACCACCGAAGTTGAATGCTATGCCGGTGCTCGGGGGCAAGGTAACCGTCCGATCCCTTTAGCCGGGAACATCTTACGGGTGGTGACCCCCCCGCTGCCGATTGGCGGCCCATACGGGGTGCGGGTGACGCAAGGGGCGACGTCTGGTTTGCTTGGCCAAGCGTTGTCCATTGTCGCGCGCAACTGGCGCTCTAAAGTATTTGACGCACGTCGTTTGTGGCCGCGAAGCTGGCGAACAGGCCGGCGCAACCTCGGCACAAGGGCTCTGATTCTGAGCGCGCTAACTGCAGGGTTCATAGCGAACCAAGCCGCTGTGCAAGCCGTCCTTTTCCAGCTGCAAGCCCAGGCATTTAATCCCACTGCGGCCCCGCTTACGTGGTCGAGCGTGGGCACAGCTTTACCTGGTTGGCTCACGCTTGATCCCCCGACGGGCGTTCTCACGGGCACACCAGCTGCGCCTGATGTGGGCACCACCGTGGGCATCCGTTTAGGAGTCACGGACGGGCTCACTCCTACCCAATCGAATCTTTTCGATTTAGTGGTGACCTAAAATGTCCGGCGTGCTTGAAGCAATCACCCGGGCAATGGGTGGCGTCCTCAACGAACTTGGCGGACAGCGCTTTACCCGAGCGGTTAGCCTGTCACCTGCGGGCAGTAGTTCAGTGTTTGTGGAAACCACGCACGAATGGCCCGCCGCAGGCGTCGCGTACATCAACGGTCAATCCTATTTGTGGTCAGGCAAGACCCCAACAGCCCTCACAGGGTTGAGTTATTTTGAAGGCACTACTGAAATTTTCGGTCTGAGGAACGACGTCAACCCCACCGATGAGGTGTTGGATTTTTCACGAGTCTTTAACGACCTTGAAAAATTGCGCTCTGGATTTTTTGTAAATACGGCAGCTGGCTCCGACCTCTCAACGCTTGGTCGAGGGCTTGGTGTGGACCGGCCCCCGACGCTCACTGACGACGCCATTTTTAGGGAGATCATCAAAGCTACAGCCTATGTGCCCAAGGGGACTATCTGGGCGTTGGAACTCGCCCTCACAGCTTTTTTTGGTGCGGGGAACTTCGTCATCTACGAGAACCTCGTCAACAACCCCAACACAGTTTTTATACGGCTCACGGGTGCGGGGCTTTCCTTGTCGACGTCCAGCATCGGTAAGACTTACGTGGGTTTGGACCGCCCCGAGCCGCTTGACGACGCTGCGAGTGAAGTCACGTTGCAGGAAGCCGCCCTCTACGGAATCATTGCCGGCGCCACGCTGGAGGATGAAGTGCACGAAGGTGCTTTATCCGCAGTGTTTCCCACGGCCCTCACAGAGATTCGGTATGCAGGTGATGCTGGTATCCCGGTCTGGGAATTTGATCCAGATGGATCCGGTACGTCTGAGGGTGTCGAGGTGACTGCCGGTGAAGCTCTAGACGGCGGTACGCTCCGCATTAATACTGCCGGGGCGGACGTCGCGCTATATAGGCACTACGCTCGTGTGCAGCCTCAGAGTGAGGCTTACATTGACTCCACGATGCACATCGTTGATCTCGGGGGTAGCGTCGCACCTACCAACCTTGCCTTGCAAATCAACGATGGTTCCCGCGTAATCAACATGGGCTTTAACCATCTAGGGTCCGGGGTTTTCCGTGTGGGGGCGTCCAACGGCAACTCCTACATTGCGCCATTGGAGGTTAATTTCTTTCCCTACGTGGAACAAGCCACGTATGCCATCCGCAAAAGGCTAGATGGTGTTGTGGAGCTATCGCGCAACGGTTTGGTATTTCAAACCGTATTGGACGCCTCACTATTTGCCGCCACAGCAGAGACCTCGTTCGTCTTTGGGGTGCGCCTTGGCGGGGTTGATGTTCACTTGCGGGATGTCAACTTTAACGCACAGACCGCCACCGATTATTGGAACGAACGGGGGACGGTGGCCGATGTCAACACCGTATCTCCGACGACGCTGGATACTAATAGTGCCTCGTTGTTGGTAGCAGATGTTGGTAAGCCGCTGCGCGTGTTCAACTCCCAAGTGTTGAACGCAGAAGGTGGGAGCAACAACGGTGACTGGATCATTGACACATTCATCGACGCAGACAACGTCACTCTGGTGGGACTAGACAGGCAGCTAGCGTTCGTCGAAACCGTGCACCCAGGGCGAGTGAGCGCTGCCGCGACAACCAATGCGTTTCGGTACCCAGATGACCAAGGCAAAACGCTTGAGATTCTCGGAGCGAGCGCGAATGCTGGTGACGTGCTGGTGACCCACATTGTGGATAGGGTTACCGGCTTCCCGATTGCAGGCGACGTCGAAGATGAAAGTGATCAAGTGTTGGTGGTGGGCCCGGCAACGGGCAGCAGCGGAGCCAATGGGGCCGTCAACACGGCTGCCAGCGATAGGTTTGTAGACGCCACATACAACAGCTTTGCGATCGGTGACGTGGGCAGGCTCATTTTGATCCGCGCAGCCGGCAACCCCGGCAACGTCGGTGTGTTTCAGATCACCGCCTTCGTTTCCCCTTCAGAGGTCGTAACCAACAGCGTGAGCATCGGCCAGACATTTACGACCGAAGGAAGCCTTGTTTGGGAACTTCGTGAGACGACGGGCTACGTCACCGAAACTGGGCTGGATTATCGTCTAAAGCCAAACTTTGTGACTGAAGTGGGTACCCTCAGCTGGGAGCTAAGCGATGCAGGCAGCGTTGTTGGCGTGGTCGGGACCCTGCGAAACAATCCGCCGTTCGACTATGCCAACATAGAACTCATCCTGCGTGTGCGGTACACGCAGGTGCTCAGCGCGCAACTCGTTCCCAATGAAACTATCGCCACAGCGGCGATACCGGCAACGATGCCCGTGGAGTACACGAACTACCCGTTCTTCATGCCCGCAAGCTTGTTGGGCGCTTTTGAATCTTTCCTCGACGAGCTCACCGTAGCTGGCGTCATTCCTGAATTGCTTTCATAGAGGTGTCCCATGCGTGACCAGCTACGTGTTGATAATCTTGAACGCGTTGATCGTGAGGACTTTGAATTCCTCGCGCAAGAATCTCCTACGACACATGCGCAAGACCTCCCCGCCAACTTTCTGACGAACCCAGCAGGCCAGCGAGCATGGATCGTCGACGGGTTCGACATGGCGGTGGTAGCTGGTCCGTCAGGTCAGCTCGGGGTCACTCGGGGCACTGCCATCCTTTCGTTCCGTGAGAAAGGCGTGATCGAGCATGGTGCAGTCGTTACGCAAGGCGAGACCCAGCGCATTCAGGATTTGTCCGCATTCGCCAACGGCGTTTACAACATCTACATCCGCTTTCAGTTTCAGCAAGGAGACTTCCAAAACCGTGTGTTCTGGAACCCCAACGCAAACGTTGAGTTTCCCCAAAATATCGCCACCAAACGCACGGCCAACTGGGGGCTACGTGTTGCCTTGAGTGCTCCCGGGGGCGAGTGGTTTAAGATCGGCGAGGCTACGGTCGCAGCTGGGCTCATCACCCTGATCACAAAGCAGCGTCAGTTTTATTTTGAAGGCGACGAGGACAACAGCTTCGCGCTCGGTTGGGGCGGCGGTTTAGACCGGGACGCAGATCGTGCGCTCAATGGTGTGCGGGACCTGCACACTGCCGTCGACGCTTTGCTGAAAAAAGTGGAAGAAATCCAGACGGGAGGGAACCCAAATATCATCGGCGAGCGGTGGTGGGACGCCCCAGTGAACGGCAGCCTGGATGCGATGCTCCCGCTGGTGGGTAGTAGCGGTGTTCCCACGCGTATGCGCGGGGACATTGAACCCGATGCCACAGGGCAGAACCGCAATCTAGGCGACGTGGCTCAACGTTGGGGGACGGTGCACACCCAAAACTTGGAGGTCACTGATGTGCTGCCCATTGGTGCCTCTTCGCTGGGACTGGACGTCGGCGGTTCCCGTTTTGCCGCAGGGTTTTTCGACGATCTCACGGTTGACAGCATGTTCACGGTGCGGGGGACCTCGACGTTCAATGACAATGTCCTACTATCCGAGAACAGCCCAAGCCTCACATTGGCGAACCAGGCGGCGTCCGGCGGATTGACCGGCATCTTCCTGATAGATCAAGGTGGCGGTGGTGGCTTTTTAGACATCATCCTCTTCCAAGACGCAGGGCGCACCCAGCTTGAGGTCAACAACACGTTTCGAGTGCGCGCCGGATTCACCGATGTGCTCGACATTGTTTCTACTGGCATGCACCCTGCGGCTGGTGTCCCAACGCTTGGCCTCACAGGGAACCGATGGTCTGCCATCTATGCGGACTCGTTGTACCTCACGAACGGACTCAACCAAGGCGTCCGCACGGACCTCGTGCCCGGCGTCCACAACTCGCTAGACCTGGGGAGCATCAACCGATTCTTCAGGGAGCTCCACGTCGTCCGAATTAACGGAGCAAGTGACACGTTACTTCCAAACACCAACACCCAGACGATCGGAAGTAACGTCGACCCCTGGGGGGGCATGTTCGCCGCGTTGGAGGTGCGGTTCACCGAGGCCTCCGCCCGCCTAAGTTGGTACCAAGGGGCCGGAGGCACGCCGCTATTGAGCGTCACCAACACCGTGGCCGGGACCTTAGAAATCGACGGCACGTTTGAACCCTCCACTGATGGTGGCCAAGTGCTTGGTGCCACTAATTATTGGGGGCAAGTCAACACGGAATTCCTCGACCTTGGCGGTTCTGGTGGCGGGTTCAGCGCTCCCTCCACGAATAACGGCGTTGCCACTACCCGGTGGAGCAATGGCGCCGCTATGAAGTTCCAGACGGCAGCGGGCGCTGATTATTGGGCCAACTTCACTACGGTTGATGGTACCGTGGTCGTGGCCGAAGGAGGCGCGGTCACTTTGGTGGCTGTAACGGAGTTCATTGCAGTGCGTATTCCCGGAGCAACACGTTACCTCCGTTTGTGGCGTACCTAGAAATCGCTAAGGAGTTAGTTATGTCAGAGGTACAAAACCCACAACAATACTTGCAGGAATTGTTGACCCTCGACCCCGACAAGGTGTGCGAGGCCGATCGGCCCCTGTACGATCGTTTGGTGGCCCTGGATGGTGAATTAAAGCAGTTGGGTGAAAACTCCAAAGCGCTCCAGGACCAAGTGCGCAAAACAACTTTGCAAATGCAAGCTAAGCAGGCCCAAGGGATGCTCCTCGCCGAACTCCTGTTCGAAGCAGCCAGCGATCGAGGGGACATTCAAATCCCAAGTGTTACAGATCTCATCCCCGGTGCCGAAGTTGTCGGCCTTGCAAAGAAAGCCACAGGCTAAAAGGAGTTCCAGATGGCACTACAAAAAGGTGAGCTCACCACATTCGGATTCACCGCCGCCAATGCGTATCATCGCATTTGCGACGTGCGGGGCGACCCCAAAGCCCCGTCTGGACTTCGTGTTTGCGTTGCATCGTATTACGACGCTTCTGCGCGAGGTAACGACGACGAACCCTACACCAGACGGTGGTTTACCCTCATCCCAGAAACTGTGAGTATGGGGACGAACATTTTGGCCGACCTTTACGCGAAGCTGAAGGCAGCTTCCACGCAGAATGGTGGATTTTTCAACTCGGGGACGACGGACGTCTGACCCACAAGGGAGCAGACCATGGACCCAACAGCAGCCGCAGCCAACGCCGCATTTTTTGACCTCAAACACCTCCTCAGCTACCAAAACGTCCTCATCGTCATCGCGGTGTGGTTCGTTTTGGAGACGCTGAAGGTGATGTTCAAGGACTTTTGGCGGGATGCGATCGGGCAAAAGCTGATCGTTCTCATGCCCATGCTCCTCTGTCAGATCGCCGTCTGGACAACGGTGGCGTGGCAACCAACCTCGACCTCAGGCGAAAAAGTTGTGCTCGGCCTGGTGCTCGCGTTTCTGACCGCCCACGCCCATGACGTGCTCAAGCGCTTTGGGCTCCAAAAATATGTTCCTGTTCTCGGGGGAAAACTCAAAGATCCCACGAACGCCGGAGAGGCTCTGTAATGGAAAAGCTCAAAAACGCCGCTCGATGGCTGCGCAAATACTGGTATATCCCGCTCACGCTGATCGTCGGCCTGCTAGGCACCCTAGCGGGCGTGTTCCTGCAGCGCAGGTTCAACAGCCCGCTCGACACCGTGCGTGATGAAGTGAAGGCGATCGATTCCGTGGCAGAAACCGCTAAGCTGATCCAGATGGAGGGCGTCATTGCGGCGTCCAGACAACTGGAGATCCAACATGAAGACACGATCGACGCTGCAGACGAGCGCGCATACGACAAGGTGGTCCGTCTGCGCGACAATCCTTCTGCTCTCAGCAAGCACCTCGTTCGCACAGGAGAAAAACTCCGACGAGCTCGCCGCAACGGAGATTCTAGCTGGTGAGCCCGCCCCATTCGCGGGGCAGCTGCTTTCGCACGCTCTCGCCGCCGAACTCAGCGTGGGGGTGGAGCGCTGCGAGGAGACCAAGGCCCTAGAACTCGATCATGCGTCTCGCGCTCAGGAGCTCGCCATCGCCGCTGCCACCGTCCCGCTTGCCGTGGATGTGCGCAGCCTTACCGCCAAGCTCAAGGTGACTGAGGCCGCGTTAGAAGCGGCACGCCAGCAACGTGAGATCCCATTTTATGAAGAGCCGGTGTTGGTGGGCTGGGGCGCCTTTGCGGTTGGTGTGGTGGTGGCTGGTGTTCTTGCGTACGCGGGGGTTTGGGCCGTGGGCCAACTACGGCCAGCCCTCCCTCCTGCGGAACCGACACCTTGACCTAGAGGGCAATATGCCCTACCAATAAAAAGGAGCCGACGCGACTTTATGGTAAGGGCGCGCCGACTCAGACTCACATTGGTGTCCGGCAGTATGCCCCAGGGCAACGCGTAGCACCACCACAAACAGAGGCCCCATGCCCGATCTCCCCCTCTCCCCGTGGATGGCGGACCATCTGACAGACCAGAGGCTGCACCAATTTATTGGCACGAGCCGTGGGTACGTCATGCTCTGCGACGACCACATGACTGCGATCGTGTTGCAGCATTGCGTGCATAATTTACGGGAGGCCCGCGAGGGTCGCCGACCGTGGAGGCTCGACCAAAACCAAATCTGGGTCGAGGCCAGCTACGCCCAATGGTGGCAAGAACTGCGCATCGGGCGCCGACCAATGCAGAGGCTGCTCAACAGGCTGCGGAGAAGACTTAGCCTCATCCAGACGAGCACACTCAAACCCTATAGTGGCACGCTAGGTAGCAGTGTTTTGCACGTCTGCGTGCAGGAAACGGAGTTGCAAGCAGCCTGGACCGACGTGCAGACTTTAGGATCCTACGAACCTCAACCCCTTGAAAACTAAAGATGCACCAAATGGTGCGGGGGTGATGCACCATTTGGTGCGGAGGGTTGTGCACCAAATGGTGCATTACATACGGCGCCACTAATTAATTAGATGATCTCTTAGTAATTAATTCAGATCTAAGAAGAGCCAAAGACAAATGTCTTATAGGAGCGACCACATGGTTGTCTGGACAGAGAACCAACAAGCGCAGGGAGCACCCTCGGCCTCCGGCCTCGGGGCTCCAGCGCCCATCCTTGCGGATGGATTTTCGCAAACGATTTTTGAAGTAAGCAACACCAACACGAGAATCTATGGAGCCCCTCCAGCCCTCCAGCAGCTGTTGTGCTTCCACACCAGGTACCCCAGCCCTTTGGCTATCCATCCAGAAGACTCTTGGAGGCCCCCAGAAGCCTACGTCAACGAAGAATTTTGGGACGGTTGGATTCATCTCACGAAGTTTCCCGCTCAGGGACCAGGGCACACACCAACGGGCCTTTTAGACCTATGCCGCTGGGTCTGCGATCGCTTCGGTTTTGCGCACACTGTCGACGACACGCGGGTGGTTCCAGACGATGAGTTGCCCTGCTTATTTGAACCCGTCGTTGATCGGGATTACCAGCTGGGAGCCGTAGAGGCCGCAATTCGTGAGGGACGCGGCGTGCTCGACATGCCCCCGCGCGCCGGGAAAACCCGCGTGGGCATTGAGATCCAACGGCGGATTGCACTCCCGGCGATCTGGATTGCGCCCACGAGCAACATCGTGAAGCAGACCGTGCGCGCTTTTGAGCGTTTTTTCGGCAAGGGCTATGTGGTTCGCCTCGTCGGTGCGAAGAATTGGCGCGACGTGGCCCACATGCGTGTCGTGGTTTGCACCGCCGCAACGGCGCGCGACCTGTCCGCAGAGTTTTTTGCGACGAGGGACATGCTTTTTATCGACGAGTTCCACCACGCCGCTGCCAAGACATATCAGCACCTCGTCACCAAATGCGAAAACATCTTCTACCGCTTTGGGATGACGGGAACGTTCCGGCGTTCTGGCGACGACGCCATGGCCATGCACGCGGTGCTTTCAAAGACCATCTACAAAGTGTCCGCTGAAAGCCTTGTGGCAAAAGGCTTCCTGGTCCCCACCGATGTTTGCTACCTCCCCGTCAACGGACCCACCGCGAAGGGTGGACCCACGTTCCAGACGGGGTGTGGCCGCTATGGGATCTATCGGCACGAGCACCGGACTGCTCTGGCTGTCTGGGCCACGCAGGTGCTGCACCATTACGGGCGCAAGGTGCTTGTGCTCGTCGGCACGAAGGAGCAAGGGCGGGCCATCCTCGCGGCCCTCGAACATCAACTGCCCACCCCCGCCGGCAGGCAATTCCGCGCTGTCGAGTTCGTGAGCACCGACCGCCCGGAGGCTGTGTGCCAAGACGTGATCGACTGTTTTGTCCAGACGGACTCCATTAAGATTTTGATCGGCACGAGCATGGTTGGCGAAGGGACCGACCTGCCCGACACAGACGCCTGCGTTTACTGCCCAGGCCAGAAAGCCGAGGTGCCCCTCGTGCAGGCGGCCTATCGCGTGTGCACAGCGATGGCGGGCAAAACCCGCTCAATCTTCGTAGATTTCGCTGATCGGCACCATAGAACCCTTATGGATCATAGCCTTGCACGGTTGGGGGTGCTCTGGCAGGAGGCCACGTTCAACGTCGAGGTTTTGGAAACCGCAGCTTTTTTTGCTGAGTGGGTGGAAAACCGACCGCGCTAAGTGTTGTTTCAAGTGGAGCCTAAACGCCCCCGCATTGGCTCCCGGTGCGGTGGGCATATTTTTCGAAGGAACCCACGATGGATCTCCCCACTATCGACGCGAGCGAGCTCGTAGCTGCCCAGGACGCAGTAGCGATCAAATCCCCGCAACAACTGATCCAATTTCTGCAGGGATCCGATCGCACGTGGTTGGTCTTCCACGCCCCAACGCTGGTCCGCGGGCTGCCGTGGCCCTCTGGTGTTGACGCGCTCATGCAGGTGGTGCACGCCTACAACAGCGAACGCCGGGTTGAACCGACGGGCTACGTCGTCGACGAGAAGGTTGCTGGAGGCCAGACAGCCGAATCGCCGATCTACAAAGACGACCGCCCGTTCCTCGACGAGATCGACGCAGCTATCAACCAGCTGCAGCGTCTGAAGGCCACACACCAACAAGACTTGTCTCGCCGCAAGGCCCGCAAACCGTGACGGCAAAACGCAAAGGCCCAGAATCTGAGTTCCTCGACCGGCTGAAGGGCAAACAGATCGGAATCATTCTGTCGTCACAGAAGCCGGATACGCGGCAGTTTTTGCGTTGCAAGCTGCTCTGGGTGGACAAGTATAGCTACGGCGTGGAGGAGCCCACAGGGGAGAAGTTAATTCCGAAACACGCGGTACAGGGCTTGTTCCTCGTCGAGGGCACCGGGTACGAGCGGGCATGATGAGCGATCTGGCCGCGCAGCTTTTAGCTGATTGGAGCTACTACCGCACATTAACCAAGCATTACCACACCCTCCAAGGCCAGGGGGCCCGCTTCGGTGCCAAGAAGATGACCACGGAATTGCGCACCCTCATGGAAGAGCTCATCAGTTGGTGTCGCGAAAAACATCTGGAACCCCGCTTGTGGTTGTTCTCCCTATTCAAGAACCGAGGCTGGCAGGGCGCCCCCCAACTGCTTAGAGGGCACCTCCTCAGCGATAAACAAGTGCCCCGTTACCGGAGGATGAGCGGCATCGGGTTCTTCGGTCGGCGAATGCGGGCCACCGCCAAGGACGCTGCCCAAGAGGAGTTCTTTGATCCCAACCGCGACACGGCCCCCGCAGTGGAGGCGCTGAAGCGGAGTTTTGTGGGCAAGCCGCAAGAGTGCTTGAACCAAGTGTTGGATCGCACGCTGGGGTTCCACCCCAAATCAACAGTTTGTCTCTCCTGTACCGTAAAAACCAAGTGTTCAATCAAAATTCAAGGTTACGTCATGTTCGACATCATCGCGCTTAGAAAAGGGGAGTTGTCGTCGGGAGACGCTGCGGCTATTTCCCGCCGCGCTCATGGATAGGCGCCCGGTCACGCTCTACCAACAGAGGCCCCACCCACAACCGGAGGCGCAAGATCTAGGCTCTGTCTTCGGGGTGGAATTCCAGGGCATGTTGATCAGACTCCTACTAGAGGACAGCGGCTTCTCCAGACAGGTGGCCAAATACCTTCAACCAAAGTTTTTCCAGAACGAAGCCATGGCTTGGAGCTTCGGGTTTTCGCAGTGGTACGCCTCTAGCTACGGCGCATTCCCTACGCTCCCCGTTGTTATTGACCAAGTGCGTTCGCTCGACCCCAACCTCCAGCCCGTGTACGCAGCCGTGCTGCAGGGTGTGATCGAGCGGCCAGTCACGGACGAACCTTGGCTGCGCGACAAGACTTTAGATTTCATCAAACGGCAGGTGTTCCGTGAGGCATACATCGATTCACGCGACCTGTTCAATGCGGGCAAGGTCGACGCCGCATATGATTTCATGCAGGAACGTCTGGATTCATTGCGTTCAGTTTCGTGGGAGACTCCCGATCGGCAGTGGCTCATGGACGAACTCGCTGATCGACATATCAAGCGGCAATCGCTGGAGATGCAGGGCCGCCACACAGGCACAGGGATTCCCGCTCTCGACAAGGCTTTAGGTGGTGGCGCCCACCCGGGGTTCTTGGGCGTGTGGTTGTCCAGACCTAAAGCTGGGAAAACTACTTTTTTAGTCAACAAGGGCGCGGTAGCCTTGCGCGCGTACAATCGAAAGGTGTTGCACATTCCGCTGGAGGGGAGCGGCGGCTACATCGCTGATCGCTATGACACCGTCTTCACCGACGAACTCTACACGAACGTGCGTGCGGGTGAGATCGATGCGGCTCGGTATGCGATGGCCTACCAAGAGATGCAGATGTTGCGCAGCCAATGCGTCGTGCGTGCCTTCACCGACGACTGGGACTTCAACATCACGCACATCTGGAATGAGATGCGTGAATTGAAGCAAGTGCACGGTTGGTCCCCCGACGTCATCATCGTCGATTATTGCGATTTGCTGGACGGGCGCCCCCGCCCCGGGGGGTACAAATCAGACACGGACTCGCAGAAATCGTCATTCCAAGATCTTAAAAGCTTGGCCAACCGTGGCTTCGCCGTCTGGACAGCTAGTCAAGTGCAGCGACCCAAAGACGCTAACTTTGACGACGTCCAGGACATTCTCAAAAGCAAAGACATCGCCGACTGCTACGCCAAAGTGCGCATCGCGGACATGGTCGGCTCGATCAACCAGACCCGCGAAGAACGCCGACAAGGTGTGATGCGCCTCTATCTGGAATTGTTGCGGGACAACGCCGCCGACGTCGAGATGCTGGTGGCTTGTGATTTCCAGCGCATGAAGATCGGCGGCGCGGTCGACCTTCCAGCGACGATGAACCAAACGACGGCTCACGCTGCGCCTGCTTTGGGCTATGCCGCCCCGGGTGGCGGCTGGCAGCAGAAAACGGGTGTGCAGTGATCGATGATCCTTATAATGAGCTCGGCGTCTGGATGTTGTGCATGTGGGCTGGCCGCGGGATCTGGTATTGAGGCCTGACATCGAACTTCTGCTTCAGCGTTTCGACATCGAAAGCTACGTGCGCACCTTCGGGCCAGAGCGCGAAGGGCGCAGTGAATATCTGGTGCCGTGCCCAAAGTGTGGCTTGGTGAAATTGACGGTGAACGTGCGCTCAGGTCGCTGGCGATGTTTTCGCTGCGAGAAATACAAAATAGATGCTCTGGGCAAGAAGACAGCCGACGAGGGGGCAGGGGGCTCTCTAGGGCTTGTAAAGTGGATGGAGGGTCTCAACACACCCGAAGCCCTTCAGCGCATCGCAGAATTTGTGAGCCACGCGCTAGGCTCCCCTGACGTTCTCCCAGAACCCGCGTTCCAAAACCGCACCGAGCGAGCCCCAGCACAGCCCACAGGCTTGCCCCAAGAAACTGTTGCTATCGCGGGCAATATGCCTTACCTTGCCCGGAGGGGCATCACCCCCGAGGATGTGCGCCAATTCGGCCTCGGCTGGTGCTCGTCTGGGTGGTTGGCGAACCGTTTAGTTTTTCCGGTCTGGGAGCAGGACAAATGCATCTACTGGCAAGCGCGAGCAATGTGGGACGAGCACGAGCATGTGTCTCGGCCCTTTGTGCGGCGGGATGGATCTGTCGACAAAGACAAGTTCCGCAAGACGCTGAACCCCGCTGCCGAACGCAATGGGATCAGGTTTTACGGCTCAGGCGACGTGCTTCTAAATTTAGAACAGGCCGCCCGCTACCCTCGTGTATGTATCACGGAGGGCCCCACGTCGTGCATACGCACGGGCCCAGACGCCGTGGCCACCTTCGGCAAACAGCTGAGCTCTCAGCAAATCGCCCGCTTGGTCAGAGCCAACGTGCGGGCGGTGGACTTCATGTGGGACGGACCAAGCGCAAAGGAGCCCGCAGGCGCCTGGGAGGCGATGATCGCCGCCTCAGCCCAGCTAGCGGCGTTCATGGAGGTGCGCATTGTGTTCCTCCCCCAGGGAGATCCTGGAGATTACACGCGCGAAGAGCTCAAGGCTTACCGCGCCCATGCCCGCCCCTATTCATCTGGACATCTGCTTCTGTGAGGAGAACAAGTGGCAAAAGCTAATCCCAAATTGCGCCAAGACGTGGCTCTCAAAACCACAATCCGATTCGGCCGCCGCGCGCAGGCCACCCTCGATCGGCTGCTCATCGACGCGGGTGTCTCACGCAATGCGTTTTTCGTCCTCGCGATCTTGACCAAAGGAGTGCTTTTGGCTCGCGCGGTCAAGGCGCCCCGCAGCGTTCTGGATGCGCTGGAGAAAGAATTCAACAGAGAATTGAGTGAGGCCAGGGCTGGCCTCTAGTTAACCGTTGACGGGGTCACCCCGTCGACACGGAGCCGAACGGCTCTAAATAAAGGGAGAAAACAACCATGAGAACCAATCACGCGCCATCCACGGCGCGAGCGTACCCCTCTGCCTCCGAGGTGAAAAAAGTGGCCCGTTTTGCGTTCCGATCCATGCGGGGATCTTCGGCTGACCCGCACGGCAATACGTTGCAGGATTTGGAACAGGAGCTCCATTTGAAGGCGTGCGAGGTGTTGGCTGCTGATGGAACTCGACCTGCGGCCTTCGTCTACGCGTCACTCTGGAACCACGCCCGCAATTTTAGGCGCGCCGCCACCGTGCAATCCAGACGGCTTGTCGACTGTGCGGGGCAAATTGAAACTTTCGCCGATGGCCAGCAATCTCAGCAATCCCATCGTCTGGAAGACTGTTATTGCCTTAGGCGTCTGGACGCGGGACTGTCCCCGGAGCACAAGGATGTGATCCAGCGTGCGCTGTCGTCAAACTGGCGCCAAGCATCCGCCGACCTCGGGGTGACCCGGCAGAGTTGGTACAACCGTCTGGCTGCGGCCCGCGCTGCAGCTTCAGCCTTGATTGGCTGAGAGAGAAAAACTGATGAGTGAAGCAGCAGAAGTGAGTGGTGAGGTCCGAGATCCGCGGAGCTGGAACGACAAGCGAATTTCTCGCGAGTACGAGTGCTTTGGAATTGCGTTTGAGGACGATCGTGACGCTGAGGGCGGCTCCGTGTGTATGGGCGTCTGTCTTGTGCGCGATCGATGCCTCATGGTCATTGCGCGAAAAATCACCAACATCGAGGAGCAAAAGCTTGGTAAATCGCAGGTGCAGAATGGTGCCGTAGCTGGCGATGCCGATGTCGCTGAGGGTATGGGTGCGGAGTGTGTCGATGGCGTCACCATCGGCCGGAAGCTCTTAGGATTTTTGGAGCGAAACAAGGGCGGCCATCCGACGGGTCGTTGGCGCGCGGGAACCGAGGGCAACCCGATTGAGAAATTCTTACCGCCGCAGGCGTCACCCAGTGCCGAACTTCTGGAGGCGCTAAAAAAACAAGGACCAACTAACACGCCAGTAGACCCCGCCGCTGTCGGGGGTTTGTCCTTGGTGTTGGGTGGTCCTGAGCCTGAAACGCAAAGCTTTTCCCTACCAACCGAAGCGGTGATCAAACCCGCCAAGAAAAAAGCAGCAAAGAAGAAATCTACCAAGAAGACTGCGCCCCCACCAAAGGTCCGAGCGAAAGCTCCCCCGAAAAAGAAAGTCGCGGCTAAAAAGAAGGCAGTCCCGGTACCCGCCCCCAAAAAACCAACCGTTAAGAAAGCCGCCACAAAAAAGGCCGCCACCAAAAAGAAGGTTGCAAAAAAAGGAACGCTTTCCAGGTTTGAACGTGAGCGAGCCCGCTCCCCCAAGGTTGCGGCACTGGAAACTGGCACAGTTTTGGAGCGCGAGTTTGGGGGCAAGCTGTGGAAGGTGACCGTCCTAACAAACGGCTACAAGCTCGACGGTAAGAAGTTTGAGACGCTCTACAGCACCGTCGTACACATCGCAGGCACTCAGGAGTACGACCGTCAAGGCGACAACTCAGGCAAGCGCGCGATGGCCAACTGGAGCTCCCCAAAGTTCTGGAGGCTGTAAAGCCTTGTCGGGGAACTTGCACCACTACGTCCAGACGCGTGCGTTTGACTATCACGCCAAAGCGCATGACCCCCGCAGGCAAGTGGTGACATCGCAGCAACAGTTTCAAGAGATGATGGCCGTGTTGCTGCGGCAAGACTGGGTGGCGTTCGATACTGAGACCAGCGGCACGGCTTGGTATCGCCACGCGCGCATGTGTGGGGCCTCCTTTACCTGTCGCCCAGACGGCGCGCTGCAGTCTTGGTACGTCCCGTTCAGGCACCAAACCGGAGAGGATCAGCTAGACGAAGAATTAGCCCTTTGGGGCATACGTGACGTCGTCCAGAACCCCAACATTGGGAAGATTTGTCATAACGCCAAATTCGATTGGCACATGGTTCGCGCCGACGGCATCGACATGCTGGGCCCCCGCAGGGACACGATGATCGAAGCCATGCTCTCTGACGAGAACATGCCCCTCGCACTGAAGTCCCGAGCCAACCTGGATCTAGGTCGCCCAGACGCCTTGGTCTACGAGGCCATTCTCGACAACGAACTCAATCGCTTGGTCAAGGACAGCCCGTTTGGGAAAAATGAGTACCGCGACAACTTTGGGTACAGTCACCTCCCCGTCCAGACGACTGGTATCTACGCTTGCTTTGACACGGAGTTCACCTGGGAATTAGGTGAGCACTACGACGCCAACAACATCCGACAAGACTACGCGAGCACCTACGATCTAGAAATAGACCTGACCGCCGCACTTGTGGAGATGGAGGAGAACGGTCTCCCCCTCGACGTCGATTACATTCACCAACTGAAACGGGTCACCGAAGAAGCCCAAGCACGCCTGGCTCCTCAGATATATTCTGCATTGGGAAATTATCAGTTCAACTTAGGCAGCGACGAGGAATTGCGTCACGTCATGAGCCAGCGCCTTGGCCTTCGTATGTGGAAGAAGACTAAGACTCAGGCGCTTTCGGTGGATAAAGAGGTTCTTGAGTATTTCGAAGACGAACACCCGGCTATGGGGCTGATCCTTCAGTGGCGACAAGCCAACAAGATTTCGACCACGTACACAGACAGCATTCTACGCAGCATCGGCTACGACGGTTTGTTGCACGGAGACCTCAAACAGGCCGGTACAAACACCGGCCGTTTATCAGCTGAAAAACCAAACCTTCAGAATTTCGCAGGTGACTCAGACAAGCGCGCCCTCGCACACAGCGGCAAGAAGTTGAAGGATGGGGGCATTGACCCTTGGTCTGTGAAGCGCGCTTTTGTTTGTCGTGGCCCGGGTTGGTGTCGAGGTTATTACGATTATTCACAGATCGAATTACGTGTCTTGGCCCACTACAGCCAAGACCCGACAATGCTCGACGTTTACCTCAAGGGCGGCGATATTCACGCCCGTACTGCGTGGGAAGTTTTTGGTGACGAGGAGAAACGCAGGCCCGCTAAAGTAATTAATTTCGGCCTGGCATACTGCCTCTCAGCGAAGGGATTCGCGCGCCAAGCCAAAATTCCGTTGGAAGACGCTGAGCGGTTCATGGACACGTTCTTTGAACGCTACCCAAACATCGCCCCCTTCCGCCAAAAGTTTTGGGCAGGTGTCAGGCAGAACGGGTGCTTCTTTCAGAATATGTTTGGACGACCGCGCCGCGTCCCAGGGATAGCCAACCCGCTCGACGCTTACCAGCGGGGCCGTTCCGAACGTCAAGCTATCGGCACCCTCGTGCAGGGCACTGCCGCTCACCTGACTAAGGCCAGCATCGTGCGCCTCCATCGGTGGAACCACCAACACGGCGTCGGTTTGAAAATGTGCTCGACCATCCACGATGAAATCCAGGTCGACATGCACCAACAATACTTCTTGGAAATATCACGCAGCATCAAACACATGATGGAGGATTTCAAAGAGTTCCACCCCATCGTGCCTGAGACTGACGTCGAATACACCGACACCAATTGGTCGGAGAAGCGGAGCATCACGGTATGAACAGATCAGTGACGACGACAAGCGGCTACATGCAGTTTTTGCAGACAATGCGCCCGTTCACGGTTTATGTCATCGGACAGGACGGGCTCGACGTGCACCTTGTCGTCGAGGGGGTAGCACTTGTGACCGCCGTCTCTATTTTGGACTACGACCTCGGGGGCCAGTGCGAACGCGTGACTGCTGAGGTGGCTTATTGGTCGCGTCTGGAAGCGCAGTGCGAACGCGTCGTGCAATACCAAGAGCGCAAATACGCCGTCTGGAAATCAAGGTACCGTCTGGACCACGCCGCTGATGAGCACCCCACCACGGGCAAAAAAGTGACCGCGGCCCAGCTTGAAGATCTCTACCGCTGTGATCCCGAATACGCCGTGATCAACAGTTTGCTGGAGGAGCTCAAGGAGGCCGCGCACTCGTGCAAAGGTGTGGTTGGTGCCTTCCGGGCCAAACGCGAAAATCTCCACAAATGGGTGTGGCGCGCTGGCGAGCAAAGCCTGACCGGCCTTTCAATTTAGTTTTGGAAAAAGACCGCACCACCTTGTTGTCATAAAGCAGAGGAGCCCCGAACGATGAACCAGCCTTACTACCAGCAGCAGCAACCCCAAGTGCCGCAGCAGCAGCCCCAAACGCAGCGGCAGACCGTTCCTATGCAGCAGACCCAGGCAGGCGTTTGGGTCCCCGAGACGCCCCAGGCCCAAATGCAGGCTCAACAACAGCCGCACGCGGGACTCCCCGTTGTCCACATGCCTGACGATGCGCTCGTGCAGCGTGCGTTCGCTAAGGCGGCGGAGGAGCAGGCGCGCATGGCCCGCATCCGCTCGGGACAGGGTGGGGGCAGCGACACGCATTGGTTCTCTCCCCTGGGCCCTAACGGGGAAACCAAGTGGTCGCAGGTACCAATTGGTTATGAAGCCAGCTACGTGCTTTGGTTGCTTCCCTCTTGGGCCCCAGGCACGCTCAATTTCGCCGAAGATCCTTCGCATTTTTACCGCTCGGCTGAGAAGCCTGGCGGCACCGGGATCACTTGCGCTGGCAACGGGTGTTGGGTCTGTGCCTCTCGCAACATGCTCTTCAAAAGTGGTTCCGAAGTGGACGCCAAAAGGGCCTCAGCTGCTGGAAAACTTAGCAAGCGCGCGATCTACCAAATTCTCCTCCTGGAGCATTATCAGTCGCACTTCATGCCGGATGGGACTTTTGCACCATGGCTTTTCCGAGCTCCGAATGGGTTGCACGTCGACATCTGGAAAAAGATTGAGACAAGAACTCTGGCTCGTATTGTCGACCCCCACCACGGCCGGCCGCTCATCCTCAAGAAGCGAAAAAAAGGGAAGGAGATGTTCGACATCGAATGGTCGATTGACGACTTGGACCCAGCCCCTCTCGACCAGAATTTCTACCCGGCGTTCCAGAACCTCTACGACCTCACGAAGTTTGTGAAGCCCCCAACGCTGTCTGAGCAATACCAAGCCATCGTTGATATGGGTTTCCCGGTGCCTCCGCAGCTGCCGCCCTTGGTGCAACAAGAACAAGCGGAACAGCAACAACTTCAGCCCCAACAAGGCTACCAACAGCAACAACTTCAGCCCCAACAAGGCTACCAACAGCAACAACTTCAGCCCCAACAAG